TTCTTCAAAGCTTCAAGAGCCTCAATGTGTGGATTCTCTTGCGCTTCAAGCTCACTTATCTTCTGAGCTGCGCCATCCTTCGCAGCCTTAGCCTGAACAGCAGCTGCATAGGATTGGAAGAGCATTAGGCTCTTTGCTTCCTTGATTTGAGAATCAATTTCGGCAACTTGCGCTTCAAGATTTTTACCATCAATCTCTGCGATAATAGCATCGCGCTCTGCAGTTTCAGCTGCTTCGCTTACTTCCTTAATCTTCTGCTCAGTGTCCTCGTATTTCTGCAGACAGTAGGGGCACTTCGCCTCTACCAGGTGCATCAGCTCTTCGTGAAATTTATTCCTGTTGCTAATGGCTGTCTTCTCACGAGCTCTCACCAATTTCAGTTCACTACTGAGTGAGGTGAGTTGAGGATTCAATTCAGAGACTAGATCGTACAACTGCTTCTCAAAATCTAAATCGATTTCATCGCTACCTTCGGCATTTTTCAACGCCAGGATTTGTCTCGTGCGGTCAATATCCCACTTTTCCACACGCGCTTCGGCGTCCTTCACCTGCTTTTGATAAAGCTTCACAGCATTCTCTTGCTGCTTGATGATGGCTTCCTGAACGTTGATGTCATTCTCAGTTTGCTTGATCTTTTCTTTCAAAATCACGGCTTTTTCAGTAAGGAGCGTGATGTTGAACAGCTCTTCGATCTGCGCGCGCTGCTGAGAGACAGGCAGCATTAGGAAGGGAGTGCTATTGCCAGAGAAGATAATAATTTTGGTGAACAGCTCGTACGACATCCCAATGATTTCTTGGACGAACTTGTCATTGCCCGAAACACTATCAAGCGTGACATCATCTCCATTACAGAGAATTTGGATGTTGAACGTTTCGCCACGGCATCGGTAGATTTCGTACTCATCATCACCCTTTTTCAAGAACAGTCGGACTTCCATCAACGTGTTCTTAGAATTATTGGTGCTGTTGATTAGCCGCTGAAGAGAGATGTTGTCAAATGGCTTGTTGAAAAGAGCGTACGTGATTGCATTGATGATCGTTGTTTTACCAGCACCATTATTGCTATTTGCATCTACGTTCTCACCAACAATCAGCGTCGAGCCGTAGTAGGTGAGATCAATCTCTGTTAAATTATTCCCAAATGATAAAAAATTCCTCAATTGGATTGATTGAAGCTGAATGGGTGTGCTCATGCTATTACTTAGGCTGTTCTGGTTCAACAACAGTCAGCCCCATTTCAGCTGCCATCTTCTTGAATTTTTCCTTATCCTTCACAAGCTTTGCCAACTTCTTTTCCTCGCGCTTGCGCTTTGCCTCTTCAGCATGCAAGCGCAATTTTTCAGCAGCCTTTTCTTGTTCCTTCTTTTGGCGCGCAATCTTTTCACGATACTCATTGATCGTATTCGCAATTAGAACGGGGCTTGTGACGTCTTCTACGATCAAATAATACTCACTGCCATGTCTTGTCATTGAGTTAAGCGCGTCCTTGAATTCCCAGAAATCTGCTTCGCTAATTTCTTCAAATTTTGTGACGTGCTGAACGATACATTGTTCGCTACTGTAGCCATCTCCATATGGGTCGTAATGCTGCCCATAGACTCTCATGACAGCAATACGCCGCGTTTGCTCAGGTTTCTTCCTCATTCTCTTACCTCGTTTCCAGCGCATTCGCGATCACATCAATTGCTTGATCCCATCGCTGAATGTGCTTGCGAATGTTTTGGAGTTGTTTTCTATTGCAGCAGATTGCAACTCCGTCGCTAGAAAACCCAGTGTTCCATCCAATGTTTGCGTCCTGCAGAATTTTTCTCAAAGCATCAACCGATGCCATGTCTTTTGACGCAAAGATAACTTCGTCTTTCGTAATACCGCAAATCATAAGCTTGAATAAATCTCTACAAGTTTTTCAGGGTCAATAGTCGCAGTGCCAGTCACTCCAGACTTCAGCATAGAAATCACTGCCTCGTTCAAGGATGCGAAGTCAAATTCAATTTCACCATCCTGACCAGCGATCATGTCTTTGCGCTCAGCAAGATTCTCTTCAAGACTAAACTCGCGAAGCCCAAGTGTTTTCACCATCTCGTCCTTCAATGCTTGGGCATCAGAGTACGCGATGTCAACGTCCACTACGCAGCGAACCCTACACTTCTGCACTGTCGTCAGATCAATCTCGCCACTAAGAACATCTGACAACTTCACCTTTCTGTATTTTGGACAGTCTTCCCAGTTGATAAACTCAACGTTGGCAGATTCTGCATCTAGAATACACATGCCACGTTCATCATCCCATGCGTCACCGTAGTTAGTAGGGAATGTGTTGCCAATATAGACGATGTTGTCTTGAACTTGACGCTTGTGAAAGTGACCACTGAAGATGTATTTTGGACCAGCGAATTGGGTGTGGTCAGGTCCATGCTCAATGCGCCTATCAGTACCAGTCACAACAAAGTTCCTGAACTCAAAATGACCAAGTACATACTTTGGCTTTCGTTCAGCAACGAGAGTGGCCATTTTTGGATACTCGTCCTTGAACAGGAATGGCGCAAACAGCATCTCGTCAACAAATGTGAAATCGTTTACGAGAGTGACATTTTTGAATTGAGAGAAATGGAATGTGGAAAAATTCTCACGATTGCCACGATGGTAGAGATCATGGTTGCCAACACAGAAATAAATTGGTAAACCAAGATCATCTAACGCCTTCAACGCTCTAAATGAATAGTTTAGAGTCTGGACGTTGATGGCATTTCTATTCTCAAACCAGTCCCCCAAAAAGGCAATCGCTGTGCATTTTTCTCTCCTCATCTGTTCAACAAACCACTGAATGTATTCAGTGCAATCCTCATTGTGCTGAATGGAGTTGTTTTTGCAACCCCAATGAATGTCGGTGAACAGTGCGAGCTTCATCACGATTCCTTCTTGGGAACGTAATAACCCAAAGTCTCGTCGAAGACCATCTGAGTTCCAGTAAACACCTTCATCTCGCTAGGTTCACGGTTTTGGAACCGATACCTTACTTCCTTCTTCTTGGGAGCGTTCTTATCAACCTTCTCTTCCTGGTCCTCAGGCATCTCCACTTCATCTTCATCAACTGTTTCAAACGATAAATCTGAATCAATGATGGACTGCTCATCCTTTTCAGAATAAGCGAAAGATGGATTGCTACCTGCGTCGATCAGGAGCTTATCGCGGATCTCTCTGTGCTTCTTCTCTTCAGCAATGAATTGAAGAAAAGAATGATAGATCGCGGTGGTGTAGTACGCGAATGGGTTCTTGTACTTTTCAGTGTCGAACTTCAGTGCGTTATTGCACAGGTTCAAAGTTGCTGCTGCAACCATGTCTTCTCGGAAGCTGTAATTTACGTAACTTCCACTGCGTGAATAACGCTCGGCGATCAGCCGAATCATTACCGCCAGCTCGTTAGTAACGTACCCAAGTTCCTTTGCGCGAATGACTTCTGGAAGAAGAACACTATTCGTGACATAGTGATTTTTCGTGGAAGTCGATTTTTCTCTTTTTACTTTTGCTTTCGCCTTTACTGCCAAACTTTTTCTCCATGACGTATGACGCGTGGAGATACTTCTATTATATTCCCGAATTCTTGACCTTAAACTGCCTCCTGGTTTAGAAAACATGATTCCATAAATACCTGATCTGGAGATCCTCATGAAATTGCTACAAACTCTTCTCGAATCAGAACTTGTACCTGGTGATATCTGGTATGTCGAGAAACCACTTTATGCCATCACTCTGAATAAAGCTGGAAAAGAAGTAACTAAAGTCATCGATAAGCCTGGGGATGGGAATGAGTGGCTGAATGATGGTGAAGTTCAAATCACTAGAGTTGAGAATGGTATGGTCTATTTTAAGGTTCTTCTCATGGGTCACACAAATTTGTCTGCGGAGAATTGGACAGACGAAGAACACTTTAGATCACGCTGTATTTCAAAGAACGAACGAAGCAAACGATTCATGGGTGATCTACGCGATGATGAATAAGTTTGAATTCCAATCATTATTTGAGAATGTTCCGGGCCCTGGAACAAAGCGCGTTGCTGTCATCATTGGACGCTTCAATCCACCAACGAAGGGTCACTACGAGCTCATACAAAAAGTGCGCGAATTTGTGCGTGCTAATAAGCTCCAGCTCGATGCTATCCCAGTAGTGATTGTGATCGGCAACGACAAAAAGAAAAAGACTGCAGACGAACTGCTACGCAATCCTCTTACTGTTCATGAGCGAATTACGTTCATGCAAGGAAGTGGACATGCAAATGGCGTCAAGTTCATTAGCGCAACGAACGCTTTTGAGGCCTTGACTAAAGTGCGCCAACAAGGAATGGAGCCTATTGCTATTGCTGCAGGTTCTGATCGCATTCAAGACTACATCAATATCTTGAACAAATATTTCAAGGACGCCAACGACAAACCTATCAAGCACGTTCCCATCTCGCTTGAACGTGATGCAAGTGCCGTTGAGACCAAAAGCGCTGTTAAGGCGGACAACATTGATGATACGCTAGAGGCTATCAGGGGCGGTGAAGCTATTGAAACTGACATTGTGTCAGGGTCCCTTGCTCGTAGAGCAGCTGAACTTGGATATTTTGAAGAGTTCGCGAAGATTGTTGGTTTAGAAAGAAACCAAAAGCTTGCCAAAATGCTGTTCGATAAGATTAAGAAGACTATAGATGGTGCAAAAGGTGATCCTGATGAAGTAAAGGAGGCATTTAATCCTAACGAACTCAGCGGCGCCCGTATTATCACGCTGTTAGCTTACTTCTTAGAAAAGGCCAATCAACGTCTTGTTGAGTTCTTCAAGCAATATCCTGATGTACGCGTTAAATTTAAGGATGAGGACAGAATGTTTTCATTCTACGCACTAGATAATGATAAATTTTGGTTCACTGGTTCAATGTATCCTTTTGATTCACAAGGGCATATTGGCATATCGATTATGCCGGAGGGTTCAAGAGCAGAAACTCCGGAAGATTTTTTTAGTGGGTTGATGGATGATGACGTGGCAAGTGACAGATTAAAAAACAAGAAAAAGAAAGTTGATCTGAATGAGGTCTTTATTGATCTTGCTAACATTTTCGGCGGCGACAAAAATTCTGCTCATGGTAATACTATTCCATTCGTAGATGGGTTCCACCCAGCTCGCTGGGAATTCCATGGTGCTGGCAATTATTATCCCTATCTTAATGGGGAGCTGGTTCCAAGCAAAGAAATTTTGGTAAAGATTCTAGGAGAGTAATATGACACTTGACAGTGCTAGCGCGAAAATTGAAACTTATCAAAATCAGGACTTTGGTGTAGCAAGTGTCGACAAGAAAGTTGCTGAGGCCGCGCAAAAACTGAGCTCTAATGGAACAATCGCTGACTTCAATGGAGGTGTTGTCACTGACCCTTCTAAAGTCGACAGTTCTCTCATCGATGCTGTGTCAGAATTTCGAAATGAAGAAGTTCACCGCTCAGAGAACATCATTCCGCCCGAAGCACTTTATGGCGATCGTCCACCAACGATTGATCGCAAAGTCATTATCACGCAAAGCCCTAGTGTTTCAGGCGCTTTAGACACCGTGATCTTTGATGTGATGCCACGCATTGATGAAAGGGGTGGAGCAGATTATGAAGCTGTTCAGCCAACCCATCACCCTGGTGTAATTCAAAAATATCGATACAGCACCGCTCGCTCGTGGAGTATTAATGCAAAACTGATTTCCCGCACGAGAGATGAGGCGCGTCGAACGCTGCTCATTATGAACACTATTCGCTCTTGGCGCATGCCGTTTTTTGGTGAAGGCACTGCTAGCAGCATGCCTGATTTCCTTGGCGCACCACCGCCAATTTTGACGCTTAAAGCTTATGGTACCAATATGATTGGACCAGTGAAATGCGTCATGAAAGATTACAATTGGGCATATGACAACACAATCGATTACATTGAAGCTGATACCGGGGTAGCAGTGCCGGTGATTGTTGAAGTAAGTTTGTCTCTTGAAGAATCCTGGTCACCAGCGGAAACATCATCTTTCAGTATTACTGATTACAAACTTGGCAATATGCAGGATGCTTACAGGGGATTTAGCAAACCAGCGCAGCCGCCAGCTGGATCAGGACTCGCCAAGGAACAACAGGCAAATGATGTGGCGGCTGCTACAGTGTCAGGGGCTACACCACTTGCTAATTCTGAACCTCAAAACGCCTATGATGCTGCTACTATCCAAAAGCTTACTGACTTGACTAAGGCGCGAATCGCTGAAGGATCACTTGTTGATATGACGAGAGCAAAGGCAGATGGGGTACCTAGAACAATGCAAGATGCCATTAATTTTGGGAAGAACTTCAAATGAGCAACAGCAATAGTCTCTACAACGGATTTAGCCGTTATGTTCACGGTGGTGCGACAGAAACTGATGGAAATCGTATTGAATGGTGGGAGCGCGCAACATTCACCCAAGATGCATCAGACACAATCTATGTTGTTGAAAATTTCTATGAAGGGCGCCTTGACAATATCTCAGCGGTTTTCTATGGTGAACCTCGCTTCTGGTGGTTCTTGGCGCAGTACAACAACATTTTGGATCCAATTAGCGAGATTACTGCCGGTAGAATCCTCTACATTCCGTCCAAAGTTCGTCTAGAAAGTATTTTGATTGGTCGTAAGGGCGGTTTAGATTCGAAGCGTGAATTAACTCCAATTATTTCCCCAGTGGTTGTCTAAATGAAGATCAACGAAATCTTTGACAAAGCAAGTCAGGAATATATTAAACGGCAGCCATTTGTGCGGATACTAGCAGATGAAAAAGTTAAGGTGTCTGAAAAATATCAGCATGAAATGACAACATTAGGCATGGCGACCCTTGCCGATCTTTCAGCTATCTACACGCCGCGTGATCCATTCCATACTGGTAATTTTTGGGTATTTATCTTCATAATTCAGGGACATTTGGGCGAAACACCGATGAATTTTCACGATCTTTATGATGGTGATACAGATCTTGACATTCCCAAAAATTATCCTTGGCAAGCTAATAAGGAAACTCTGAAAAAAGCGTTGAAAGAACTGTTCGAAAAGTATAAAACGCACGGTCTTGAGTTTATTTCACCCACTTCTTCTGATGAGCGTATTCAAGTTGATAAGTTTGACATTTTGACGCATCTTACGACTTACGAAGCTGATGAAGCTGATGAAGAAACAGTCAGTTTTGATGACACATGGCGCCTATGGTTTAGAAAACCTGCTGACCAGATTGAAGAAGCAGTAGATACTACAGCATTCGTCAAACGAATTCAAGATGCTGGCACGACAGACATCGATGCGTTCAATGATTCAGAACTATGGGATGCAATCACGGAAGGTGAACGCATTGATCTTGAAACTGGATTTTGGTACCAGATGGATTTGTCGATGACGTTCTCTCAATTAAATATTGCAAGTCTCTATGATGGAAATAGAGAGGAGATGCGCAAACTGTTGAATAGAACAAAAGACCACGGCGGTGGATTCAGTCAAGACGCATGGGACCGCTTCACGTTCGTATTCTATCGCATGGTTGATAGATGGAAGAAAATGGGGCTGGTCAGCATGACACTGAAGGCAAAAAATCAGGATAGCCATTATGTTTTGCAGAGTAGCGACTACGCGGCCTACCTGCGCTGGCGAGGATTGGGGCTCTATCTCCTGAAAAGCATCAATACAAAAATGGGAATGGACATCAAGATTGTTCTAAGATTCCCACCACAAAAATGACAGACCAACATAACTACCCAAATCCACTAGATAATTTTAGGTCGTATTCCTATCACTTCACTTTGGTTGTTGGTAATACGACTGAGGCATATCGAAAACTTCTGACTCCTACTGAAAGTGGGTCTGTCTCATTTAGAGATATTGTTAGCCAAACGCGTCTAGGTGAAAAGATCAACGGGATGGATGCGTATGTGATACTTGACACGAAGCGATACTCGCATTTCACTGTTGACTCATTTGAATGCCATCATATTTTTGGAACGGGCAAGATTCAAAATCCGACTGTTCCATCAGTTGCCCATAAAATGCGAGTCACTGATACGACTGGACTTTCGTTTTTCAATTTCCTGATGGATATCATGAAGAACAAGTTGCAGTCAACTAGAGCGTCTGCATTCTTTCTATTATCTGTTGAGTTCGTTGGTCATCGTGACGACGGAACCACTAAAGTCATTGACAAATGCTTCATGAACATGTTCCTCCTTAATCTGGGGTTCAAGTTCGCGTCTTCGGGATCAGTGTTTGATTTGGAGTTCATTGAAGTAAGTGGGAATCCAGGTCAGCGTATTCCGTCAATTAATGATCTTGGCGGAACTCTGACCATCAGCACTGAGAAGAGGGCTAATACTGTTGGTGGAATGATTCAAGCACTTGAAGATTTCTTGAACATATCATCTCTTCAGTTCTACAACAAATATTCTAACGATGCGCTCAAGGGTTCAAAGGGTTCAAAGGACAAAAAGGTTGAGCGTGCAGGAAAATTAGTTCAATACATGATCACCATTCCTGAGGAATGGCAGAATTTTACACTTGACACCGCTGATAAATCAAAAAACATCGAGCAAGTGTTTGTTGCTAGGAAAAAAGAAAACGAGAAGAACGCTAAAAAACTAGAGCAAGACGCGATTGCTTCTGGAAAGAGTACTGAGGCGGCCGCAAAAGCGCGCGCAAGTTACCTGTCCCTTCATGACAATTTGTCTATCCAAGATGCGCTAAGCATGATTTTGGAATCATCTAAGGAATTTTTGGATCTGGCAAGCTTTGAGCGTCGACTCCAGGGTGAAGCTGTTCTCCACAAGACAGTTGCTGGGGTGACTAGCGATTCAAATACTTACGTCATCCATTTTGACGTCTATCCATATCGTGCGCCAAAAATAGAAGTAAAGGATGATCCACAGTATTCTGATGCGATGTCTCGTAGATTGAAATATCAAGTTGCTTCGCCAAAGAAAGCAGCAGCATCCCTGCCAGATGGGCGTCCACGAAATCTTATAACGTATGACTACCTGTTCACAGGTAGAAATAGTCAAATTCTAGATTTAGACATTCAATTTTCTCCAACTTCTGTAGTTGGTCTAGATAGAGATCTTGAGATTGGTGATAAGCGCTTTGCCAACATTAGTCAAGCTGGTGCATCTAGAAGTGAAATGGATAAACAGTCTTCTCCAACCACAGAAAAGACTCCGGATTTTAATCCCAACATTCGTCCTTCTGATCCTATCTTTTTTCCGATCAAATTGAAGGATGAGAAAACTAATCATGCTGGTGAGCGCACAGAAGAATTAAGTGGCGAACAAGCGCGAGCAGTTGTGCGTGCTAAAAGAGAGTACTCGGCGACGATGGCATTTTTGCATTTCACCGGATCTCTACAAACACAGCTGACTATTCGAGGCAATCCTAATCTCATTCGTAAGTATGGTGATGTTGTACTGCGTGGAGGTATTCCCCCACACCCATCGTCACTAATAAGTGCAAATGATTTGGAGATGTTTACCACTACTCTTTCGGCCGCACCTGACATTGAAAAATATTTCAAGAATAGGATGTCAACACGGTTCCAGTCAGCTAAATTGGAGTATTTCAACAAATATGTTAAACCCAAACATGACGATGAGATGCGAAAATCTGCTGATGACCCGCTTCTAGACGGCTCTGATGTCGCAACTTGTCCAGTGTTTGTGAAAATAAATATCAAGGCTCCAAACTTTGATCTAGCTGGAAATGTCATTGATCCAAAAGAAATGTATACCCAGAAGTTTTTCTATCAGGGCTACTACATGATTTTGGCAATGACAACATCGTTTGAGAATGGAACCTTCAAGCATGTACTGTCGCTCGTCCCAGTGGATTATGATGGATCATTCTCGAATGCGACGACAACAGCACCGACTGAGCCAATCAAGAAAAAAGAAGACGTGCCTCCGTCCACACCCCGCGCTGACCCACCACCTATTCCGCCGGGGCGCACTGTCACTGAGAATGGAGGCGGGGCTGCATTTGTTGGTCCAAGTACTGGTTTCCGCCGTGGACCAAATCGTGGCGTAGGAAGAGTATAAAATATGGAATTAGTTCCGTTCATTTATGAAGGTCAGGTCATTTTTACAGATGATCCTGACCAGATGGGTCGCGTCAAGGTATGGATTCCAGCAATTGATGGAGATTCATTTGACGGAGATATGCTACCATGGGCTGAGTACGCTTCACCATTGGCCGGATTCACGGTTGAATTTCCAGCTGGCGGCGAAAACGTAGAAAATAGTTCACACACCTCCTATGGTTTTTGGGCTATCCCAAAAATGGGGGCTACTGTATTATGCTTCTTCCTAGGTGGTGATTCACGTCGTCGATACTATTTCGCGTCAACATTCCGCCTTCATAGAAACCGCTCTTTGCCGTTAGGCAGAAACGTTGACCCTAGGGGTCAACCAGGTCCATGGGGTGACGCAGGTTCAGAGGATGGAATGTCATTGAATAGAATTGAACCAGCGTACACCAATCTTCGTGAGCAGTTTCAGAACAAGATGACAGAACCTGAAACGCTGACACGAGGTCTATATGAACGTCAAGTCGCGCAACAGCAATTTGACAAGGATGGACAAGAAGGTTATTCGCGTACACCAGTAAGAAATGAATCCTACCTTGATTCCCAAACCTACTGTTGGGTAACTCCAGGCCGGCATTCAATCATTTTCCAGGATGATCCTCGCTGGTCACGCGCTCGTATTCGCACTGCAAGCGGTCACCAAATGATCATGGATGATGCGAATGAACGCATTTATGTCAGCACTGACAAGGGTAAATCATGGCTTGAAATGGATAGCGACGGCCATGTTCACGTCTACAGCGCATCATCGTTCAGCGTTACTGCAGATCAGGATATCAACTTCACTGCTGGGCGAAAGATCAACATGGACGCTGTTAAGGGAGTGAACATCAATGCTGCTGACGGTGACATCAACATCACGACAGGAAAATCTCTCCACTTGAAAGTTAACAAGGATATGTTCACGTCGGTTTGCGGGAACTTTCACCAGGTCATTGAAGGCAACGCGTTGCTGCTGGGAGAAAAGAACCTTGATATTAGCGTGAAGCAGGATGTTACGGTAAATAGCAATCGTGAGTTGGATTTGAAATCTGCAAAGGGCATGAAGCTACAGGGATCTCGTATCGATTTGAATGGACCTGCCGCAAGAACAGCCCAGCCTGCACAATGCGGAAACAAAGCTGAGACTCCGCCTATTGTTCCTGATCATGAACCATGGTCTAGACCTATTTCTAGAAAGACGCGTGGCCCAAACTGGAAAAAGTAATGAAAGTATCTAACCTATTTGAACATGATTGGGATGATGACTATAGTTATGCTGACGCCAAGGCTGATGAATATTGGGACAGGATTGATAGTTTAACTAGTCGCTTGCGTGACGATGTCTGGAATGTTCTAGCTGATGTAAACATTCCAGAAGACTATGTGTTGAAGTGGTATGTGGACTTCAATGTGGATGAATGGACTGTTGACATCTGGAGAGAGCCAGCCATGGACGGCGGGATTGCTGTTGAAGCAGATAGGAAGGAATTTAACGCAACGCACCCAGAAGACTACGTTGGTGTCTCATATCAAATTGACACTGAGTATGAAGAAATTCCACGTTTTGACGTGTCGGCCAAAACCATTGCTCGTGATCTTGAAATTCATGTGATGGATCTAAGCAACTTGATAGATGATCCAGAAGCTGAAATCGAAATCAAGAATGCGCAAAAGAAAGCTCTTAAGGACCGCAAAGTTTCCGAGGCGCAATTTTTTGATGCTGAAGAACGCGAAAATATATTCAACAACTGGGTCGAGCACTCATTGAAGCCGCTTCTCACCAGGAAGTGGAACTTAGAGTATGGAATTTATTCACCGCGAAATACCCGCTTTACAAGTGTTTGCGCGCTAGTAGCACATCGAGTCGCCAATGGGAACGGTGGAAAGCTTATCAAGATGTCTCTTGAACGAGTTGAGCAAGTCGTTGATGATCCAACTGGTCGATTCATACTTCAAATGATGAATCAAACTGGGACTATGCCGGCTATGCAGGAAGATCCGGCCGAAGTGCTTCGCCTATTGAACATCATCCCTATTGACTTCAGCTCACTTGTTGATGATCCTGACGCAGAAAATGCGTTAAGAAAACATCAGCAGGATTACGAAAATTAATCCTGTCATTTCCCGATAAATAAGGGATGGCAAGAATTTATCGTGGATTTTCAACGGCAGATTGGAGGCAGCGCAAAACTACCTCTCTGTCTAACATTGACCTGGTGAAGCGCGACCTGCTGAATCACATCTACACTGTCAAGGGTGAGCGAGTAATGATGCCGAATTTTGGCACCAGAATACCCATTCTGACATTTGAACCCAATGATACTGAGACGGTGAAAATCATTGAGACGGACATTCGCGAGGTTTGCAACTATGATCCGCGCGTCAAACTCATAGATTTGAAAGTGCTCAGTCTTCCTGACAACAACGCAATCATCGCCCTCGCGGATCTACTCTATATTGAGTTTAACGTTCGCGACGTTCTACATATTGAGGTGAAGTCTCGATGAGATTTAAAGAATTCCTTCTTGAAGCTAGAAAGAAAGCTACTAGACATCTCTCACCCGAGCAGCGTAGAGCTATCGACATTGTCTCTGAGAAAGTTAAGAAAATTGCTGACGCAACTAACTGGCTTCGCGTTAACCACTCAGATAATGAAAACGGTACTTATGACTACAAACACCACATGTCTACAGGCCTTAGTGGTGATGGTGTCTACTATTCTATTTCAATTTCTGGAAAGTACCTTCCCCTAGACTACTCGATGGATTTATCAGATCTGTATGATGGCGATGACGCTGAAGACATTAAAGCCGCGCAAAAGGCAAAGACAAAGCGCATGACCATGGACGAACGTCGCGCTATAAATGATAAATCCAAGCGCATTATCACAGCATTCCTCCGTACTCTCGTGAAGGAAGATCTAGATATCATGACGCTAAAGTCTGTTTCCTACTACACGGGAGCTGTAGGCGGTCATGCAACCAACATTACCGTCACTCCTCAGGCAGCAATTGATCATTTCAAAGAGTATCACGAGGACAGTGTCTACTACGCTCCTAAAATTACTCTTAACTTTGAGTTCGTAAAATGACTATCCGCAATACATATAGTTCCGAGTCCTGGGACAAGGTTTATAACGCGTTCCAACAGATAAATTTCACTGCGTATGACTACGATACTGTCAAGGAATCTCTTCTTCAGTACCTGAAAATCTATCATGCTGAAGACTTCAATGACTTCATCGAGTCTGGAGAGCTTATTGCTATCCTCGAGATGTTTGCGTATGTGGCGGAGTTGCTAGCATATCGTGTTGACGTGATGTCGCATGAGAACTTCATGCCCACTGCCCAGCGTAAGCAGTCAATTTTGAAGCTTGCACGACTCATTTCATATCGTGCATCTAGAAATATTCCAGCTCGTGGTCTTGTGAAGATCACAACTGTTCGCACGTCCGAGCAGATCTTTGATTCGCTAGGTAATGATTTGGCGAACGTGACAGTGACGTGGAATGATCCAAACAACTCGAATTGGAAGGAACAATTTTTCCTCGTCATGAACAAGGTCATGACATCACGCTTTGGCCAACCACAGAAGTCATTCCAAATTGGCGATGTCATGATGCAGGTTTATAGCCTGAACAACAGTGTTGGTGGCTTCAAGAATGGTGTTTTCGCATTTACAGCGGGTGGTCAAGGTGAGAGCTTCCCGATGGAAGTTGTGCCAGTTGATGTTGACGAAAATGGTCCCTTCGAGCGTAACCCAGATTTAAATGCTCAGCTATCAATTGCTTATGCATCTGACGGTCGTGGTGATGGGTCTGATTACACTGGCTTCTTGATGTTTGTAAAGCAGGGAACACTCATTCGTACCGACTATACGATCGAAGAAGCAATTAAGAATCGTAGAATTGAACTTGACCTCACCAATGTGAATGACACTGACGTGTGGGTCTATCGTATTGAGAACGACACGATTTCTGAAAACTGGAAACGTGTGGAGACGATCAATGAGCAGAACCTGCAGTTCAACAACGACAATTCCACGCGAAAGAAATTTGAAATCGAGACGCTAGAGAACGATCGTGTTGCGCTTCTCTTCGGTGATGGTGATTTCAGTGACGCTCCAGTTGGCGACTTCCAACTTTGGGCCCGTGTCTCTGCAAACGAGACAATCAATATTGCCAAGAATCAGGTTCAAAATGCGCGAATGAGCTTCACATACGTGAACCAGATCGGTGCATCTCAATCTGCTTCTCTCACGTTCTCTCTAACTTCAGCGCTTCAGAATAACGCAGCATCTGAAGACATCGAGCATATTCGCCAGGCGGCCCCTGCGACCTATTACGGTCAGAACCGCATGGTGAATGGTCAAGACTACAACACTTACATGTTGAAAGATCAGTCGATCTTGAAGCTCAAGACTGTCAATAGAACATTTGCTGGTCAGCCAAAATACATTGAATGGAATGACTCTTCACGAAAGTATGAAAACGTCAAGCTGTTTGGTGATGATCTCAAGATGTTTTATGACATTCATGTCAATAACGTCACGTCTACATCATCTGCGCGCTCACTGATTGATTCGTATCTTGAGCCATTGCTGACAAAGACAGGTGTCTTTAACATGATTAACTATGTGTCTGCTTCACACCCAGATGCATACGGCATCATGAGCTTCCCACGCAGGGCGTTCATTGAAGACAATCGCTCCTTAAAGACGGATGGCACTCCACGATTTGTGAATGGTATTGATGGTGGCAATGCTAACCCATACGGTGACTTGGTAACTAACTCAAGTCCAATGGTTGACGGTTCCTTAAAAGAAAAGACCGCAATTCAGGGTGCGCTAGACCGCCATTGGTATGGTGAACCAAAATCATTCGTGACGTTGAATGGTGCACGCCACGGTGTCATTGATGATCCAACCACATCCACGTCAACGAATGACGGTAAGCTCTATGATGAGAGTCTTCGTCGTACTATTGACGGCGTAAACACATGGCCACCTGGTGACACGGGATCAGGCCTTCAATCTATCGCGAATGAGCCATATTTTGGTCTCAAGTGGAATAGATTCCTTAAGTGCGTTGGTTCTCCTGACATCAATCTTATCTCTTCATTCCCTAACGGTTTGCCGGAGTACAAAGACCGTGTTGAGGTCTTCACTTTAGAAGTTCAAACTGACAAGACGACTGTAAGCGTTGTGAGCAACTTGCGCGGGTCCCTGCCAAGCGCTCGTGTTGGTGTCCAATACAGCTCAATGGTTTCTGATCCACCAATTGACTTCCTAATCCCTGCTGCAGATGAGGAAGCTGGTGAGGTACCATTCGAACAAGGCGATGCGTTCATTGTTGAAGTATATTGGACTGGTCTAGCACACAAGCTTGACGATCCAGAATGGAGAAGCGACAGCAGTTCCTTTGCTGGTTATACATGGGTTAACCGCCTTCGCGAATTCAATGGTGAGACAAAGATTAATCTGAATGGTTACTTTGAGATCATCTCTCACGATGCTATTAGTGTTGACCCATTTGATCAAGCATCTTGGTCTACTCAACACTACCGCTTTGACCCGTCTGATGACGCAAACGCTTGGATCTTTCTAATCAAGAGAACTGATGATAGTTTTGGTAATCCTCTAGAATACACTATCTATTATCGTGAAATGCGTCTCATTGTTGAAAGTGCGACGACAAAGTTCTGGTATAACCAATCCTCCCAGATCATTGATCCTGAGACCAAGAAGACTGTGTATGACAAGATCCGTATCCTTCGATCGAATCTTGATTCTGATGGCCGTCCACTCCGTCACAACCACGTATACGACGTTGTTGGAAGCATCTATGACAATGACGGAAATGTTGTCACATCACAACTCGAGGTTCTGCCAGCTAATAGCTTAGCGTACACAATTTCTGGTACCGGCGTCATTGACAACATGCTTCAGTACGAGCACTTCTCGGCTGATTCGTTTGAATTTGGAATTGTTGAAAATGGCTCAACGACGTGGCTCCCATGTGGCTCATACATCTACACAGGTGGATACGACATTGACCCATTTGACACGATCAGATTTGACACAGGCCGCCTCATTATTCTTAGCGGTCCTTACGCTGGTTTAGATTTCGAGTTTTCAGCAGGTCAGTTCTTCACTGAGACTGGAGCCAATCCAGATGGAAAGGTTCTTGTTCGTCGCCGCAGCATGCCAATCATTTCTCACCCAGATGGTACGTGCAGCGCTGACACTGGGCTAGACTTCATGTGGCAGCATTTCTCTCCCGTCACAAACTTGATTGATCCGTCTGTGACTAACATTCATGATGCGTTCATTCTATCTCGCGGTTACTACCAGAATATGAATGATTACATTCGTGGTGTTATTAGCGTTGAGCCAACGCCGCCAACGCCGCTTGAGCTTCGCACCTCATATGCAGAACTCTTGAAGAACAAGATGCTTTCAGATACTCTCGTTCTGCACTCTGGAAAAATCAAGCTCTTGTTTGGTGCATTGGCTGATCCGCAGTTGCGCGCCAAGTTTAGAATTGTGAAGGCCCAAGGTGCCACGTTCTCTGACGAACGAATCAAGGCTGAAGTGATTGCTGTCATCAACTCCTACTTCAACATTGCTAACTGGGATTTTGGTGACAAGTTCTATGCAACAGAACTAATCAGCCTAATTCATCAACGACTGCCAACTCAGATTGCTTCTGTAGTTCCTGTCCCAACATATTCTGTCAACTCCTTTGGCTCACTCTTCACTGTCGATTCCGGCTTTGATGAAGTTCTGCAATCTTGTGCGACGGTTAATGATGTCGAAATCGTGGCTGCTCTTACCCCAACAGTGCTTAGACAAATGAAGTAAAACATGGCTACTCTCACTCCAGCCGGAATATTCGCATATGGAACTGGAATTCTGCACAGACAGCAGGATGTAAGGGACAAGGATCCACGACTTGTTCCAAAGGTGAATGTTTATGTTGAGGAACAGGGTAGCCATACTAGCATTCAAATCGAGGTGTATCAGATCTTCACGACTCACTATGATTATGAATGGTGCTCAGAAGATTTTTAAAATAGGTCAATATCAAGATTGACTACCTGGGATAAATATCTCATTCCCGTGATGAGATTCCAGAATGTCAAAACAAAAGATCGACCTTGTTAATTACGTTCCCCTTGAACTTAGGAACGAAAGAAGCACAAGCCTTTTATCCAACCTCTTCAACCGTTTTCTGGCAGAGGAACAGAGCGTCGTCATAAACGGCCAGATTGGTAAGATCACCGATACTTCTGCCGCGGTAATTGACTCACCTAATCTTGATAGAGAACAGAACGCACTGGTCCCCGCGCTCTATGTTAAGACAGGTACTGAGGAAAAAGCGTTCACATTTGACGACCTTATCGCCAAAATGGACGCGCTTGGTATTGACACCACGAAACTAAATGAGATTCTGCTGGAGCAATCTCTAAATTACGCGCCACCAATTAATTTTGATAAGTTTGTAAATTACTCAAACTACTTCTGGTATGGCAAGGCGCTGAAGAACAAGCCAGTACTGCCTTGGAACCCTGACATTGATCCAGAATATTACGTCCAGCAGTTCCCAAAGTCAACAAGCACTCAGAAACTACCAGTCAGATTAGTAGCTGATCGTGACCTTCGCATGTATGGTAAGGACCGCCCACCTGAAACTGTGGAGGTTCTCTTCACAAGTCCTACCACGGTTGTTATTTCTGGAAATCAAGGAACATTGTACTCCCAAACAGTTCCAGGGGATTCAACAAATACTGGTGCCCTCACTCTAGCAAATACTGGTGCAGGTGATGCAAACACATTCTATGTCAGCGCGCCTAGTCTGCAAAATGGCGCGTCAGGTGGCCATGGAATGGGTGACAGTGGGGATTCTGATCTGCTATTCTCGTTTACCATTACTATTGGATCTGTTGCCTTCAGTGCTGGTGACAAATTCCAAATTGACATCACGTACGTGACAGGTGGAAACTCTGTTCGATTCATCCCAGCAACGTCAGGAGTTGGAAAAGGATTCCTATCTAATATTTCCCCTGATGCAACTATGATGCTCGTTGATGGTGTGCGCGTACAACTTGGTGATGCAGTGTTGTTGACGGCTCAAACAAATCCGGCTGAGAATGGCGTGTACATTGTAGATACGAGCAAGTGGCAACGAGCTCCTAATTTCAATAGTGCGCAGAACTGGCCACTTCTATCGCGCGTGTATGTCACAGACGGCGACACCTACAGCGGGTCGACATGGGAATTACAGAACCGTTTCGCTGAAGGTGCATTCAATTTTGATGGACCTGCGACTCCGTGGCACACCTATGCGTCTAGTAAAATTGTCAATATGGATTTTGAGAGCGGATACCTTGACACTGGCGCGGCAGATTCTGTCTGGACAACTGGTGGAACTGGTGTATCAGTATCTTCAACAAGTCCACTTGCTGGAACACAATCCCTCCATATCGCTAATACTACATCGTATTTGGAGACGGCGGCCACAAGTACCAATATGCTTCCCGCGCATGACGATTGGAAAATCAAATTGCGTGCAAACTGGACAAACAGTGCAGGTAAAAGCATTCTGTCCAATATGGACCCAGGACAAACTGGGGTAGGATCACAGTTCCTTCTCTATTACAGCCAAGCGTTAGGCGGTGGCAACACAACCAACGGTTTGTTCTTCTACTTGGCAAATGGCACCACATTCCCTATTCTCTTTTCGTTTGGCTTACTACCACAAGGTGTAACTTACGATATCGAGGTTGAACGAATTGGCAACACGATCATAGGCCGTATAAACGGCACTCAAGTAGTAAGCGCGCCATTTACTGGAAATATCCCACAACCATCTGGGCGTAAAATTCGCATTGGTCTTAGTGAAAATACTAACCAAGGTGCGACGATGTATTTCGACTCATTCGAGATTTGGAAATCAACTTCAACCGTATCAGACGTTCCAGTTACCCCGTCTGAATATCTGTATGAGCTGGGTACCAGTGACCACTACCATCACGTAAATCTTTCATTATCGCAATGGAATGATTTAAAGTCTGGCGCCCTTTCAACCATCACGCTCACATCAACTGTTGATGATGTCCATTCACATAACGTCACGTTTGAATGGGACGATACTCTTGGGGAAGCCATTATTACAGGAATTTCCAGCAATCATAGTGGAAACCTAGCACACACTGGCATACTTGGAAAATCAGGTTTGTTAGATCTTAACCTCGTTGGTTATTTCTTGAATCCTGAATTCACTGATTGGCAGAGGTATAATTTCTGGGCCCATAAGAATGACATTGACCCAGCAATCTTAGATGACTGTGTTCAGGCAGCACGCCCCATCATAGAGTATTTGTCTGATCTTCAGCTAAATGGTTGGGTCGATCAGAATAATAATCCTGCTGAAGAAGAGATTGGGAATGGATTTGGGTATCGTCAAGAAAAGGTTAGGTTCAATCAGATTCCACAATTTGATCTTTTCTATTATGATGGAACCCATGCAGGCGTGACATCAGGGATCTTTTTCTATGCTGAGGATCCAGACTTTACTGTCGATCCAATTATCAGCCGTCGCCTAAAAACCACCGTGAACAGTGATTACGTGCTTGGACTGGGTATCAAGGACGAGGATGATAGACTGCTGTTCTGGAAAGAAAATGATGTCTTGAAAACCATCTGGGCTGCGACGCAGGTGTGATTTTTTAAGATTCTGAATGGAGATAAATAAGGGTAGCACTTTTTGCTACCCTATCTCTTTTCGGAGTTCACTCGGTGGTTTCCACATTCATTAGCTTCATTGGCTCTAACGAAAATTTAAAAGACGCACTCGCTGTCACCGCTAAAACATACGCTGACACCCAGGTTTGGACTCTGACTGCAATAACTCCAACAACCTTCAGTGTTCTTGGAAGCAGAAGCGGGGCAGTTGGCACACTAGTTGTAGGAACTGCATTTGAGTGTGACGATGCCACGTTCACTATCGCTAGCGGGACATTTGTTGTTGGCGACAAATTCACAGTCAATATCCATAACGCCACGATGCCGCGCTATGTGAAAAAGGATGAACTTGGAAAGCTAGTGAATTTCCCAGGTGGTGCTGCAGCAGATACTTCAGGCGAAGGCACATGGTTAACTCCTCGACGAATGTTTGAGAACCTGCCAAAAACACTTGATGCTGAATCTAGCTATGGCAACCTTATCGACCATTTTAGAAGTGTTATCAAGAGTCAGGATGGTTTTGAAGGCTCATCGTTTGGTGTCAACAACTTTAGAAATTTAGATCCAGATTATGGGTTTGGCGGTGCTATTCGTGAATACAATGGCAACTTCCCGCTCTTAGTCAGCATGCTCATTCAGAAGGACATCTCTCCACTGAGCATTATTGATTTTGGTGAGTATCAATATAGACTTGCAATCTCTAGCGTTGATCAATTCCTAAACAACGAGCTCGCGAATTTCATTTCAACTACACCACTCACGTTGAGTACTATTAGCTCGACGAACGCTGGAATTCAGTCACTGCTAGCAAAATTCGAAGAAGTGCGTGCTAGTGATGAACACTTGCGTCAAGTGTTTAGTGACACCACTGCAAATGTCAAGTATTGGCCAGTCACTCTTCCTATGATGAGTGTTGTCGCCGCTGTCGAACCAACTATTGCATTCGACCACATTCTAGGTATAGACATGATCGTCCACCATGATGGTCATCATTCACCTGTGCTGGGTGTCGAACTTGATTTCAACAGGAATCTAGTCAATACGATCGTCACACGGTTTGATGGTGTGAAAGTTGGGGGCTTCATTTCTGAGGGCATGCCATCACTGCCATACAAGAACCAGTTGTGGATGCAGGTATCGACGGGTCAACTTCGCGCGTTTGTTGTCACGCATGAAGGGTCAACAACCCCAACAGGAGCTCCTGGCGAGACCTGGTACAATCGCTCTACGAATACTCTCTATCAATGGGATGCTTCAAGTAATGAGTGGGTAATTTCGTCGTCTGGCATTTCTAGTGCATGGTCGATTGTCACTCCATCTATCATTAGAACAAGTTTGATTTTGGCTATCGAAGAGAAGCTCTTTGCTGGGATTCACCCTGCTATGTCAGTGAAGATTGATACAAGCATGTATGAAGCTGACAAGGAAGTTGAATTCGCAAAGTACGCAGCCAAGTACAATCTTGATATGTACGCTCCGTACTTTGATGCGGCAAATGCCTTTACGTGGAACTATTCTCAAGCAGTGTTTGACAATGTCCCCATTCATACTGCTCGCTGGCATCAAATCTACCTTGCATATTTTAACAGATCGGGTTCTCTATCCACGGCTCGTCCTAATTTGGAGCCGTGGAAACTCCTAGGATATGAGACACAGCTGGCGGCTGAGCAAGCCCTATCAATAGATTGGGGTCAATACGCAGATACTACTGGCACAAGATTGTGGACAACCTCAATGTGGGATTTTATCCGAGCTCAACGCCCAGGCTTGAAGATTTGCGTAGATCCAGCAACTGACATCCTTCTTCCACCCTATGTATCAAGCTCCAGTGGAAATGCATCCTATGCACTCACGAATGTGATCCCGGCAGATATTGATAAGGGATATAAATTTGGTGATTGGGGTCCAACAGAGGCAGCATGGAGGCGATCTCTTGAGTACTTCTATGGTTGCGCAAGGGTGCACTTTAAGAATGATCCTCTAAATTTCCTTGATAAGGTTTGGGGCTACACGTATTTTACAGGGAATAATTCGCCTCGTCTTGAAAGAAGTCTGATGCGCCCAATTGGAGCAAATGATTTCAAGATGCACGGAGAAGGATTAGATGTCATTGTTGATCGTGATGCTACTAAACACATCAAGAACTCAACTGGAATTGTTTCACTCAATTTTGGGACCGTCAAATTTGTCTGCTCTCATGTTGAAGATAACGTGACAATATTTGATGTGACAGTAGACGGGGCTCTAGTAGGATATGTTCGCGAAGGCGAAGCATTCAGCTTCACATCTGGCGGCTTCATATTCACTGATGTCGTTATTGAGGATTTGGGAAAACCGTTCAATCTAGGCGATATCATTGAGCTTGAGATGGAGCCTAATGTGGTTGGATTAAGTCCAACGGCAGGATCATTCGTAATGGTTGGTTCATCTGCAACACTTACTGCTCGTCGAGTCTTGAGTGGTGAAAGCGCCAGCTTCAGTCTTAATCCCGTAGATGCCACCCTGACGGTCAACGTTGCTCCAGCTGAACCCACATATGTGTTGACTGGTTCAACAAAGACACTTCCATTCAGCTCTATTGGTGTTGCGGGTGATCCAGATCAAGTGCTTGTCGCGATCGAGAACGGTGGTACAAGCATTGCTAGAAGTACCGACGGTGGAGCCACGTGGACTACAATTACCAATTCGTTTGCATCTTACGCTATCTCATGGAATGGTTCATATTTCCTAACTGTTGGAGATCAGAACAGCCAATGGGCAAAATCGACAGATGGCATTACGTGGACAACTGGCAGCTTTACTGAGCCAGCACCCTCTTACTATAACTCACTGAGTAGCAGTGGATTAGTGTGGAGCCCCGCCCTGAATTTATGGTGCGCGGCCACTGGCAGTGAGTATGCAGATTCTGACAGCTTCTACATTCATAGTTCCACAGATGGCCAGACCTGGACTAGACATCTAGTCCAGTCTGGAAACTTGTTTTTCCAAAGCATTCATTGGGATTCATTTAACAATAGATTCCTAGCAATCGCTGAGGATAGCGACGATTTGAGCGCGCACAAGATTTTCTCAAGCACTAACGGAACATCATGGTCGTTATTGTCAAGATTTGATCCTGATTGGAGCCAACCTAACACATTAATGCAGCTTGATGCAAACAATTTCATTTGTGTGCGTTGGGCAAATTCCATTGCAACAAGTACTGACGGTGGTGTGACATGGACCTATGCATTCCCAAACAATAATCCTGATCTTAAGCCAAGTGCTGCGGTTGCGGTTAACGACACTTATGTGCTGCAACTTCGAAATGACTCTATTTTCCAATTTGAGACCTACACCAGCACTGACGGTGTCACGTTTACTTTCAATGATTTGGGAATCTCGTGGGGCGATGATTCACGATCCTATCACGGCGATGGCTTAAATTACGGTTTCCTTGTGGGTGGAACTAGCCTGCAGATCATCCGTCGTGTTCTAGTATAAGGTGACTTTTTGAATCTCACTAATTGACTAAATAATAGTCATGAGATTCAAGGTCACCTGAAATGGGATTTAAAGCAAAGTTTACACCTGCTAAAACGCAGAAGTTCCTTGGTTTGGGGCAGCTGTTTACTAACCTGCTTCGTCACAGCTATATTGACACAGACCAGTCTGAAGCAACAAATGCGTATAGAAACTGGGAGGTCAGGCTAGCCCATCGTCTGGGCGCCCTCATTCGGAACGACACGATAAAGATTGGGACTACATTCGGAATACTTCCATCTACCGCGTACAATGTCGTATTAAAGAAGCGCGAACACGTAGAAGGCAAATGGATATCAGCAATCCGTGTACAGCTTGTTCAATCTGGAACGATGGCTGCTCACAATGGATATGTTGTTCCATATGAGGATGGTGCTGATTGGGTCTTCCGTGTCGAGACCTACAATCCTGCTCACCCAATCATGGAGTACTATGATCTGGATACTAGTGCAGAATATCAGACGTTCAACGCCCTGCAGGGAGAATCCACAGATCGTGAATGGAAACACTTCTCTATAAACGGTGAAGTAAGGTCTGTGACAACGCCATTCACGGTTACTGGTGTACAGAATTTGATAAATGTTCTGTACGGATATATTCACCGTCTTGACGATTTGGGTTTCCGTTTTAATCATGGTGAATCAATCATCACTGATTCAGAAACAGGTCGGAATTTAGATTGGCAACTTGAGATCGAAAAACTTGTAGACCGTATCTACAGGAATTTTGCTCCTGGTGAAGGCCATATTCTGAATCCATTCATGCATTCGATCTGGCTGGACACACCATCCGGTCTCCAATCACAATATACAGAGTCAGCGTTTATAGACGTCAGCACAGCCCAAGCAGTGTTCGATGTTGTGGGCTCTGCTATCCCTGTGAGCAAGTTAGATGTTGTTCGCCTAGATGACCACACAGTGACTTATTCCAGTGTGCCAATTTTCTCCGCGCATCTGTTCATTGACGAGTATGAGCATGTTCTGCTCATGAACAACAATGTGAGCGAGGGGTCTGATAGCGCTACAATCTTTGATCCATTCCTAGGTTTACGCATTCAATCAGCGTATTTGGATTTTACTCGTCAAGAGGAAACCAACCGCAAGCCACACTTCCCAGGTTTTGTTCTGTCTGGGAACAATGTCGTTAGAAACATCACCTCCAGCGTTGACGCAATTGGCAAGTACTATGACGCAGGCAGAACCTTTGATGAACCAGTAACAGCAGAGCACGCCTTATCTTTATTAGGCTACAACAAGAAATCATACTTCAATGATCTTGGTGCAAGTGATGCTACCCAATTTAACTTCTGGCGCGGTCTCATTCAGGCCAAGGGAACGAATATGGCGATTGATGCTTTCGTGAACTACAAAAAATTCACGAAAGCTGATGTTGATGAATATTGGGCTTACAAAATCGCGGAGTATGGCGATGCTAGACTACGCTCCTTCCCAGAGGTAAAGGTTGAAGTCGCTGACTGCATTCAAAAATTTACTCAGCTCCAGTTCTTCACTGATACTCCGTCAACTCCTCTGCCAAACTTCACGCAGATAGAATCGAATGATGATACGCGCTGGTTTAGCATAGACGATTTGGGACAAGAAATTTCCTTCGACGCAGAAGAGATGGAATTTTTCGTGGAGACAGCAAATCTACAAGCTAACACCTTTGTCGATGTTGGTATTTTTCATAATAGCGAAGTACCTCCAAATGTATTCGTGCAAGAATACACGTATGACCATGAAGGCGGCCTTGTAGTACTGTCAGAAACTTCAACAGTTGATGCATTGATGGTGAATGCATCGACATTGAAAATCATAAATGTTCCTTCAGCAGTGAACGTTGATGCACGCGGTGTTCGTTTTGCTGTTCGTGGTTATACTTGGGTAAATCCTACAAAGGTAAGCCCAGTTAAATTGTTTGACTACGTAGAAAACGAGATGATTAAGGAATTTGCACTTTGGCACCCAGCCATTGGCATTCATGCGTACGAACCACTTGAAATCATCAGCTCGATAACTTCTAAGGATCCTGCCTTCTACAATACGACTGGTCAGACTGTCAAGAACCCTAATTATGTTGCTCTAAAGGCATGGGGTAAAAAGGAAGTTGGCCGTGTTTGGTGGAATACAGCTAATCTTGGGTATATCCCATACTATGATGCTACGATTTTCTCAGATCGTAATGAGCGCCATGCTCGCTGGGGCAACTTGGCAGAATGGGCAAGCATCGATCTGTATGAGTGGGTTGAAAGCGATGTTCCTCCTTCAGAATATGATGCATTGGCGTTGGAAGAAGAAGGTGCTTCAGATATTCCTGCAATCTCTAGGGCATCAGGCAAGGCAGCTAGAAAAACTAACTACCGCCGCAATCGATCCATTTCTGTAAAACCAATAGCATGGTCAAAGTCTCTTGTTGGCGGTGTAAACGCGCACCCAGCATTTGGTCCTGGTATGCAGCGATTGATTGTTGCTGATAATGCAATCTATGTTGATGCTGGTCGACTTGAAGATTTTGACATTGTTCCTGGAAATCATGTTTCTGCATGGAAGAACAATACTCCATTTGGTGAGATTGTTGTAAATGAAGATAGTTTAGTCTATGACATTGGCTCGTCAGCGACACTCTCCTCGCCATCGCTATTGGCATCAGGCTTGCTGACGAGCATTAGCATATCTGCTATTCCAGATGGCAGGATTGGATCGATGATCGGTCGGCTAACTCTCACCGTGAGTTTGGAACAGCGCGACTCCGCATCTTACATTCGTCGCCTGCGAATTACAGACCAACACAACACTACTGAAGAAGTAGCATTGAATGACTGGCTTCCAGATTCTGATAACACCCTAACAATTGAGTTCCCAAATACTGGACTTCGCTTGACAGTCGTTCGTGATGACATGACGTCTACGTATTTGGCTGGTGATCTAGCAACTGATATTGCTATGTCGTGGGTCGACGTGTATGTCCGCGAGGGTAACGCATTCACTCAAATCATCGCACTGCCAGACACCATTTTCATTAATGATGAAAGCGATCCAGACTATGCAACGACAGAGTATGGGTGGGTAAGCTTTGAAGTGCCAACGCAAGACGATCTTGACAGTGACTTGGCATTCCCTCACCACAAGTGGTTCCCATATATCGGTGCCAATGTTGAAATCATCGCATCGTCAGATATTATCAAGGACATTGGCGTTGATACTCTCACCTTGAGGAATGGTATCCCAATCAAACGCTATACAACATCATGGACTGATTGGGAGGCGCTGAATCCAATTCAAATTCAGAAGATCTCCAACGAAACAGACATCATTAGTTTCTCTGGATCTGATTTCCTGCAACCTAATGAGGCTATCAATCCAAACAGAGTGTCAGTCTTTGTTGATGGAATCCAGATAAGTCCGAAGAACTACGTCATTACGTCAACTCTTGGTTCTGAAAGCATCGCACTCACTAATATACTGCACCTTGGCGCGAAAGCGCTCCTAGTGTATCGTGCATATGAGCCTACTGCTGCTGAACTCGCATTTAACCCAGAAGAAGTAGATAATCCGTCAATTCAAGTCCAGTACAAAACTGACTATCAATACACCAAAATTGACGTGCGCAACGAGAATGGGTCAATCGTAGGCGCCAAATATTATTTCTGGGTTGAGGACAGCACTGTTGTTCGCCCTAACAAGAGCATGTCTCTAGTACAAGCAAAGTCCATTTTGAAAAATGGTCCAAGCGAATACATGGCGTTTGAACAGCTTGTAGAGGATAAAAAGGCGTACGATTCCATCGTCATCGCAGGCCTCAATACCTATGTCACTAACAACGGGACTTACAAGCTGCGTCTAGCAAACAACAACACGCTGAGAGATGATCCTGAGGATCTTAACCTGCGAAATGTTCACGCTGAATGGACACTGATTAGAAAGAGTCAGAACTCAAGGATTCCGCGAAAGCTGTGGGATCAACTTACAGACGCGGCAGCTGGAGCTGATGTCGGTGGTAACCCTCTACCAGCCCAATCACGCGTCGACTACGATGCTAGAAATGGAACACGCACGCGATTTGGCTTTAAGCCAGGTCAGATTTTCGCTGACACTGATCTAGTACGTTCTACGATTAAGCACACGATTCTAAATACATCACTCGAGCTCAAGATCGGTGGCACGGTGATCCCTGATTATATCAGGGCAGTTAATTTTGACGATGCAGATGAATGGTTTAAGGACGCAGAAACTGCTCGAGCAACTATGGAATTAATCTGGTCAAGCGCTCGTGCTAAGCAAATCAATGAGATTTTCTTCGCAGTGCTCGAAGACGCCCTTGCAAACAATTATGAGTTCACTGACATCTTCAAAACTTCATTTGTTTCTGTCTACACGACTACAACAGTTGAAGAGAGAACTGAAGCAGAACTGGAAGACGGAATAAATTGATGGCTGACGCAAACAATCTCGTCGTATCAAACGGACACGTCGACAGTCTTATAGACTACGTTCTAGACGTAAAGCCATTTCACACGAAACTTTCTGAAGTTGTTGAAGAATATCTTTTCGAAGACACAGTAAATGTCTCAGTAGTTTCTGACGTTCGCTCTATGGCCATACTAGGGTTGGACTACACTAAGGCGAGTCAGAATATTCTAAGGAAGGTTTGGGAGCGCGCTCCCATTCGTCCAGAGAGCACACTTTCTGCTGATAAAATCATCGCGTCAGATGGGCGGCGCCTCACATATCCGTTTGCGCCGATTCTAGTTAACAAGCTGTTTAGCGAATCAAGTCAAAATAAATTCATTGCGACTAACGCAAGTGAAATTGCTGGCTTAAACAGCGGTGTTTTTAGTCCTAGACACTTTAGTGGAGTTGGAATCCCACGTGTAGAAAGAAATGGCGTAGAACTTGTCGAAAGTATTGGCTATCATATCAGCCACGGCGCGTTCTCCTTCTTAACAAATGCTACAGCGCAGTCATGGCAATCACTTCAACCTGGCGCAGAGAATGAACCGCGTCTTGGAACTCTATCATATCCAAAACAAGTTGATAGATCGTTTGGCAGTGTAAGCGTTGACAGCTGGGATAACGGTTACCCAGAAGAGTGGACCATTACATGGGATGCTGACACACAAACATTTTCAGTTGTTGGATCGACAAGTGGTTTGATTGGTAATGCCACCCCATCAGTTCTTTTTGCAGATGCTAGGGTTACATTCACAGCTACTGTAAATGCTGATATCGTGGATGGTGATGAGTTTGTTTTGACTCCTAGCGTGAAGGTCTACGTTGCATCTGACAGCATTGATCAGACCTGGACGCTTATCAAAACCAACGCGTTAGCACTTGTCGGCGCTCCAACATTCACTGGTTCTCTTGCTAGCGGAACTCCAACACTAACTCTGTATGCCCATGGACTTGAATGGGCAGTTGCTGGTGCGTACACGCTTACGTTCATTTCGGCAACTACATACACACTCCATGGTCCTGGATATACGGTTGAAAATCTAGATGTTAACCAATCGTATAAGGACGCTAACGTACACTTCACCATCAATAAAAATGGACATACGTTTGCCGCGGCTGAACAATTCACGTTCACTGTAAAAGACACTGGTGGAAAGCGTCGTCCTAGCTACTTAGTTTATGGCAGCTTGAGCGGCTGGCAAACTCCTGCAACTATTGGTGAGTGGTATTTTAATGGTCAGATTGGCTTCAAAATTCCTGAACTGACCTACTATCCATGCGTTGGTTCTGATATTAGCGAATTGTTTTTTGGCTTTGAAGAACAACGATGGGTCCACAGCTCAGCGCAACCAAGCAAATACACTGTCAGCTTCACAACTGGTCCTAGTGGATTTACCACTGCAACAGTAGAAAACAACGTGTATGGATTCTCAAAAGGTCTCCAACTTGGCGTCTCGTATGAGGACGACATTTCAAAATTCCTAATTACTGGAACCGGTCCGACTAACAAGCTCTCCATCTTCATTGCTCCTGTCAGCTCATATCCTATTGATGTTGGATTTGACGAATTTCCAAATGACGAGATTCCGTTTGACGCGGGAGCATGGGAGAAAAAATATCCGGTTGATCCTCTTCAAGAGTATTTTCCACTCTATCATAGCAAGAACGTTGTTATCATCCCAGGTGCAACTGCTGGTGATGAGATTGTTATCGACAAGGTAGAACGAGATTACATTCGTTTCCGCTTTAACAATTCTCCTGGATATCAATCACTGTTGGACTCTGACGGATGGGTACCATTGGCATTTGAATATCTGAATGCTGATTCTGAACCCGCGGTTTTCCCAGATAAGCCAAGCACTGTAGATATTTTCGCGGCTTCTGATCCAAATACTCGGATTATGTCTGTCACCCAAGCGGCTGGACAGGCGTCATTCCTTACTTTTGATTCAGATTTTTTCAGCGAATTTATCAACTCATCTACGTTGATGACTATCAGGTTCCACCAGCAGAGCTCGTGGGCACAGGTGATAAATGTCAAAATTAGCGAACACCTAAATATTGACAATGAGATTACGGTTGTTGGTGACACGTCGTCCGGAGACAGTTCTAGTACATCATTCTTTGAGGGACTAGTAATTAATGAGTATGAGTCAAGCACGCTCACTAGAACTAACTTGATTTATACACCTTCAGTTCATGACATTAGCGGATTGCATGTTGATTCAGTGACGACTTCGTATGTCGTCACTTTGACAGAGCCCGCGGATGTTCAGTCTGTGACGATTACTGCTGATTCAGGTTCAACATTCAACGTTCCTGTCAATAATTCACCGTATGATCAGATACCCGCTGCAACCAGCACAATGAGTTTTTCGTTTACTGTTCCAGATGGAACAGGACCGTTCACGGTTATTTGCTCTACAAGCGTGCTGACTGGATTAGGATATGGCCTTGGCCTATCACTGGGAACTTAAAAAAGGAAATTTGAGAAATGGCACTTTCTAATGGCCCAAACCTAGGCTTACTCGTTAATGGTACTAAGGGCGAGGAACACTATGACGCGCTCATGGCCATGTGGCGCGGTCTTGACACGTTAGTTCAACCAAAAATCCTTGATAAGGATCTCACAGCTCCACCTGGTTCACCAACTGACGGCGCAACATACATCGTCGGTGCTTCTGCAACAGGTGCATGGGCCGGCCACGATAAAAGCATTGCACGTTGGAGTGCAATTCCTGCTGCATGGGAATTTTATCCACCAAAAAATGGATGGCTCGTCTATGCAGTTGATGAATCCGTCAATTACCAATACAATGGCACTAACTGGATTGTTCTAGCAACTGGTGGTACTGGAGACGTCACAGGTCCAGCTTCCTCAGTGGCAGATCGTGTTGTCACATTCAACGGAACAACCGGTAAAGTGATCAAGGACAGTGGCCTTGCTATCACCACAAGCACCACACTGGCTGGAAATTCCAACACGAACATTCCAACAGAAGCTGCTGTCAAGGCATACGTCGACTCAAAGCCAACTGGTTCTGGAGATGTCACAGGTCCTGCGTCATCTGTTGTTGACAATCTTGCTTCCTTCAATGCCACGACCGGCAAAGTAATTAAGGACAGTGGATTAGCAGTAACTACGAGCACCACATTAGCTGGCAACTCTAATACGAATATCCCTACAGAAGCTGCTGTCAAGGCGTATGTTGACTCGCGTCCTACTGGAACTGGTGACGTGGCTGGACCCGCATCAGCGGTTGTTGATCATTTTGCAACGTTCAATGCAACGAGCGGAAAAGTTATCAAGGATAGTGGACTTTCACTCACTACCTCAACTACTCTGGCTGGCAACTCTAATACGAATATTCCAACAGAAGCCGCGGTTAAGGCGTACGTCGATGCTAAACCTGCTGGTGATGTAACTGGTCCATCTTCCTCTGTGACAGATCGTATTGTCACATTCAACGGGACAACTGGTAAGGTAATTAAGGACAGCGGAATCTCTGTCACCACATCGACTGCTCTCGCGGGTAATGCAGACTCTAACATCCCAACTGAGAAAGCTGTTAAATCCTATGTTGATGCAGCTCTTTCAAATAATGGCGACACCTACGACTTGCCAATTGCTGCAAGTGATGAAACTTCTGCGCTAACAACTGGAACTGGTAAAATTACTCTTCGTGCTCCACGAGCATTCCGTCTTTTTGCAGTTCGTGCAAGCTTAAACACTGCTCAAACCAGCGGCGCGCTAGTTACTGTCAACGTGAAGGTAAACGGAACATCAGTGTTCTCGACAAAAATCACCATTGACAACGGAGAGAAAACTTCTGCAACAGCTGCGACACCACCTGTTCTGACTGGATCTGCAATTCTAATCGCAGATGATTCTGAAATCACGATCGACGTAGATCAGATTGGAGATGGAACAGCTAAGGGATTAAAGGTCAATTTGATCGGTTATCTCGCAATTGCAAACGGAATCAGCACTGTTTCAACACTGACTAACAGCTCTGGCACAGTCAACGTTGATTGTCTGCTGGGTGATTATTTCACATTGACATTGGGCGCTAACGTCACTAACCTGACATTCTCAAATCTTCCTGGCGCTGGAAGAGGTATTAGCTTGATGATCCAAATCACGCAAGATCCTGCAACACCTCGCACTTTCGCGTGGCCTTCATCATTCAAATGGCCAGGTGGTTCTGCACCAACCATCTCAAGCGCGGTAAACAAAGTTGACGTGTTAGGTATCACCTCCTTCGACAATGGCACCACGTGGCGCGCCACGCTGAACAAGGACTTCGCATGAGCGGTATTGTTGGAGTAATCAATTTATATCGATTCTCGATGGCGTCTGTCGTTGCTTTAGCAGCGCAGACCCTTTCACACTTTGACTTTAAATCAGTGTCATCGATTCTCGGTACTGTCGCTGTGACGGGAATGCCGACAAGCTTCAATTTTACCAGCACACAGTCTTCGTACTCGTCAGATTACGTGTACAAGATTGACAATGTTGGTCAAATCACATTCACTGATACTGGCGTGTTAGGTGGGATTGATCCTTATTGGGAAAACGTACCATTACTGCTTCATGGAACTGGCGCAAATGGAAGTACGACAATCCTAAACTCGGCACCCCCACACTTTCAACCGACAAGTGTCACTGGTTGCTCAATCACGAATGCGCAAGCAAAGTGGGGAACCACATCTATTCTGGTCGGTGGAAATGTCTCGAACAGCATTGTATTTTCAAACCAGTCAGGTCTCCTACTGACTGGTGAATTTACCGTCGAGGGCTGGTATAGATATGATGGCAGCGATATTAACTTGTTCATCTGCCGTCAGGGAGCTGATGCAACTGGTCGCACATCATTGTCAATCGCCAGCGGACAGCTAGGTTTCAACAGATTTGGCAATGCGACAGTTAACATTGGCTCGGTAAATGCTATTCCAACTAACACGTGGTTCCATCTTGCGGTGACACGATCAGGATCAACATGTTCTGTTTGGTTGAATGGATCACTCTTGGGAACATTCACAGATGGCGCAACATGGGGAAATGGTGTTGGTGGTATTATTCTGGGTGAGTGCGCTGCACAATTCTACCTTTCAGATTTCCGCGTAACAAATGGAACGGCAAGATATACAGGTTCATTTACACCATCTGTTACTCCGTTTTCCCATACTGGGGATCTGTACTGGATCAAGAACGTGCTTATCCTAAGCGCGATGAATAATACTAGACCAGTGGATTATTCTCAGCTGCTTAACGCTATCACTCATACTGCAGTTACCACATCCTCTGCACAAGCCAAGTTTGGTTCATTATCATTCTCATTCAACGGAACAACAAGTTACTTAAGTGTCCCTAACGGTGCTATAAACCTTAGTTCGTCGGACTTCACTATCGAAATGTGGGTGTACTCGACTAACAACACTGGTGGTCATGTGTTATTCGATGGTCGGGCGACTGCGGGCAGTTCAATCGGATTCATGTTGTATGCGTCTAACGGCATTCTGCAGATCTTTTCAAATAACGCAGACCAAATTTCGGGGCAATCAACTTTAGGTCCAGCGCTGAATGGATGGACTCATATTGCGCTCTGTCGTTCTGGTACAAGCATACGAGCATTTGTGGATGGTGTCATCACTGGAACATGGGTAACATCTGCAACTTTTGCAGATGCACGATGCGTAATAGGCCGCGATAATTCAGGTTCAAACCAGTATTGGTCAGGCTATATGGATCAGGTCCGTATCAGTAAAGGTATCGCGCGCTATATCGATAAATTCCCCATTCCTACAACACCACTCCCGTTAATGGTTGACCCATATTTCAACCAAGTTGCACTGTTGTTGAACTTTAATGGAAGCAATGGATCGACAACTTTCACTGATGCATCTATTAACGTCAACACTGTCGGCATGGGAACAGGCAGCAGTGGCGCACCATTCATTAGTTCATTTGGTAAGTTCGGATCTGCACTGTTCTTGGATGGTGTTGACGATTCTATCGCTGTCCAAAACAGCAGCTCACTAAACTTGGCTGTAGTAGATTTCACGATTGAAGCCTGGATTTATCTTAATTCCCTTGGTACAGCATCTACGGGATGCTGCATTTTAGAAAAGGGAGAAATATCTGGTAGCACGAAAGAAGCATATGGACTTCGTGTGTACAACAACGGTTCCATATCTGGCACAATAGGCACCAGCTCTGGAACCGTTGTTACTGCTGCAGCATCACCAGCTGGCATCATCACGACAAACACATGGTACCACGTTGCTTTTACTTTCACAGTGGCTAACAACGCAATGCGTGTCTTTGTGAACGGTGCAGTTGTCGCGATTGCGACCGCACCGGGAGCTATGTACGACCCCGGAACTGCCATACGCATTGGTCAGTACCCCAATGGTGGTGGCAACAATGACTGGTGGTTTAGCGGCTATATTGATGATATAAGAATTACACGTGGTGTTGCGCGCTATACAGCACCATTTGTTCCGCCAGTATCTCCATTCGTTCCAAAACTCGGCATGAACGATGTATCAGCAGAGCCAAATGCATTTACCTATGATGTGCAGGCAATTGCCTCAAATACTGTCTCAGCTCCCATAACGCTGAAAGAGAATAATGACAAGAATTTACAGCAAGTAAAACTCATTCTAAATGATGGGTCATTCACTGATAAGTCACCAGCTAACATTACGCTGTCAAACAACAATGGTCTATCATCCTCGTCATCGACTGTCAAGTTTGCTGGGTTTAGCACCATGTCTTTCCCTGGTCCGTCAGGAGGTACTCCGCGTCTAGAACTTCCAGCCGGGGCGCATATTGCTGGTGAAGACGCAACTGTAGAGGCTTGGATTTATCCAACAACCAGCGGCTATATTTGGTCACAATATACCAATGGTACTGGTGATTTTGCCAACAGAACGTCATTCGGCATCAATGCTAGCGGAAATATATACTTCCAAAAGGGCGGCAGTGCTGTAACAGGGACCACAGCTCTAGCATTCAGTACTTGGCACTTTGTTGAGATGTCAAGAGTTGGTTCAATTGTTTACATTTTCGCTAATGGTAATTTAGAAGGGACCTTGTCAATATCGGGCAACTTCAGTTCAGATGCTGGGTGTCTTGGCGCAGCACAGGCAGCCCGTATTCCTGACTCTACAGCTGTCTTTACTGGTAATATGGGACCAGTGCGGATAACAATTGGAACTGGTAGACACACATCCAATTATTCAATTCCTGGAGATGTCTTCCCAGTCGCGGCTAGATATCATCAGCAGATATTGGCTGACTCCCCTGTTATGTACTACAGGCTTAATGAAGTAATTGGTACCACCGCCTTTAACAGTGGCTCTACTGGAATCGCCGGCGGTGCTACTGGAATTGCTGGAACGTACAATGGCACATATACCTTGAATCAGGCGGGTTTCACAAGTGGTGGAGGTTCTGTTTTGTTCTCTGGAACAAGTGCTTCATGTGTCAACACGAGCATTACAACAGGCTACACAACGCTGTCCATTGAGTTCTTCTTCAACGCGGATGGAAGCAACACACAGCCAATGCAGTTCATTGTTGGAAAAACGATCTATGATCCACAAACTGCTTCTGATTTCCCAGTTGCCGTTGTTTGGGATGGATCTATCAACAAGCTCAGATTCAGATTATCAACAGGAAACGATCTAACAGTAGATGCTGAAGTTCTGTCTAACGTTTTGACTCCAGGTCAGGATTATCACGTTGTTGCTACATACAGCGCTGGTGGTACAGCGGCCCTCTGGGTAAATGGCGTAAGCCAAGGAAGCGTGTCGACTGCAACAATCACAATTAACAGCAATACTGTTCCTTGGAGAATTGGAGCAGCTCAAGAAGCTGGGGTTGGCGTGGGAGTATCTGCATTCAAGGGGCGAATTGGTGAAGTAGCAATCTACAACACAGTACTTTCATCAACAAGAATTGCGGCCCACTACGCAGCCCGATAATGAAGGCACATGGATAAATAGAATCAGCTCCACGGAGAAATTTAATGCAAATCCAAACTCAGGTTAAAGGTCACGTCCTTATTCAGGACAAAGCTACAGGCGAAGTCGTTCTTGACAAGTTCAATGCGGTCCATAATAAGAACATGGCTATCGCCATTGCTAGATGCCTTGCTAATGACGCGAATGGCGTTATCTACAAATTGAAATTAGGTAATGGTGGTTCATCGATTGATGGCACTAACCAAATCACCTACCAAGCTCCTAACGTGACGGGATCTACGGCAGATCTCTATAACGCGACATATGAAGAAATCATCGATGACGCGGATGTTTCAGCACCAGCTGAAAACTCTGTCACGTATCAGGAAAGTCTTGATCCAGCAACCACATCAATCGTGATCTGCACTGCAACGATTGCTGCTGGTGAACCAAGCGGACAGGATCTTTCTGATTCGCCACCAAATACTAACCCAGATGCACAGTTTGCATTTGACGAACTAGGTCTCTTCACTGAAGATAACAAATTGCTTACGCACATTGTCTTCTCCCCAATTCTAAAAACTGCTAACAGAGAATTGGTAGTGACATATACGCTCACTATTGCTGTATCATGAAATTCATAGAGCTTCTTGAAAATCGTTTCAAGATTCAAAACCCAATCAAGAACATCAAGGATGAATTGAGGGGTGGTAAGCTGTATATCGAGGATTTTCATGGTGAGCACATGCTCATCGTCTACAATGCGGCTGCTACAGAAGAAGATGACCCGTGTGTTGAGATTGAGTATCATGAATATATGGAGCAAGTTCGTCTGCGACTGTTCGGAGACGAGAATGAAATCAAAAGTGAGTACTTCAAACCGCACTTCTCTTCTCCTAACTCTCCAGGTCGCTTTGAAGCAGATGAAATTGCTTTAGCTGCACACAACATGCTAAGAGACGTGCAATATCTTTCTGCAAACAAGCTGAAACTTCATGATCTGCATGATGATCCTGACGTACAAGATGAATTAAGACAACGTGCCCACGATCGCCGCATGGGTAGACGAAAATGAAATTTAGTGAACTTATCGATGGTGACTTCCCACCAGAGTACAGGAAGATCTATTTTGAACGTGCAAAACATGAACTTGCAAAAGCGGACAAATTCGTTAACGTCACTATCGATAAGAGAAAATACGCATGGGCTGGTGATGGGGAGTATGTTGTTACTTTCAAATGGAACGTCAGTAATACTTGCTTTGACTACTATGATTTGCTGTCCATAGATGAAAAGGATCAGCTCAGCTCATTAGCTAACAAAGCGCTTAAGAAACTTGATAAAGAGTTCGAGGCACTTGAAGGTATACTAACCCCCGATAAAAGTTTTGAGGTGCGTGTTGATTGGTCCCTACTATTCGTGCTCACGCGCGACGGCTTTAAATATGGTTTCGAAAAATGGCTTAAGAATGCTGTTGGTGCGCGCTATCATTACCTAAACTCACGCGAGTACCTGAAGAAGATAAACTCGCTGCACGGTCAGAAACAGCGCGATGCCATGTATCAATATAGCAAGGATGTCAGACAGACTGTCGAGTTGATTAAGCATTTGAAGGAATTTGAATGAAAGTCTGTGATTTATTTGATCTATTCGAAAGTGCCGACATGTTCGTTGTCACGAAGCCTTTCGAAGCCGGGTGCGAGTGCGGGAATGTCCCGCCTCCTGACAATTATTTCTCCCCAGGACACAAAATCCTTGTTAAGGAAAGAAAGAATGGACGCGTCTATTTTATCGACGCGACTGATGTTGATGCTGGATTATTCGATCTTGACGAGAAAACATTCCTTAATTCGACGTCGCCGAAACGTGAATTTGATCGTGCCTTCCTGAATTCATTAAAAAGCTAGTCCCAATCTTTCCTAGATCATAAATATCTGATCAATCTATAGGAAAGAACATGTCCAAAAAGACCATCGAAACCCAAGACATTCTTCTAGCAGCTTCCTTGAAGTTTTTAGGCTATCGCCTAGACTACATTGAGAAGATTGGCAACAAGGGAATTTTCCACTTCAATGAAGTTGATGAATCAGTCATAAATGACTATGATTTGGGTAACCTTCGTGTCGAACCTTGTGCGTTCAACGCGGCTCTCCGCGCCCTAACTACTGCATCACGCAGAACTCTATGAAACTTCTACAAGAATTGGGGTCATTGATAGTCGAAATGACGCTTGAAGTAGATATGGAATTTGAATTCAAAACTTCGACGCGCGCATATTCATTCTTTAAAAAAGGTGAAGTAGCGGTCTACGATGATCACCTGTACCAAATCACTGATCTAACTGACACGGTTGTACAATTCTGTGATGCTAGTAATCCTAATCTCGACTTTCAAATGGATCGGGCTAAGTTTGAAAAGTTTGCAAAACCTGCTGGCTTTGCGAAACAGAAAGTACGTGACGACCATATGAAGTTTATGCGAGGTCTGACGAGCAAGAAGCTATGATGTTCAGTCATGGATGAAGTAAAAGGGAAAATATGTTCACCGGTAGCATTTTGACAAAGGTCCTCATTGGTGCAGTTTTGGTACTCGCACTAATTCTGGGTCTCACAAGGTTTCAACTCCACTCTGCTGAGAAGCAAGTGTCTACGCTTCAAGAGAACAACGCTATTTTGAAAGCCAACAATACCACGCTGAAGTTTAATCTTGAAGAAGCTGCTAAGGCAAATCAATCTACGGTAGAAGCTAACAAGAAGCTTTTGGAAGAGCGCAAGGATGCTCAAGCGTTGATTGCAGAACTCGCTAAACAAAAGCAAGTCAGCCAAGCAAATCTCGCTGACGCTAACAAGAAAATTGATGAGATGCTGAAGGATCCACGAAACAACGGAACTATTGCTCCCGTTCTTCGTGAGACTCTAAAGGACATCCAGAAAAGGAAGAAGAAATGAAGAAGATCGCTTTAGCATTAATGATTCTGCTGACGGGTTGTGCGTCAGTGGAAAAGATTGAACCAACAACTGTTGTAAAGCAGGAATACATTCTTCGCGTTCCTCCCAAAGAATCGCTTACTATTCCAGCTCCATTACCTAGTGTTGATTGGGACAAGGCAGATCAATCTGACGTTGCTCGTTGGGCAGCCGAAATGAATATGCGCGTTGAAGAACTCGAAGCAAAACTTCATGAAATCGCAAAGTTTCTAAGCGACGAACAGAAGAAGCTCGATCAACAATCATCAAAATGAAATTAAACGAAGTGGCCAGTTATCGGCGCGGGACAATTCTTAGTAATATTGTGAGAACAATGCTTGAGGCTGCGTTTAACCGCAAGGTGCCAGGGAGATTGCATCCCAACTCGCCAGCAGGATATGTAAATCTGTTACAGTCAAATAATGAGCAAATTGATCTCTCGGTTTTTACTAATGTGCACGAATTTAAAAATGATGATAACATTTCAGTCATTTGCCAAATTAAGCAAGCCGATTCCAACAAACATTTCCTAGACAATCTTTATGATGGAAATGAAGACCTTGAGATACCAGAACAAAAATCACAGATTGAACAATCTTTACTTGATGCTGTTGATAGCTTGAATCTTCTTTTTAGAGAACTCAAACGCATTGGCATTGCCAGTGCCTCAATGCGCGCCATGGCCACGAGGGGTTTTAGTCGTTATATGGGTGATGACTTAACACCAAATGAAATCACTGGTGAACATTTCATCAATTGTGTAATTGATGCGTGGAATGAATTTACAAATGATGAATATTTCCCATACTTAACGATGCAGGTAATGATGACTCTTTACTTCCACGATGGTAAGTTCAAGTGCAAGCTAGGAAAATAAACCATGAGTTGTGGTTGCGAAAAACCGGTAGTAAATGAACGTCCCACGAGGATTCCTCCAAACAATGGAGTTCCTTTTACTGAGATTTTGCCCGGTGAAAACATTGATTGCTACGCATTGCGCGGAAATGATGCGGGTCCAAAGGACGACGCGCGCCAAGATTTAGTCAATAGAATTCAAAACACCTCTATCACTGCTGACGCTCAATTGAAAGTCGATGAGACGTTTACGCTTTCACAGGGACCTCGCACAGCAACATCGTGGACAATGAGTCCATCGGTTCCTGGACTCTCGTTTGTCTCATCAACTGGCAAGTTGAGTGGTACTGTTGACACCTCGCAAGAAGGTGCAACGTTCCAAATTACAATCACCGCGAATGATAGCGAGGGCGTCATTGACTCTCGCCAATTCACTTTCTCTCCTAGCAAACCAACAAAAGGGGAGTCCTTCTCCCTAGTCCAACCGTACGTTCCTTCGTCAGGATCAGCAAAGGTTAACAGCGGTTTCGGCCCACGCATTCATCCGATCTCTAAAGTTCAGAAATTCCACAAGGGTCAAGACTGGGTTGCCATGTCTCCTGGTGCAAAGGGTCAAGGCAAAATTGTAGCTGCTGCTGATGGAGACGTGTGCTTTGCTGGATCAGCTGGTGGATATGGCAACTGCATTAGAATCAATCACAAGGCAGCTGACGGTAAACTTCTAGGCATGACGCTATACGCCCACTGCAAACAACTTCTTGTAAGCAATGGACAAAAAGTTCGTCAAGGACAAGTCATCGCGCTTGAAGGATCTACGGGTGCTAGCACTGGTCCCCACCTGCACTTTGAGCTGCATTTAGGTGGTAGTACACCAGTTGATCCGACCCCGTATATTCGTGGGTCTATAATAATTACCCCACCCGTCCAGAATGACGGATCGCAGCCAGCAGATCAAACAAGAACTAACACGTCACCAGCACTTACGCAGCACGAAGTGAATGCTAGAAGCGGTGGTGGCTGTCCACTAGTGATTGGATCTGATCCCACAACATCTGAACCAAATAGCACTACTCCACCATCTAGCAATCAGATGCCATCTGTATCTGATTGCACCCCCAGTGTGATTCCAGATGCCAACGCGGTGAATGCTGAAATTGAGCGTGCACTTGATGAGGATGGTTCACTAGATGCTGAGGACAAAAAGCTTATCAAGTTCATTGCAAAGATTGAGTCTAGATATAACCCCTATGCTAAGAACCCAACAAGTTCTGCGATGGGGCTCTATCAAATGCTTGACAAAATTGCATTGAAATATCATGGCACTACAGCATGCGCAGACCGCTGTGATGCGTATAAAGCCACAAAAGCAATGATTCAATTCTACAAGGCTGAAATAAAGCCCTACTGGAACGGCTACAATGCGTCCGGCAAAACCACGATTGCTGGAAAACCAATCAAGCAGACGCCACACAGTGCTCGCTATCCTTCGCTTACAAAGGGCGAGTTTGCATATGGTCTTATTCACCATGACGGCGTAGGAAATGCCGTGAATGGTATTGATCTACAGGGTGTGGATTACTACCGCCGAAAAATTAGAGAAAGCGCATGAACACGTTCAAACAATTTCTTGCCGAGAATTACTCATACTATGCCATCTACTATGTCATCACGCTGAGTAGAGAGATGAGTGAGACGGAAATCATAGATGCCTTGAAGAAGGCTCTAGGCAATTGCGAGGACGTCTATGTGCATGGACTGCGAAGAAAGGGTGATCTAAAGGATTTGAAGCATGACTTGATAAGTGATTTGAGCGATGATCCTGAAGTAGCTAATCACGTGAAGGAACTTCTTAAGAAGGAGAAGATGTATCCACGTGGTCATCAAGTTCATGCTGATGTTACCGTCAAGTCATCACGCTCCTCACATGCGAGTTTTGTCTTGCCAAGTCTGCAGCTTCGCTACAGAGAAGCCCTTGAGAAGGTTTTTGGTTATGGGACAGTCAAAATTTTTGATGGTGAGGATCTGATCCTCCCAGAGACATCCAACCCAACTTAAAAGGGAGCTTTCATAGGCTCCCTTTTTTCATCTCTGGGCCTCATCTGACCCCTTCAGACAATCAAATTACCACAATCTGTCTCTGCGTCCGGCAATCAACTCATTCATCTCTCGGAAGATAGGATATGGATCCTTGTTCCGAAACCGCTTCCAGTACTGAGGATGGTCAAAACGGAATTGAATTCGCCAGTTCTCATTCCCATCAGTGCTTTCAAACCACTTACTTGCATGTCCGCCCAGCAAGATAATTCCCCATGGTTCTAGCGCTGTGAGGATTCTTCCAGGGAGATTGCATCCCAACTCATTTGTAGAGTTAATCCAGACGAGCTCGTCCTCTGGCGTTCCTTCATCAACCTGAAGTGCGTTGAGCCATCCTGAACAGTGGAATGTGGAATAGAAAGGTGTATGATGAAATCGAGGATCTGTGGGTCTGGATGGACCGGGTCGGTCGCCCACAATGAGAAGTTTTTTCTTGCACTCTTCGGAAAGACCGCATTCACCTCGTAACGCTGAGCTAATTGCCTCATATCGTCTACGACGCGTTGCGAGATTTTGAAGGAAGACTTGCTGTTCGGATGGAGCAAGTCTTCGAAAGAAGGATCCTGAAAGTTCGATATCATCAATGCTCATACATCAAGAGGGGTCCTCGACTGTATGATTTTATCACAGCAAGAGTTTTAAATTAACTGTTAAACATGTCCCTAAAGGGTTTCTCAAAGATGCTGTGAACAGCTTTATCACCAAATATTTTTTTGGCTAATTCAACGGCGACGCCAGCTGTCATCCTTTGCCCGAACCGATCATGCAATCTCTTTTCAATGTCGTTTGCTCCACCACCAATACTCCACGAATTGACACGCGAAACCCCCAATCTCTCAGCTTCAGTTTGCGACCTTCCATGTTGTTTCATTTCCAATTCCCTAGCAACATCCTCATCATCATGGAGATTGCTGAATTCTAAGTCTTCGTCGCCAGTGTACTGTGTGGACTGCTTGTAGTCATAAATGCGGCAAACTGTTCCATCATTTCCAAGAATGACCCATTTGACAGCACACTTATCAAAATCATCACCGACATTTTTTTCAGTTGGTTCACCTAAAATAGCAACAAGCTCGTCGTAGGTTGTGTCATCTAGTGTACCAACCCGAGCACCAACGTACTCATCTTTGTCAGCTTCCGCGCCATGCAGAACGCGCCAGCCACGTTCCTGTTCTAGAAGAATTTTGTGAAGTTTCATACGTCAATCTTAGCCCACATACGAATGTATGAGTTGGCGTGCAATGTGTTTACAAGATATTTGCTGCCATCCTGCACGAACTGAATGACAAAAATCCCTCTCTTCGGTTCCTTGCTAAGTTGAGCAAGAGGACCTCGAGGTTTTACACCACCAAAAAGAGTTTCACCAGCTACACGATCAAGTTCGCGTCCTAAGATTTCTTCAACCTTTCGCATCTTAGAAGGAGTAATGACGTAGTGATCATCAAGATATTCCCAATCATCTGGCTTCTCAGCCAGATGAACTCCAGCTTCCTGGAGGGCTGCACCTTCTTCATCGCCAAGTGCAGCCATCATGCTGATTGGCTTTGCCTTAGACATGTCAATCATCTTCCACTCACCTGTTGCCAGATCAAGAACGCGCTTTATGTGGGTAACGTTTCCTTCAATGATGTCGCGAATCTTCATATTATTCCTTAAAGATGCTCATTGAGCCAATCTTGCCATTTGCCTGGAAAGTTTGTCGGTTGATAAAACCACTGACCACCTTCAGTTGTTTTTACGCTTACAGTTAATTTTACTTGCTGTAGCGATCCTAGTAAAATCGGTGATGTAACTGTAATAAAGTGTGGGCCTGCAGGAAACATGACAAGCGTACCCTTCTGAGGCACAAGCGAGAAGTTATAGGCGGGAAATTCTAGCTTTCCACCGAAGACCTCAACACGCGGATCAAGGGGAACACTGGAGTTGAAATCCTTTAGCCAGATAAAACCGACTAAATCAATGTCTCGAGTTTGGACCCACCGCTTGCGGATGTATTTGCTATTAGCACATCCGGGCTGTTCAGCTGGAACCTTAGCATTCTCTGGATAGAGTTGGAACAGAGGTTTTTCTAGTCCTCTATACACACAGCTATATCGTTCCTCAATCTCTGGAACAACCTCATGAAAGGCATCAATGATCGTCTGTTCCCATGCCAAATTGTGTCTCTCCAGCTTGAGAGGATCACCCTCTACGTCAAAATTAGGAGTAGTATCCAGATCGGCAAGGATTCTCTCACACATTAATGGTGATAAAAAATCTGGTCGAATGATGAAAGGGGATTTGACGGCCATATGTGTATATTATGAAGAATGTTCTGTATTTATCTGAGTTTTACTGCCAACCCAGAGTTCATCTGCATCTGAATGCTGCGCTCAACCAGCGCAATGTCACGGCTGAGATTATTCAGCTCAGTGCCAAGCTCATGATGATAACCACGGAATTCAGGCACGGTGGCTTTGAAAAACTCGTCCATCTTTTCAATTTGCATCAGGTTACGAGCAATGAGTTCATGGCTCTTATTCAGCTGCAAAAGCACATCACGATATTGCGTCTGACTTCCGTCATTGTGCACATGAATAGTATGCTTAATCTCTGACAATTCGTCAAGAATATGTCGACTTGCTGTAACAAGTTCTGTCTTGATAGATGAAAGCTCAACAAGTTTTTCGCGAATAGCCTCCAAATCAGCAGCTTGGGCAGTGAGCGCCAGTTTTATGCTAACATCGAGGCGAGCTAAGTCCTGTTGAAAATCTTGCGTTGTCAACAGTTTTAAAAGTGCGGCCTTGATGTCCTGCAATGCAACCTGTGTTTCATCTACTTCTTTTTGTCCAGTCAACCAAGAAACAATTTTCTTTTTGTTTGCTAGGATAAACCGCACCAAGAAAAACGTGGTCCCCGCAATAATGCCGAGTATCCACAAAAACTGCGTTGGGCTTAGGCTTGCAGCTAGTTGCTTTACAATGTCGAAAAGGAAGTCCATGGCATGCCTGCTGCTTATCAGATTGTATTTATCTGAAAGACAGTTTACACCAGAACTTCCGCGTGCGCGATTATTCCAGACTTTTCTAACGCACTGATGACAGATTCTTCCAGTGCTTCATCAGTAAAATTCTTGATGATAAATGTCTGATGTGGTCCTAATACTTCTCGAAAGAATGCTGCTCGTTCTGTAATCGATGAATAGCCGTCTTTCTTTGGTAGAAGACTGTATCTACCAATGCACAGGAATGGAGCATTTCGTAAGACAAGATTATTGTTGTACTCGTGCATTGCTAGTAGAAGATGTTGAAGATAATCTGTTAAGCATTCGCTGACGGCGATGAATGCTTTGGATGGTTTATTATCTGCAACCTGTGAAATAACAAGCTGCATATCTTCTGCTGCATATCCATGGATACACTTGACATATTCTTGAATAGACTTACTGAAAATCTCGGGATTATCAGCACAGATCTGTTCAATGACTTGCAATTCACCATGAAATAATCTCACGAGCTTGTCAATCAACGCCTGAGATGTCTGTTTGTGCGATGCATCAAGAAAATCACGCTCAATGTCAAACAGCCAATGAGAGAATCTGTCATAGGACAGCAGTACTACTTCCTTGGCGGAAAGACCGAACTCAAATTCTCTGCGACATACCTGCAGGAATGTGTGAGCTTGGGCTGTTTTGAATTCCCCAATTGCAGCCGCAGATGCTACACGAAACTCGATATTATTTGGTCGATACAACATCAGAAGTACCCTTATCCTTTTGGATGATCTCAAAGAGATCTGATCCAATGATGAGTACGTCCTCTTGACCTTCTGTAATATCTACTAGAGATGGGAATGTCTTACCAGCAAAGTCGAGGACGAGGCGAACAGTCGCTGACCCAACGTCATGCCCCTCATTCACGATATGCACACGATTATCTGTATAACTTGGAAGCGCGTGATAATGAGAGTTGTAGTGGAAGCGAACAACTTGGTTCTCACTAAGAACGGAGCTTACAAAAAGCTTCGTATTTTTCTCTTGCAAATTAACCTTGACAGGAATATCAACAAGAGTGCTGAGTGTGAGCACTCTGCAAGGATCAAAGTCAAACATTTTCAGTTCTTCCTTGACGTCTTCTTTATCAGAACTGCATTCATCACATTTGTGATCATCGTCACACATTTCACACTTATGTTCTGGTTCTGGGCAATTACACTCTGCCTCGCCACATGTGGGGCAGAGGTCATCCTCGTTTAATGCTGGAGTTTTCTCAGCCTCTTCAGGGCTAAGCTCTTCAGATTCTTCAACTTTTGCCAACTGCTTAGTGAACATTGCTGTGTGGCTATTGTCAAGTAAAGTTTCAGTTACTTCTAGGTTGAACTTCTTGACAAATTCTTTGAACTCGTTAGAGAAATCTGGGGCCGTGTCGCTGTCCAGATCTAAGGTAATAAGGAAATTCATGTTTGTGTGCATCAGCTATTTAGATGACTGATGTGAAATGTTATGAAAGAAATATTTTAACTAGAATCAACTATTCCTAACGAGGCGAGTGCATTTTCCCAGTTCTTGTGCACTTCTGACAACGTCAGTAGGAGTAGCCTCGCCATTCAATACAACACCGGCCTTCCCAAAAACTGCTTTGACATACTCTGCGCATTCCCATTTGTTATTTGCGCCCTGCTCAAGTTTATCAATAGACGCGAGTATGGCCTCGAATTGAGAATATTCCTCACCCACTTTGGATAATGCAAAACCTTCCACATCAGGAGTCCAGTTCAAATCCATGGGAATGTGGTAGAAATTGCCGCACTTAGAAAGTGGATAAATGCGTATTAGGGGAACTACAGCCTCGAGAACAAATACGCGACCCCCAACAACCCACGCTACACCAACGTGCGAATATTCAGACTTAGTAAACATTCGAACGATCTGAATCTTGATGTCACGCCAGCTCTTCCATCCGACATGTGTGAATGCAAGAAGGTCGCCTGACTTGATTTCATTTCTTCCTTCTACATAGTCCATGATTCGCCCCTTTAGCAATGATCACCACTAGGATCGAATGGGTCAAGCAAGTTCGTGCAAATCCATTCTGCAGCAGCTTTTCTCCACCCATCGTCAATTGCCTTGTAACGCTTGAGCCGTGTCGTGACTAGCAGCTCACGGGGTAAATCTGCAAAAAATAGCGTTGCTAGGGTGATGTTTGAGAATGCGTCAACAGCGTAACCGAGTAGCACGGCTGGATATGCTAGAACTGTTGCTACCTTGCCTAGGCGCCCCTGAAGATGCGCTCTATAGAGACCCATGACTAAGATGTATAGGAGCCAGAAGCCCCATAGAAATAATACACAAAATAGTAGGTCGTTCATAAAGATCTCCTTATGATAAGATAATATTTACAGGTTTTATGTGTTCTTGAACACTGCAAATGAGATCGGTGTACCTTCAGTCACAGAGGAACCGTTCACGTTTACCACGCGCAGTCTAAAGAAACCACTTCCAACCTTGACTACTTGTACAACCCAATCATAGCTAGAACTACATGCATTTGCAATAACGACATCCTGCGATGCAACCGCAGAATTGTTTACTGTGAATATTACTGCCCCTGCGTCTGCGTCAGCTTGTGCAACTGAAGCCATCAGGAAGTATCCACTTAGTGTGTTTATTGTGACAGATGTTGTTCGAGGTGAACTCTGCTGTAAAGTACTACCTGTTCCCGTCGGAGCATAACCAAGTCCGTATACATTAGTTGAGCCTGATAAAACTCGAACAGACGTGGAGTACCACTGGGTGCTTGACGTTGCAAAAAACTCAAGGATACTGTTTACTGGCATAACAACCGACGCATTGATTGTCAATGTATCGATTGTTCCACCAGACGCTGGAAAAACTGCAATATTTCCACCAGATCGGTTAATTACAGTGATTCTTCTTCCTGTAGTGGCCGTTGGCAGAGTTACACCGGACGGGTTACTTCCAACTGTACTGACCACGTTGATGTCCGCAGTCATTGCACCTTGACCTTGCGTGTTTGTGCCAGGTGTAACTGAGGCGTACGAGACTACTGGTGCGCTCAGTGTCTTATTAGTCAATGTCTCAGTGCCAGCCAGCGTTGCCAGCGTTCCGCTCGTTGGCAACGTGACGTTCGTTGAACCTGTTGTGGTCAACGTGAGTGCGTTGGCGCCACTCGTGGTGAAGGATGATGCGAGCGTCAGGTTACCAGCCAAATCGACTGTACGTGCAGCGTCATTGACCTTCAGTGTAAGCGTGCGGCCAGCCGTCAGGTTTTCGGTATTGGCAAGTGTAAGGTCAAAAGCGCCCGTACCCGTTGATCTAATTCCTAGAGCAGTCAGTGCCGTCAAAGCTCCACCGTTGACCGTTGGACTAGTTAATGTCTTGCTGGTAAACGTTTCTGTTCCAGCCAGTGTTGCCAGTGTACCTGTCGTGGGTAGGGTAACAGTTGTGGTTCCAGTAGCTGTTAGGGTAGTAGCAAATGCTCCAGACGTTGTCAAATTACCAGCGAGAGTCAGAACCTTTCCGCCGTTGCTAGTTACTGTTCCCAGAACAGTCAAGTTTCCAGATCTATTCACCGCAAATGGTGTTGCGATAACAGCGTTCGCGTCAGTTCGCGTCTGAAACTGGAATTGCTGTCCATCTACGACCATGAACCACTTCTTAAGGTCAGTTCCCTGATCGTTCTCGTTTAGGTACATGCCGGGGAATGCCCCGTCCATGGTCCAGTTGCCAGAAATAGTAGGAGTTCCAGCGATCGTGCCAGAGAACGTGCCACCGCTGATAGTTTTGTTCGAGAGTGTTTCAGTACCAGCAAGTGTTGCAAGGGTACCAGCTGTTGGAAGCGTGACGCTGGTAGCACCAGTCATCGTGAGTGTTGTGGCGAACGCACCAGACGTTGTCAAGTTGCCAGCGAGTGTCAGAACACCCGCTCCCTTGGCACCAGTTGCTGATGAATGCCATTTTGTTGTTGTCGAAGCTAAAAATTCTAGCTTAGCACCAACTGGTAGATCAACAGCGACGTTCGCTCCCAAACCATCAATTGCTGCACCTGAAGCAGGATAGACTTTTAATGGATTGGCACCCGAGTTCACAATACTCACCCAACGGCCCACCGTCGCCGTTGGTAGTGTCACACCACTAGGATTGTTAGAGGCTGTTGTGACGACGTTTATATCTGACGTCAATGCACCCTGGCCTTGCGCATTAGTACCTGCGGTGACAGTAGCCGCCACACCGACCGTAGCTGCGTTAATTTGCGGCGTGGTCAGTGTCTTATTTGTGAGCGTTTCCGTTCCAGCCAGAGTCGCAAGTGTACCTGCGGTAGGAAGTGTGACGTTCGTCGCGCCAGTCGTTGTCAGAGTGAGAGCACTCGCGCCAGACGTAGCAAAGTTTCCACCTAAACTCAGATTAGACGCCGCGATCGTACCAGTAACGGTTAAACCAACAGAATTCAGAGTGGCAGCGTTGGTCGTACCTGTGTACCACTTAAAACCATACTGGCTAGCCGAGGTTGGAACACTAAACCAAATGTTAGAGTTCTCTATGCCTATTGCATAGTCGACGTTCGTAGCGTCGACTTGAGGCCACAGCACAAGCTTCGTACCTGAACTTCTTGTTGTGAATGCTGGTGCACCAACACCCGCAATCGTGAACTGAATCCAGTTCATACTGGAGCCGTTCAGCAAAATTTGCGGTGAAGTTGCACTTCCAGCAGCACCCAGAGTTAAAGTATCGCCAATCGTCTTGTTAGTAAACGTCTCGGTGCCTGCTAACGTGGCAAGCGTTCCTGTTGTTGGTAAGGTGACGTTAGTTGTTCCAGTAGTTGTTAACGACAGCGTGAATGCACCGACAGTAGTGAGTGCTGACGCAAGCGTTAGATCACCACTCAGGCTAATACTGCGTGATGCGTCGTTGACATTAAGAGTCAGTGATCGCCCTGCGGTCATTGTGCCGTTATGCACAAAAGATAGATCAAAAGCACCAGTTCCCTGGTTACGAATAGAAAGTGTGGTTAGCGAATCAACTGTACCACCATTAATATCTGGGTTAGTGACTGTGTCAATATTCACCAGCGCTGGCGCGTACTTAACGGTCGGTGCTGCCACTGCGGATGTGGTAGTGGACGGTGAAAATGCGTCACTTGACACACCAGCTACAGACATTACGATGTAGGCTGTGCCCGCAGTTGTTCCAGCGGAACGGCGCATACGTAAGAGCGCTGATCCGGAGTTTACCTGGATCTCTAAGTCAAAGTCATTACCTAAGTACGGACCAGAATTATTGATTGGCACCACCGTCTGCCAAGCACCACTTGTTGCTCCATAAGTGACTGGGATGTTGTAGCGCTTGGCGACAGAAAAACTGCTGCTCTGAACGTTGATCCACATGTCAATATTCGTCGTGCCAACAGTTAGTAATGAAAATGTGCCTATGTCGACTTCAACACCAACAGTTGTTGGAACTGTGCGAGTGAAGCTGAATATACGATGGTTACCAGCCGTGAAGTCGCCAGACGTAGTAATGTCATTCGATCCAGTAGCTGTTAGATTTCCGCTACTGTCAATTGACCATTTTGTTGAACCTGCGATCTGAAAATCCTGAGTGGCCGCGTTGATAACCAAACCACGCTGCGTACCGGTGCCTAAGGACTCAGTGCTTAGATATGCAATGTTGGTTGCAAATCCAAGTCTCAAACGTTCATAGTTTGATGCGTCAGTGTATGTGTTGTAGATTCGCAACGTGTTAGGCTGGCCACCGTTGCGATAAGCAAGAGTACTTGCTGCCTCCCGGTACATGTTCGTGTCGGCTCCCCACGCAAGGTATCCGACTGCGTTTAATTGAATGCGGCTACCAATATACACAACAGACACTTGAGCGCTCGCGCTGCCAATTGTCTGTGTGTTATCAGCAGCTGGCAGGAAGGCCGCAGTGTTGTTGACCAGCCACCGTGGTGCGGTGTTCGCCCCAATATACACGTTTCCGCCAGTACCTGCAACTACCCAAATGTCACGAACCACACCAGTTCCTGCAGCTTCAGTACCGAACTTTAAGACGTTTCCAGTCCAACGTAGGTATGCACGCTCGTAATTAGATGCGTCTGTATAGGTGTTATAGAGTCTATAGTCTTGTCCTGTTGTTCCATCGCGTTGGTCAACTGGTCCAATAACAACTGGTGCTGATATCGTCTTGTTCGTGAATGTCTCAACACCATCAAGTGTAGCTACTGTCCCAGTTGTTGGCAATGTAATGTTTGTGGAACCAGTTGTTGTAAACGTCAGATCATTTGATCCAGACGTTGTTAGATTACCACCAAGTGTAATAGTTTTCCCGGCGTTGTTCACGCCGGTACCACCATACTGACTCGACAATGCTACAGTTGGTGTTAGATTCCAGACAGTGCCATCCCACGTCCAGGTCTTAGAGCCGAACGTATATGTTTGTCCAGGCGTAGGACTTGACGGAAAATTAAGCGCCATAGATTAAAATACCAAAATTCTGAACATCGCAGTTTGAGTGTGCGTGATGAAGTAAAGCCAGCGAAGCTTTGTCGCTCCATCAGTATAAACCACATCAAAGAAGCGATCACCAAGCGCTGTGGTGCTCTGTGCGTAGAAGAGTTGGGTAAAAGGTTCAAGCAATTGCTTTGCGACGTTATACTTGACAACACGTCCGGTATTAGTTAGGTTTACGTAGATGTAGTCATCTGCGTATGCATAGCTTGAGCCAGAACTTAGTGTTTCGCCCTTGGGTGCGTATGCAACGTCACTTTCCCACGTGTTTGCCGCGATGTCATAGCGATCTAGTGTTGCCGCGCCGCCTCTAAACGAGTAGATGTAGCGGCCATTCAAGAAGTTAGTCGCGCCAGTTAGATCACTCCAAGAAGAATCGCTGACGTTATAAACCCAATGCGCACTCATACCGGCGACAGGTGCACCAGTACGGGCAGCAACAGGCGATAGTGTCGACCACGTGTTACCCGAGATGCTATAGCGGTACATCGTCACCGCGTTGTTACCTAGGTAATAGATGTAGTCATCATTTCCCTCAATAACGTACTGAGATGTTCCATCTGGGGTAGTTGTCCACGCTGATGAAACTGTTAGAGTTGTTGCAGTATTAGATGCAATTGATCTAAATTGTCCAGCACCAGTTCCACTCGTGATGCGAACTTGATAGTTAGTCCACATGTTTGTCGCCCATGTAGCCGAGCCAGTTCCAATAGTAGTGGTAGAAAAGACAGTCGCTGTCGCCGTGACAAAGTTGTTTAGTAGATACCCGGGAGTTGCAACCAATCTACTATCAGTGCCGATTGTGGCTGGAAGACCAGTCTGTGTCGCGTTGTTCCACGTGTTGGTAGCTAAATCGTAGTACTTGAAAGAACCAGATGCAAGAGTACCACCGTTAACAACCCATAAGCGACCAGTCACCAGAATGAATTCACTCGCGGTAGTAAAGGCTTGAGCTGCCGTTCCAGTGATCGTAATGATTGAGTTTGAACCTGTCGTGTTCCTCAAAATCGTGTATTCACTTCCAGCATTGGGACCGGCAATGATACGAATCACATATCCAGAAAGTTGACGTTGCAGGTTAAGCGACGTTGTGATGGTGGTCGTCGTTCCAGCAGTTGGGAATCCCCGTGGTCCTGCGGGATGCCTTGTTCCAGCAGTCCCCGCACCAAAAGTACCAGCTAATGCAGGAGAAGGCAATGTTGTCCATCCATCTTCAAATGGATCATACACATATGCGGTGGTGTTTGATGCAACCAAATATTGGTATTGATCAAACAGTCCACTTGATGCCACGAACATGCCCGCACCAGTTGTCACCGGTGCGAAGCTGCACATTTCCCACTGTTTGCGATCAAGTAGTCTCTTAAGGTTAACTGTAGTCGTCATTTTCTATTTAACTTGTGGTGATTCTGCTTCTGATATATGATGCGTTAGTCATCATTTGGCAATACTGATCGTATGCAGTGCTATATCCACTTTGCTGAGTGGCGTTAGTAACGGTGCTTACGGTGCTTACGGTGGTGACAGTTGTCACGGTGGGAAGAGTGCCTGCTGCAACGTTAACCTGAAGACGACCGTTTGAATCCGGGTAAGTTCTACCAATTGTTGAAGCAATCACTTCAAGATATTCTGCGATCTTCTGAAGATTCGAGTCAAGTGCTATATCGCCTAATAGGTTTTGCAATGCCATTTCTATTCCTTATTTACACGTTGAACCAGAGCATTACGCCTGTTCCATCTGAGCCTGTTCCGGTCTGTATCCAGAAATATGGTCCTGAATCTGTTGGTTGGGTGTCACTTATGTACGTCTGCGCACCATTCTGCGTGACCAATGTTCCACCTAATTCAACCCACTGTGCTGATGTACCATCATCAACGTAGGTGAACTCAATGCCAGTGGTTGTATTTAGCCATTTGTCACCGTCATTTGGATTTGACGGTGCCGCAGTGTCTGCAGTATAGGTCGCCGCGGCCAAATTAGCACGAGCTGATAAAGCTGTAGTCGCGCCAGTTCCTCCATTGGCGACAGGAACAGCATTACCATTCCATGTACTTCCTGTCGACATTGTTTTGTTCGTCAGCGTCTCTGTTCCTGCAAGCGTTGCAAGAGTACCAGTAGTCGGCAAGGTAACGTTGGTTGTTCCTGTTGAAGTCAGAGTGACCGCGAAGTTACCAGACGTGGTGAGCGTATTAGCAAGGATCAGTGAGTTGCTGTCAATAATCTTGTTCCACGCTGTCCAGACACCGTTCACTCGAGCTCTCTTGTACATCGTAGTTGCAGTCGTAGCAGGTGTACCAGCTTGATAAGCCCAGGCTGTTTGCATTACCCACAATGTACCCGAGTCGTGTGTCTGAACTAGAACTTGCCACCATCCTAAGTCTGGCGCGTTTGTCATGTTTGTTCCGCGCAAGAATGCCGTAGTTGTGGTATAGCTGTTTAAATCAGTGTTTGACGCAGAAACAGGGTACCCACCCACTAACGCAAGGGTGTCTGCAACTGTTGCAAGTGTTCCAGTCGTAGGCAGCGTAACACTAGTTGGAGCAGTGGTCGTCAAAGTAATGGAGTTCGCACCGGCCGTCGTGAGGTTGCCCGCAAGCGTTAAGTTACCTGACAAATTAACCGTACGATCAGCATCATTCAGGTTCCACGATAGATTACGGTTGGCTGTCAAGGTGCCATTGTGAGACACGTTGATTCCGAAATCGCCGGTGCCGCTATTCAATATCCATCCCGGCATCGGATCAGCGGTGATAAATGACCCTGCTGGAAGAGCTGCCTGATATGTTGAACCAGTGTAATAATTGATAGACCCACTGCTTACATACCCAAAACGTTCAAAGGCGTAGATGGTTTCAAAAGTCAGTGGTGCCTTGATCCATAGTTCCGCGACTGTGGCACTTGCATCATTCTGAACAATAACAAGTGCCAGACGGGTTGGATCAAGAACAACTAAGCCATCACAGTATAGGGAATAAACTGGAACGCCAGCCATCGCGTTCTGTTGTTTAACGCGTACATACACTCTGCCAAAGCTCGATGTTCCTGACCCAGTTCCTAAACCAGTTATGTCAAGAGAAATATTAGCATCGCCAAATTGCGCTGTAATTGTCAGTGCTGCTAGACGCGCCCATTTGTTCTGATCTGTGCCAGCGGTATTGACAGCAGATGCCACGATCGAATTACCTGGACGCGCCCATGTTCCATCACCGCGTAAGAAGGATGCGTTGTATGCGGATCCACTACCTAATCGTGCAGTTGCTACTGTTCCAGAACTAAGGTTAGAAGCGTTAAGGCTAGTTAGTGATGCACCGCTACCAGAGAAGGAAGTAGCTGTAATTGTACCTGCAGAAAAGTTTCCAGAACCGTCGCGCAATACGAGGGTGTTCGCTGTGTTGGCCGTGGCTGACTGTTGCGATGTATAGTTTTGATACCACAGCATTGACGTAGTGCCAAGGGTATCGGTTGTCTTGAAGGTAGTCGTGAACAGCTGTCCACCATTCACAGTGCCTTGATCAACACCAACCACCGCACCTGCGATCTCAGAACTAATGTCAGCGTCAACAACTCGCGTTAAAACAACAGAAGTACCAATACCACTTACTGAGTAGATGCCATTATCAGCTGCTCCTGCACCTGCGACGCCAGTTGTGTTGTCTTTAACAAGCACGCGATCGGTGTTTGCAAGGGAAACACCGTCAAGTGTTAAGGCTGTTCCACCTACAGTTAACGTCGTGGACGCGCGAGCTGTAATAGTTAACGTACTTGTCGTTGCTGCCTTTACTGATTTCTTGAAGACAGCGTCAGGCAGGTAACTCATGTCGAGAGTCGACCATGTAGGTACTCCACCTGAAACGGTTAGCGCTTGACCTGTTGTGCCAATTGCTCGCTTGCTGAGCGCGTTCGTGGCAGACGCATAGAGCATGTCGCCAGTAGCATAGCTTGTTTGGCCTGTGCCATATTGAGTTGGGTCAGTGCCTGCTACTCGAATCCACGCTCCAGATCCACGCTCGCGGTACCATAACTGGTTAGAGCTGGAACCAAGCAGTTCAAAACCGCGAGAGGCGACGTCACCTGCGCCCATACCAAATAAGTATCCGTTACCAGAGTAGCCAGTAGGGAGGTTTGTTGATCCTGTCGGGTTGATGAACTTTGTCTCGTACAGCTGAATGTACGTAGAGAAATCATGCGTCAAATAGGAGCGACCGCCCTGCATGCTCGCCGTCGCAATGACTGTACCAGAGGTAGGCAATGTCAGGGTTGTTGCGCCAGTAACTGTCAGGGTTGTGGCGAATGCACCGGAGATTGTGAAGCTACCAGCTGTGGTGATGTTTCCACCGAGGGTAATGTTGCGAGAAACATCACCCAAGTCCCAGTTAAGAGACCTATCAGCGGTCATAGTACCGCTGTGACGCTCAACAAAGTTAAAAGCACCTGTGCCAGAGTTTCTAATTCTGACATCACCACCAATGACGTAGATGTCGCCGTTAACGTTTACGTCCGTGCTGAAGTTCGCAAGGCCGTTAACCTGAAGCTTGTTCACGCCATCATCTGTACCAGAACCAATGATGAAGCGTCCACCGCTAGAAGTTTGATAGATTGGAGAGGCTGTCGCGGTGCTGAACGAAAGAGTACCGGTTGGCGTGCCTGTGCTTGGATTGTGGTACAGCTGGATATGGTTAGCTGGCGACGACCCAACTCCGTGCATATTGACGGTGGCTGAAGTGTACGTGCTAGCATCCATGACAAGCCACACTGACACTGAACCATCCGCTTCAGTGTACATGTCAATATGTGATTGGCGAGCAGCACCCTTTTCGTATTGCACAATGAGCGCGTTACGGTTGCTAACAAGAATCTTGAATGTTGTCTTGTTGGCTGAACCCCAACCAGAATCAAAGACACCTTCCAGAACAAGATGTTCAAATGTTGCGGCATTTGATACTGGTAAGGTTGCAATCTTGTAGTTCGTCGCGGTACCTGGGTTTGCCTGCGCAAACTTAAGACCCAACACTACCCCGCCCGAACCAGCCCCGTTCGTACTGCCTGACGAGAGGTTAACGCTAGCAGTGGTCATTACCTGACCACTGACTTGCAATTTGCTGATACCATCGTCAGTAGTCGTACCGATTAATAAGTTTCCACCACCAGTAAGGCGGCCGCGCACCGAGCCGTCAGAGTAAAAATCAAAATACGAGTTAGTAGAAGAAGCGCCACGAATAAAGCTGAATCCAGACAGTAGCGATCCACTATTATAGCGAACACCAAGATTCGCTACTTCTTGTCCGGTTCCGTTTGTACCAGAACCGTTGGCAACTACTAACTTGAAGTTTGTGTCAGCGGTGCTGCCCATGCTAGCAAGGCTGGCATTTATTGCGTTCGCGGTTGTCTGACTGACGTTTAGAACACCAGTAATATTGGTGCTTCCTAGAGCATTTGGTGAGCTAGTTGTGCCCTTGTAAATTCGGCAATGCCAAGCATCACCAACAGCTCCGGTTGTCGCTGTAAATCCGACAGACACCCCGTTGGCTAATGTTTGTGGTGATGTTGACAGTGCAATGCCAGTCGCAGTCGCGGTGCCAGTTGAAACTGACCCATACCCCCACGCAAACGTGGTCGTGGTATCTAGCTTGATCCAAAACGAGTTACCGCTCGTTGCACTGTAGCCAGTGACGTCAAATGCGTTTATGTCAACAGTTGAACCTACAACTCGTAGTTTTCCGATCGTGTTGAATTGGAGAAGTTTATCTGCTCCATTAATAGCACTGGTGTTGGCTGTCGTGTAGAAATTGCTTGCGCCTTGCTGAGAAATGGTGCCCCAGTGCGCAAGTGAACCAACAACACGAACAGATTTGTCGGCCATATAAAATGGAACAACCATACTGTTGGCGCCCTGCCAATCAGTCCATCTGAACTGGATTGCGTCTGATGTCCCATCAGGGTTATCACCCATCCAAATTTCATACAGCGTGGTATCACTCGCTGTTTCAATTACGTTAATACCCGCTTGGTCAGTGCCTCTTGTGAATGAGAAACCGTTACCAAAACCGATACCTGGGTTTGCCAACGTTAAGTAGTTGTTTGCGCTAGTAATCCCTGAACCAACAGTAAGAGAACCAGTTGTCGTTAGGTTACCACCACCAGTCAATGTCATGGCAGTGGTAGTGCCGCCATACCATTTGAAGCTGTTACCTGTTCCGGCAGCAGAGAACCACATCGCACCAGATTCCATACCCAACGCGAAATCTGCAGCACTACCAGACAATGTGTTTGACAGAACAATCTTGGTTCCTGCGCTTCGTGTAGTGAACGCTGGAGCCGCGGAACCAAGTATTCCAAAATCTACCCAGTTCATCGTTGTGCCAGAGAACACCAATTGAGCTGATGAGGTGCTTCCCGCTGCAGAAATTGTCTGATTTCCAGTAAAGGTGTTTGAGCCCGTTACTGCTAATGTTCCACTAGTTGGAAACGTGACGTTAGTGCTACCAGTGGTTGTGAGTGTTAGAGGAAAATTCCCTGACGTTGTGAAGTTGTTGGCAATGCTTAAGTTGCCTGAGAGAGAAATAGTTCTATCTGAATCTGCAGTGTCAAATGACAGCAACCTGTTGGCAGTGAATGGTGTTCCTGACGCGTCAAGATTTAGCGTCCAGTTACCAAAATCTACGCCTAGTGCGCGTGTGAAGAAGTTTTTCGTTGCCATTAAATTTCCTAGCGATCAACGCTTTATTTATCCACTGGCGCATGAGGAAGGGGGACACCTAAATGGTGTCCCCCTTAACCTGATTAAAACTGTCGTTAGACAGTCATTAGCTGGCGAGTAAACTTCACGGTTTTGGAAGTAGCTGCCGTCGCGGTATAGGTGACGCTAAGCGTACCAGTCGCGATGGATGCGTCAAAGTTACCCAACGAGAATGCTGACGTGAACACGTTACCGAAGACAGTAACGTATGCTGTTGTACCATCATGGATGATCAGCATATCAGCTGTTTCATAGCTAGTTCCATCAGCAATCTGTACTGTATAGCGCGCAGAACGATATGATGTAGCAAGCCATGTGTCAACAGTTGTAGTTGACGTCGTGGTCACAGATGCAGAACCCGTCGTTACTGTCGCATTTGATCCATACGCTGTGGTACCAGTTGTCGTGGTTCCAGCAGTGTTGAAGTTAGACGCTGTTACAGTACCCGTTGAAGGGTTGAACGACATCTTCGAGCTTGACACCTTAGCAGCCTGGTTACCAGATGCTGTAGTAACCCACACTGGGTACATCGTGGCGTTAGTAGAGGTATCATCGGTGATCGCAATGTTCGTTGCGTTCGTCGCAGTTCCACTCAACGCACCACTGAACGTGGTTGCAGACAATGTTCCAGTTGATGGGTTATAGGTTAGCTTTGTGGAGCTTACCTTGTTTGGCTGGTTACCAGATGCTGCCGCGACGAACATAGGGTACATCGTCGAGTTAGTCGCTGTGTCATCTGTGATCGCAGTGTTCGTTGCGTTTGTAGCCGTTCCAGAGAAACCACCCGACGCTGTCAGCACACCAGTTGATGGGTTGAATGTCAGCTTTGTAGAGCTTACCTTCACTGCCTGGTTGCCAGACGCTGTAGTAACCCATGCGAGGAACATCGACGCGTTGGTTGACGTGTCATCAGTGATCGCCGCGTTCGTCGAGTTAGTTGCAGTGGTCGCTGATGTTGCGTTACCAGACAGCGTAGCAGTGATTGTGCCAGCGCTGAAGTTACCAGAACCATCACGCAGAACAAGAGCGTTGGCAGTGTTAGCTGTTGCGGAGTCATTTGACGTGTAGACTTGGTACCAAGTCATGCCGGTGGTGCCAAGCGTGTCAGTCGTCTTGAACGTCGTCTTGAACATCAGTCCGCCGTTGACAGTTCCCTGGTCAACGTTTACAAAACCACCTGCAATTTCACTAGCAACGTCAGCATCTGCGGATCTAACCCAAGTACCGTTAGCGCCTGTACCCAGAGTTTGAACAATGTAGATACCGTTCTGAGCAGCAGTAGCCTGGTTCTTAACCAAAATGCGGTCGTTAGCTGCAAGTGTGACACCATCAAGCGTGTTGGGTGCAGAACCAGCGAGGGTGACGCTAGCTGTGGTTGCCGCCTTTACAGATTTCTTTAATGCAGAATCTGGCAGATACGACATGTCAAGTGTCTGCCATGTTGGTGCTGCAGATCCGTTGGAAACAAGCGCCTGTCCAGCTGTACCAGCCGCAGTTGTTCCATATGTGGTGCTTGACGCACCGTATACGATACCCCACTGAGTAGTCGAGGTCACGCCAGTACCACCGTTAGCAATCGCGACAGTGCCAGTTACGTTTGCTGCATTTCCAGAAATGTTGCCGTTAATGTCAGCACCAGGAATTGTTGCCGATGCGGTGAAGGCAGAAGTACCGTTGCCCTTGAGGTATCCAGTTAGTGTCGTAGCACCAGAACCACCAGATCCAACTTGCAGAGTACCAGTTACGTGTGCAGTTCCAGAAGTGTCGAGGTTAATCTTACCCCATGATGGAGCAGCACCAACACCACCAGAAATAATTGCATTACCTGTCGCGACAGCTGTTAGTGTCGTAAGTCCCGTCGTAGAGTTGGCGTAGAAAAGATCGCCAACAGTATAGTTCGAAGACTTCGCAAAGTGGAAAACGTTACCCGATTGAACGATACCGTTACCCGCGGTAGCCACACCAGCTGAAGAGAACTGGGTGAATGGCAGGTTGGTAGTACCGATAGTCGTTGCACCAGTGGATGTCAAGATCCAGCCAGTGTCACCTAGCGTCGTTCCTTCCTCAATGAATGTGAAGAGACCTGGTGTAACTTCAGTTGCTGTATCAGCGTCAACAGCTCGAGTCAGCACCCAGTTAGTAGAGCCTGATCCAATGTTAGTGACCGTGTAGATACCGTTCTGGAATGCAGATGCCTGGTTCTTGACGAGAACACGATCGTTTGTGGCAAGAGTTACACCATCAAGAACAAAAGCTGCTTGAGCACCAGCGTTGGTAAGCGTTGCACCAACGCCGCTTGCGCCGTTAGAGTAGGTGACAGTCAGAGCCGCGGTAGTAGCAGCGCGAACAGAACCCTTGATATCCAAGCCACTAGCAGTTGCATCAACATATTGCTTCGTCGCAGCGTGCAATGCTTGAGTTGGGTCTGCATTCAGTGTCAATGATCCAGTCATTGTTCCACCGGCTAGTGGAACAGCGCCGATTGTGTTCGTCGAAATGGTGATCGCGCTGGAACCATCAAATGTTGTTCCAGATGCGGCACCAGAGTTCGAGTTGTTGAACGTGACAGCGTTATTGACCTTGGTTGCCGTGGCGGCGTTACCACCAATACTCAATGAGCCTGCAGTACCAGTCAATCCGGTACCTGCACCAGTGAACGACGTCGAGGACAGTACACCTGTTGATGGGTTGAACGTCAGCTTTGTCGACGTTGTTTTTACTGGTAGGTTACCAGTGTTGGCAGTAACCCACGCTGGATACATCGTAGCGTTGGTTGCTGTGTCGTCAGTAATACCAACGTTTGTCGCGTTGGTTGCGGTTCCCGAGATCGAGATGCCCCATGTACCGGACGCGTTTGTACCTGTTGTTGATGGAGCACCGATCGTATTGTACGATACAGTGACTGCAGACGAACCGTTGAACGTCGAGCCTGATGCAGCACCTGCACCACCGTTGTTGAACGTGACCGCGTTTGCAACAGAACCTGCCTGACCTGACGTGTTACCAGTCGTGGTCATCAGTGTACCAGACGTTGGGAAGGTGACGCTTGTAGCACCAGTCATTGTGAAGGTGGTAGCGAACGCACCTGACGTGGTCAAATTACCTGCCAGAGTCAGGATACCGTTGCCCTTGGCGCCTGTCGCAGACGAGTGCCACAGCGTGGTCGAGCTAGCAAGGAATTCTAGCTTACCACCAGCAGGAAGATCAATTGAAGCGTTAGCTGCACCGGCATCAATCGCGGCGCCAGAGGCTGGATAAACCTTCAGTGGGTTAGCTGACTTGTTAACAATTGAAACCCAACGTCCTACCGTAGCGGTAGGCAGAGTCACACCACCTGGGTTCGACGCGTTCGTCGTGATGACGTTGATGTCGCTAGTGAGAGCACCTTGACCCTGTGCGTTAGTACCTGCAGTTACCGCCGCATTTACGCCGACTGTTGCCGCGTTAATTTGCGGTGTGGTCAGCGTTTTGTTGGTGAACGTCTCTGTTCCTGCCAGAGTCGCAAGTGTACCCGCAGTAGGCAACGTGACGTTAGTCGAACCAGTAGTTGTCAGTGTCAGTGCGTTTGCGCCGGAAGTAGTGAACGCACCTGCTAGTGTTAAGTCGCCTGCAAGGGAGAGAGTTCGCGATGCGTCGTTAAGATTGACTGTTAGGGTTCTGTTCGCAGTTAGGGTTCCGTTGTGCGAGACAGACATATCGAACGCACCAGTACCGGCGTTGCGAACAGTAAGAGTCGTTAGGGCTGTGAATGATCCGCCTACGACTGTCGGCGCGTTGGACATAACAACAGAACCAGCAGTACCAGTGATCGAATAAGCACCGAATGATCCGCTGTTATTGTATTGGACTTGTCCACTCGTGCCAGCCGGAGTCACCGTGATGGGGTTACCGTTAACAGTGAATATGCCGGTTCCCTTGGTGACTACGTTTACGTTGATGTTAGTATCAGTGCCAGACGCTGTCAGGCTCACAATGCCCGGAGAGCCGGATGCTCCACCAGCGAGTGTGAGCTGGTTTGCCTGACCTGCACCCGCAACGAGTGTTGTCGTTGCCTGTGCACCTTGTTTAACGAAGAAGTCCTTAATTGTTGCCATGTTGACCCTAGGTAAGTTCTAGGATCTATTTATTTAACTATCAATAGCCGTCCTGATAAAGCGTATTGTTTTGTTAGTGGCGGTGTATGCGGTGTATGTAAGGGAAATTGTGCTCCCAGACATTAATGCATTAAAGTTTCCAAGCGAATTTGGCGAGTTGAATACGTTTCCATGTTCTGAAACAAAGACATCACTGTTGTCATGCATCAGCATAACCTCTACAGTTTCCACGTTAACGCCATCAGTAATCTGAACTTGATATTTTGCCGATCTGTATGTGACAGTAGAGATTGAATCGATGATTGTCGTCGAAGTTGACGTAACTTGCGCTGATCCACTAAAAATATTCTGCTCACCCTGCGGAGCTTCGCCAGCAATGACTTGTCCAAATTCGTTCACTGTCACCACCCCATAAGTACCAGGTGCTCCAATAGTTGGAATTGTTGTTGGGACAGGATAAGTGGTAGTTGGATCGGACAATGGTGGTGCTGATTCATGGATAGCGATGGCTTCTCCTTGACCAGGTCCCGCAGAAACTTGCAATCTGACTTCTTTGAATTGATTGGAGAACACAATATCAGAAGGACTATCGGTCGAATGAAGTGTCTTCAGCGTCTTCCATCCAGAATCATAATGCTCCACAATCACTGTTGTTCCAGCAGGTATAGTGATTCTCGCTTTAGCTGGAAATGTCATCAGCTGTGAGTACTTTTTAAATCTTGCAGTTAGTGCAATTCCTTGTCCTGGTTTTTGAGAAGGAAAAGGTAGCGTGCCTGTGATTGAAAATGTGAATGTGTTCTGATCAACCACTGTAATGGGGTGCTCACCACTCCATGCTGAATACTCAGCATTTGTCTCCAAACTCATCACATCGCCCGTCGACAGACGATGGTTCATGTATTTGACAGTGACTGTCCCAGCAGAAACAGAGCCAGTTCTAAGAATAAGGGTGTGACACACCTCACTGTTCCAGACTGGCGTGATATATTGATTGGGCATTTTACGTGTCCTGTAATCAGATATTTAGTAAATAGATCTAGAACACCAATTCAAACAAATGGTCACAACATTCAAACAATTTCTTGCTGAGGGCGGTGCTGCAACTGAGAAGTTCAACACTCAGCGAGCAACGAAAGAAGACATTGAGAAAGCCCTTGACATCGTGGGTCGAACTCTCAATTTGCCCGATATCAAGAACCGCACTCTTGGAACGGTTCACCTCACTCTTGCGGGTAAAAAGAATGATAGCGGTGACATTGACATCGTCATAGGAAATGATGAGATGTCTAGCGAACAAGCCAATTTGAAAATGATGGAATTGGTAAACAATGAGGGCACGTTCAACAAGGGAACAAAAATCGGCTCATACGCAGTAGATGTGGGCGGAAAGAAAGTTCAGGTTGACTTAATGTTTGTGAATGACAAAACATGGGCAAAGTTCATCTACTATTCTTCCGAAGGTGACAAGTCTAAGTATCCAGGCGTAGTTAGAAACTTCCTTCTCATGGCAGCGATGCGCCATACTCATGAAGGTGGAAAAGATTTCATCATGAAGTATAAGGGTGAAGTCGTAGCTCGTGCGTCAAGAGCTATCAAATTAGACACTGGCGTAGAGCGGCTGTTTAAAGCCGCAAAATATGACAAGGAAACAAAGACGTTTGGAAAGACGATGAATAAGATGGATCCAGGCCAATTAGCCATGCACGCCCAGGCTATCTCTGGAAAGAATATTAAGTTTGACCCAAATCCAGATATCATCACTGATCCAGATACTGTTGCCAAATTCCTATTTGGACAGAATGTATCAGCAAAAGACATCATGACTGCCGAAGACGTCATCAAGCAAATTAGGGCTAGAAAAGATGCTCAAGAGATTTTTGCTGATGCAATAAAATCACTCAAAGAAGCCAAGCTTCCAATTCCAGAAGAACTGAAATGAGATTCAAGCAATTTATTTCTGAAGCGTATCTAGACCTAGAACCGGGTACAAAACTAATCTCGACAGAAGAGAACTTTTACGCGCTTTCCTTTCATGGTGAAACGGATGGCACATATGTTTTTCCTGGCACTGAACTTACTGTTCATTCAATCGTGCCAGGCGAAATGCCTGGATATGATAAGATTCTCTTCCAAAAGAAAGACAGTCCCGAACTATTCTGGGCGTATCGTTACTACATTAACAGAGATACGGTGCTGAAGAAAGACTATGATAAGAAGTTTCTTGATGATCTGACCGAAGCAACAGCTGGAACAGGAACCCCATCTTCTGTTCTTGCACGCGCATTCAAGGAGATTGCTAACTCCTATCAATCAAGAATGCCAGATGATCCGTCAAAACCAGCAAATAGAAAAGATAAATTGACGGACTTTCTTGAAATCGGATCAGTCAATAGCTCGATGAAGTCTCCTCCTAATGCCAAGAAGACAGCCTATGGTTTAGAGAAAAGGAAGATTAAGAGCGTCACGATTGAGGTGAGTCCATTCAAATTTCAGGAACAGTATGACCCTAAGACTAGGTCATTTAAAAAACCAAGCGTTAAGACAGATGACAGTCACAGAGAATTAGTCAAACAATTTCAGAAGGAAACTATTGAGAAATGGTTAGCCAAGGCTGAGGAATCAGGATTCCATCTAATAGGGTGGATTGACGGTCCTGGCGCAAGCAATCTTTATGGATTTGATGACATCAAGACGTTCAATCTTGATAAATTCCTTAACAGGAGTGATAGCAATAAGGTAACTTTCATCTTTGATGGTGAGGTCCAAGCTGCCAAAGGCCGTGATGAGATCATGTCTGATATTATGGAGATCCTACACGAGAAGCTAAAATTTGGACCACAGTATCATGCCCTCGCCCGCAGCAAACCCCATGAACATGAGGGCTTTAGTACAAATGCTGCTAAAACTGGGCTCTACCGTCATAATGGTGATGGCACTGGCTGGTTTAAACCAGAAAAAGTTAATCCACTAATAATCTACCCACCAGTTTTTAATGAGACCGCGCAACTTCGCAATCTCATATCGCAGAGAGCACCTGACACTAGAAAGATCGATCTAATGCTTGGTTTGTATGATGATGACGTACAGGATGACTTTGCCAACAATTTGCGGAAACAAAAGGATGACCTCATTGTCAATCAAAAAGAACACGCCAAAGAGAAAATTAGAAAGTTCATGGCGATTGTAGCAAAGGACATTGCTGAATGGAATAAAAAGATGCCGTCCATCGCAAAGAAAATCGAGGCTGCAATCCAAGAAATTGCAGCCTCGAGTCCATACCACATTAAAGTGGAAATAAAACCGAACAGTGTTAAAACAACCGACTATGTCAATGGACAGTATGTAGATCGTAAGACCTTTGGTGCCAGTCTAAGAACAAAAATCACTGGTGAAAAGCGGAGTTACATTAGCCGCGAACACCATGAACCGCTCAAGGACTTTTTGGACATGCTCTGCATTTTTATCTATGTTGGTGAACGCAAAGCCGGCACCCCTGATAAGGTCAAATTCGATCAAGATTGACCGCGTAACTTGATGTAGGTAATGCAGAGGGACTCGAGCAGATTTTCGTCGAGTCCCTTGTAGCATGAGCGAATAGCACCAGGTGTTGAGTCAAGGAGATATTTGGCATTATCTTCCCAATCCTTCAGATTCTTTTTCAAAGTTTCAACCTCTTGGGAAAGCTTGAGCAAATCGTGCTGAATAGCGTCGCCCCTGATTGCTGCAAGCTGGAAGAATCGGATGCAGTCGGCGCACTCGCAGTTGCTTATGGGCTGGTGTCGCATGTACGAAGGGCTTTGCAGCCTCTGCACCTCCGCGTCACGCGAGGCGCGCTTGTTCCATGCTGCAATTGCACTGGATCGGTATTCATCGCCCTGCTCAATGCCGCAGTTGTCGCATTGCACGTTGAACCATGCGTCGTATTCGCCCGCATGCTGTCCATCGGCATCCTGGTATGCCTCCACCAACCGCAGGAGCCTTGGGGCGCTCCCGCAGAACGGGCACGGCTTCAATTCTTCGCTCATTCGTCCTCCGGACTCAATTAGATTCACTTTTCATCACCTCATCTAGCAGTGTTTCCATCACAATGCAGAAGCATTCTGATCTGTCAAATGCACTGTCTATCGCTGAAAGGAATTCACGAAATGTATATTCTCTTTCTTCATCATTCTCAATCCAATCCTCCAAATACTTAGACACCGCAGGATTGATTTTCATGATTGGGGTGTCTAGGATTGTATTGATGGCGTCAACAGGACGATTGTTGCCAATACTGATTTCAATCTTCATTTTGATTTACAGCATGTTGGTGAATCTAACATTGAATTCGTCAAGCCAGATGTTCTGTTTGGACGTAAACAGCCTTTTTCCATTTGCGTCCAAGACATAAGTCACCGCATGGTCGTCCATGGAACGAACAGATCGACCTGCTCCTTGGACCAATTTCATGATAGTGATAGTGTTGTAGAGAGACTGGTGATGATCTAGAATGAATTTCATTCGCTTGTCACCTAGCGAGGGGAATGGCGCCTTTACAACGATCTGGAATCTAGACTGGTCGCCAGGAAGGTCAACACCTTCAAACATGGATGGCGACATAAGGATAGCAACACCCTTATAATTCTTGAACGCATGCAAGACATTTTCCAGCTTCTCACCCTGCTTGTGTTCAAACAGTTTGTATCCACTGATTTTGCTAATTTCAGCAGAAATTTCCTGCGTCAACTTGAACGAGGGTGTGAGAATAATGCCTCGCTCTCCATCCTCGATATGGTGCTTGACAATCTTTGCGACGTTCTTCCTCAGTCTCACCACAGTCTGGGGATCCTTCAATGACGTGAAGTTCAACGACATAGGATCGAAGAAAACAATTTCCTTATTTTCTTTTGGGAACGTTGGCGGTAACTTAATGAACTTGGTCTTTTCAGGATCAAGCTTCATCGTTGTTGTCATGAACTCATCACTAATCGTGGCAGACATGAAGAGGTTAAAGTCAGCAGCTTCAAGAGCTTCCATCATGTTGCCAACGAAGATTGGCTTCACTGATACTGCGCTCTCGTCTTCCTTGTATTCGAATACGTGATCATATTCGTACTTGAAGAGATCGTCAATCTTGCAGAGCTTGCCCTCGTATTCCTTCACGAAGCGCGTCAATTTGCTGTATTCGCTCATCTTACCAGAGCGCAATGCTTTCTCTTGACGAATTACTCCGCGTTCCTTTGCGTACTTGTAGATGTCAATCAACGCATGGAGATACGCTTTGTAGTTGCTATCGTTGATTTTATCTTTCTTGGCGCAATCATCACCAACGCGCTTGATCTTCTTGGCAATTTCCAAATCAGTCAGCTGAATTGTGTCAGCAATATCCTGAGCTGTTCGCTGCATGATCTTCTGCGAGAAATAGATTGCATTGTGCTCACTAAACAGGTCATTGACAAGGTGTGCCTCATCCCACACAATCAAGTCTCTGTCTTCGAACTTGCCAGTGTACATGCGATCGATGAAGTAGAAGGAATAGTTCGTCGTGAGGTGACGAACATGATTCCTTGCTTTCTTTATGCTAAGGTAATCGCATTTCTCGCAGTGATTGTCAAGCGTCTGCTGGAATTCAGATGCATTCTGCACCATGGTAAACCACGCACATGCATCTGCTTTTTCCAATTTTTCATCCGTGGTCAGAGCAGAACAATCATAATTGTTCGCACCCTTGATCATGATGAAGCGACGATCCTCCAGCAACTGCTCAAAAGTATTCTCATATTGCTTGGCGAGAACGTTTGTAGCAGTGAGGCTAATGCTGGATTTGGGCCTAAAGGAGCCTCCACCACGGATAGAGGAAAGCGTTTCAGCAGTGACTGCACCAATGATGGACTTACCAGTTCCAGTTGATGCGTTCAGAATAACATTTCGCTTTCCTTCATCAAGGAAAGCTGAAAGAACTTGATTTACAGCTGCTGCTTGTCCAGCTCGAGGAGTGAACTTGAGTCGCTGGAAGGACTCGAGAATTTGTTGTTCATATTTCATTTCTTCTTATTATAGCTCGAGAGACACTGCAGTAAAACCGTGATCAATATCGTTTCACGATTTGTTCAGAATTAGCCATGACAATAGCGTCAACATCAACTAGGAAATTAGCATCGTCTTGAGCTTCCTTAATTGATTGATAACGCTTTGCCATGCCCTTCTCCTCAGTAGAACTTCCAATACCGACACACGAGTGGTATGTGTTGTCCTTAAAACGGAGAACGTATTGAATCACTTCTGCATACCAAGAAGTTCCTTCAAAATGCGACTAGCTGTCGCACCATCATACATCCCTGGATAGAATGTTTTGAGCGTGTTCATATATGCGCCCATATTCTTGACGACGTTGTTTTCAATGATTTCGCTAAACGCCCGGCGAAGTTCATCCTCAGTCAACTGCTTCGGCAGGAAACTTTCCAAAATAGAGAGCTCCTTTCGAGAGGTTTCGTTGTCAGCAAGTCGGATCATTTCTTGCGTGTTCTTCACAAACTTCTTGATAACCGCAACAACTTCCATGTCTGTCGATTCACGATTTCCATCATTCTTGCCGGGCATGCTGGCTTCGCCAAGCAGTGTTGTCAGAAGTGCTGAGGCAATAGCATCACGATTTTTTCTAGCCGTAAGCTGCAGAGTTTTGATTTCAGAAAGAAGGCTCATATATCTGTTTCGTTTGAGGGTGGAAGGACGTAGATGAAAATCGTTTCAGTACAGTAGGAGTGGACAATGTCCGTCACGATGTGCTGGCGATAGTATTCATCAGCACATTTTAGAAGAACCTTCTCTCCAATTCGTGGAACTGGAATGCGAGAATCCAGTTCCACTGAATCACAGAACGCGTATCCGGCTTGTCCACTAATGTAGAAGCTCAGTTTCATTTTGCGTACTTGACGGGGTCAACAAGGTTGTAGTGTCTTGCATAAACATGAAGACTGCCTACGTTCCAAATCAAATCACCAACTTCGTAGTTATTTCCAGCCGCATTCAAATCAGATGTCAGCTTCTCAAGAACATGCTGCTGCCACACTTTGTCGTTTTTGTATCCGAACACAGCGTCATTGCTTCGCATTTGAACAACAGCATGGACTTTGCCATCACGAATCAGATATTGAACCACATTGGTACAAATGAAGTCAGATCTACCATTCTTGTTATAGTCCAGCCAGATCTGCGGGCGAGTGTAGATCATGCAAGCACGACGAGAAGAGGGGCTCTGCGTTAGTTCTTGAAGTGTACACTTGTACTGAGACATCCATCCATCAGTTTCAGCCTCACGCATGGACGAACCTGATGCGGCCGGCTTTTTAAAGCCATTCTCTGGAGAATAGATCAAGTGGCCGTAATTACTGTTGATAAAGCCGTCCTTGTCTGCCACGGCTTTCCAAATTGCTGGGGCACCACCAGGGATGTCATTCACGTTCAATGACTGGGAGTTATACCACTCTTCTTCGCGCTTAACGTAATCCCAATTCACTTCACCAAAGATGCTGTCCTCGTCTGCAATGAAGTTAGCACCAAGGATTTCGATGGTTGTATTACCAACCAGCCCAGTCATGCTGGATTCACGATTAATTTGTGTGAATTTTTCTTCTGCAAGAAGACGAACAAAAGTCTTCCTGATATCTGCTGTTCGCAGTTGCATTGATGTCTCCTTTATTGTACTTATGCGCTTCTGATGGCGCATTAGTTCATGGCTTTTTCTGCGCCATGATCCGAGTAATATACTCGGAGTAACCCTCTTCACCAACTTCTGGTGCCTGCTTCTTCTCTTCTTTCTTCTTGCCGAAGATACGATCCCAGCCGTCGCGATAGGCTTGGTTTGCGGTTTTGCTGACGAGTGAGTCGCCTGTGATATCGTTTCGGCTCATAGTCCAAACCAAACTCGAAACATGATGCTGAAAAAGAGTGGTAGTGCCCAAAGTCCCATTATTTTCTCCCGTTATAAATTAGTTTTGCAAAAACGCGATTCGTAGAATTTCACGTTTGGCAGTCTTCATTGTTTGCCAAGCCATTAGAACCCCCTTTCAAATTTTTCTGCGACGGGTTTTTCCTCGTATTCAATCCGAACACCATCAAAAACTGTTCGTGAGTCCCGACCAAAATAGTCAGTGCTGACTTCACGAGTAGTGAAGGTCACCTTTGCATCCGCTGGGATCTTCAGATGTTGTTTCAGAATGTCTGTGAGTTCTTCAGACGAGATCTTGACAGAAACAGTGCGAGTATAGTTAGGCATTTTTTATTCCTTAAAACTTGCTGGTCCACGAGCGCGTACTGCTGCAAGCAGATCATGAATGCACCCTTGAGATCTTCTAGTGTTATCATGGTTTTTACCCGTAATCCTTATATTGTAACTTCATGGCGCTGAAATTAAACTGGAATCAAAGTGATAAAATATGCGTATGAACGTTTTCATATTAGATCGTGATGTGGTAAGGTGTGCAGAAATGCACTGCTCCAAACACGTACTCAAGATGGTTATTGAGTACGCACAAATTCTCTCTACTGCGCACCGTGTTCTTGACGGTAAACCTTACGTGGATGATTCGTCAGGACGAAAGCTGATTCGCTACAGGATGGACGATCCTCGAATGGAAATGAAGCTGTTCAAGTCCACTCACATCAATCATCCATGCGTCAAGTGGGCGCGCCAAAGTTCTGCGCACTATATGTGGCTTTTTGAGCTCTTCACTGCTCTAGCGTTTGAATATCACTGGCGGTACGGGAGAGACCATAACGTGTTCATTCGACTAGGACACGTGTTGGAGAATCCGCCCAAGAACATTCCCGAGGCAGAGTGGATTGACCCACCCCAGGCAATGCCGGAGCAGTATCAGTCAGATGATGTGGTGGAGAGCTATCGAAACTTTTATCGTCTCGATAAGCTGAGATTCGCCAAGTGGGATGGGAAGGTGAGGGATCGGACTATTCCGAATTGGTTTTAGTCCTGCAAATCATTGAACCACTTCAACTTGCGTTCGCGCTTCTTTTCTTCTAGTTCTTCAATTTTCACAAAGCGATCATCAAAATCATTGACATGGACGCAATACTCCTCGTCAGCGGCACCATGAACAATTGAGAAGACCACAACTGGTTCGCCCATCTCGTCTTCTCTTTCGCCAGTCACTTCAATGAGGGTGCCTTCTGGAATTCTAGCGCCAATCCAGTTGCCTCTTATGTTAATTCCCTCGACTCGGGCAAAAACGAAATCGCTCGTAATGTCAAGCATGTTGAGTGCAATACGCTTCTCACCTTTTAGAGGAGAGTCGTGAAGTAGCTGGTTGACTTTCATGTTAGTATTTTATACTCTTCAAATCTATAGTAGTTCACCGTCAAAAAGATAGTAATAGGCTTTACCCATTCCATATTTAGTATAGTCGGTGTAGAAGCCAATCCCATCATTTTCTAAAATGAACGCGTGATTTCGACGTGGATTTGAATCATCAAAATCAGAAACGTTGCCAGTGTTTTTGTCAAGCTTCTTGACAGATAGATTAGCCTTGTTTTGTGCTAATTTTTTAATGACTGCCCAACCACCGTCAAAGATTGCATCATCAACCAGTATTGGTGTGATATTGCTCTCTTTCATGCCATAGAGCAAGATTAGAGAGTATCCAAGTCCACGAGAACTAGATAGTGTGAATAGGACAATAAGCTTCTTGTAATCTACGCCACAAACTGTTGTAGGTTCAACCTTGCAAAAGGCGACAAGCTTGTCATTTTCCATTAATCCGTAGGATTCAACTCCATTTATGTCAGCATAAACAAGCGTGAAATCCCCATGTAGCTGGGCGACTTGTTTCATTCATAGTGCCATTTTCTTGTAGAAGTCTTGTACGCGATCAAATAGTCTATCTACGTAAGGCATCAAATCTACATGGAACTCTTGCGGGAAACCAGCCGCTGACGTCATTAAGATAACGCCCTTATTGATATTGGTGCCAAACATCTCGTTGTGCATGAGCGCGTAGGCACACAGTTGAAACCGATAATCTTCAATGTCTTCCTGACTCTTTAGCCTAGAAGATGTCTTGAAGTCAATGATTGCTTCCTCTCCCTTGTAGACACCAATACAATCTACACGTCCGGCGAGAGCGAGCAGGTCAGAGTACAAGCCTACTTCCTGGCACCAAATCTCATCGATCTTTTTTAGCTTGACCTTCAACGCATTGAACATGTTGAGGGCTTCAGCAGAGAATTCACTTGATGAGAACTCTTCCTCACCATTCAAGAATCGCTCAATGAGCGTGTGCACTGCAGTGCCTCGATCGGCTGCGTCCTGGGTTTTCTTCTTCGCATTCAGTTGACCGATCGCATTTGCCCAATTAGCAAGTGCTTTCACCTTCTCTTCAGGCATTGTCTTTCCCAGGACAGTTGTGATGCTGGGATATGCACCACCTTGAGGTGTAATGTAGATACGCATGCCATTGACTGTTTCAGTCATTAGCTCAGGATAGTCAAATTTGAATTTCATAAACAAAAAAGGTGTACTTGTTATTTAATGCACACCCTTTTCAGAATTTTAGGCACTCACTCTTCATCACTCAAATCATTTAGAAAATTAGTACCACGCCACATCTTCATGTCTTTCGTGCATGAGTAAAATTGTGCTGCGTCAGCCATCCATCGCCATGTACCAGAATCAAAGTATACCTTATCTCCTTCCTGTTTAACGAACATGATGTTCCATTGGAAATCATGCGTGTCCTTTGAGAAAACTCGGATTCCGGGATTCTGTCGATTTGACGGATGCCACTTCTTGAAAATGTTCTTAATTGGAGTGGCGCTGAACTCGCCAATGACAGCGAGCTGTTGCTGAGGCTTGTATGTGTGTTGCTCATTCAAATCCTTCATCCACTGCCTACTATACTCGGCCCGCTTCATCATATGCTTCCTAAAAGCATTTTCTGTCATGGTTAACGTGTACTCGTCACCTGTAGAAAAACGCACGTAACCGTTATGAATGCTTGTCACCTTAACTACAGTTCCCTTTGGCAATGGATATGTCGCGTAATCGCGACTAGTGCCTAAAATGGTTGCCCTGAATGCTTTTACTACTGCAAATTCCTGATGAATATCGATAGCGCTCGATGCGTCCATGATTTCATTTAGCTTCATTTAGCTTCCTTCGAGCTGCACGCTCAGTTGCTTCTCTTGCTGTCTTTGCCTTGTGACACTCTCGACAGAGGGTTTGCAAATTTCCCATCTGCCAGAATGAAAGGCTGCCATCGCCCTCAATAAGTGGGACCTTATGGTCAAGATCCCACCCATTCTTACCCTTCTTATCGCACTGCTTCTTGCATTCAAAGCAAACACCTTTGTCTCGCTTCCAAACTGCTTTACGTGTAGCACTTGGCCAGAAAAGTAATTCGTACTCTTCAAAACAGCTTGGATGCCAGCGACTTTTGCTAACTCTGCCAGTCTTAGTCAAACCGACAACCGCATTGCACCAACGACACGTTCCTTCTGGAACTGTGTCAAACCATGTAGGTTTTGGTGGAATGCGGTGCTTTGTCACAAACCTAAATTAGCCCAATCTTCTTCAGAGGGGTGTGGAAGCCCATGGACATCGCACCAATCCTCAAGATCATTACGCGAATCAGGTCCATTTGTCCAAATCACATCGTCATCATTTGGTTGATGACCATCATCTACGTCCATCACAAGACCTTGATATGCGTCAGCTGGTTTTCCGTGTTCATCAGTTTCACGAGCAATCACATACGCTCTATTACCGACAGTGGGTCCATGCAATGTGTCACCACCACTGAACGCCATGTCATTCTCTTGAAACTCCCAAACAGACTGACCATTTTCGGTATGTGGGCGGCGGATTATGTCTTCTAGTTCGTCATTGCTAAGATTTGCAATACCAATTGCGTGCGCAAGGCCACGTTCTTCGCTGTCAGCGCCTTTCCAGCCACCCTTATCAAGGATTTGTTGAGCGTGAGCCTTCTGTAGATCCTCAAGAGAATCAACGCCTGGATAGTGGATGTCGTTCTCGTGCATGAAGCGGCGAATTCGTGTCGAAATCTCATGCTTCACAGCAGTGTCCTCACGCAAGCTAACGCCACTCTCCCTAGCCATGCTGCGCATCTGTCGTTCAAGATTTTGTAGACGGATATACAGATCGTTGGTTCGCTGCACAGTAGCTGCGGAAAGACCACCTGTGCCAGACGAGCTTGGAGTAGTAGTTTTCTGAACACGCCTCAACGCTGCGCGAACAATGTTCATGTTCTTGAAAGTCTGCGACAGCCACTTCTTCCTATCTTCCTTAGGAAGTTTTGCGCACAGGCTTAAAGCGCGCTTGCACGCGTCCATACGGCGAGTAAGGTCCTCAAGCGAAGCATTTGCTGGGAGTTGGACAAGCTCAAAGAGCTTGTCATAATCCTCACGAATAGACAGAAGTTCTTGAATCAGGTTCATTACGCCTTGACTCCGATGGTGAATTTGTTGCTAACTGGTTGCGTGAATGTCACGCCTTTCTCACGGTAGGCTTTGAAAAATCTGTCAATTACAGCCGACACATTTTTGGCAGATGCAACATTTTTGTTGCCTGCATCATGTGGTGCAACAGATCCACCATTCACGACGACAGTGACAGAGCCATCCTTGTTAATTGAATAATCTACATCAAATTGCTTCTTGAGTGCTGAAACAACAGGTGCTGCAGCTTTTTCAGAGGCAGCTCGATCAAATTCAACAGCCTCATTAACTGCGGCACCATTGCCCTTTACAAGAGCGAGCAGTTGCTGTGCACGACGCAGAACAACACCATTGTTCTTGATAGATTGACGCTGCTTCTTAATCATCATATCAGTCTGTGTCTGCTTGTAATTCACAATATCAGACGGAATGCCAAGAGCGATGGCAAGTTCCTTGACAGTGTCTACCCATGCTTGCGTGCTAGTGTCGCCAACGTCAGTGCGCTGAGCCTGCTGCGCTTGCTGATTAGGTGCTGTGTCATCATCATTCGCTGCATCTGTTGGAAGACCTGGAGACATAGCTTCTGCCATTCTCATTCCAGTGATTGCATCAACACCTAGAAGTTCAGCTAGGATTTTTACATATGCACGAAGATGGCTGTCGCGTTGGATAAGCGCTGCCTTTTCGCGAACATTGTTGCGAAGCTGCAATCTTGCAATGCGTTCAATAGAAGATGGCAAACCAATCCTATCGAGGATTTCCAAAACTACTTTCTGATAAACGCTGTTTAGTTCATCCTCGAGCTTGTTCTCTTTGACTTCCTTTTCGGTCGATTGCGTCTTCTCAGCTGCAATGAAGCCGTTAATTACGCGGCTAACCCACAGACGGAATTGGCTGTCTTTCTGATACATATCGCCAGAAGACTGAACAGAATCACGAAGATCTGATTTCTTCATCACGAGTGCTTCGATTGGCGCACCAAGGGTCCACATAAGGGCGACCATCATTTTCTCACCACGTTGAGGGAAGAATTGCATCAGCTTTTGGAGACTAGCCGGAAACTCGGAAGTTCCCTCGACAGAATCTACCTCAATTTTTTTCTTTGACTTCTTTGTTTCTTTCTTTTCTAGAAGAAGCTTATCCTTGAACTGTTGGCCAAATGTCATTGCCGACTCCTGTGTAGTAGTTGATTCGTCCTCGTCCTCATCATCCTTGGACGCTTTCTTTTTCTTTGGTGTTTCTTCGCTGTCAGAATCCGTGTCGTTAGCATCTTCGTCAGATGTCTGATTGGAATCATCGTCAGAATCCTCATCATCCGCGTCACCCAAATCAACGTCTGGAACTTCGCCACCCGATCCATCATCCTCAGGGGCTGGTGAATTATCATCGCCAGAACCGCCTTCATCACCTTGATCATCATCACCTTGATCATCATCACCCTGATCACCTTGATCATTTGTTCCATCGTCAAATACGGTCGTGTCAATGCCAACGTCATTGTTTTGGGTATCATCAGTACCACCGTCTCCCTCTTCACCATTCGCGACAGACTTAATCAGATCGAGATCTTCACTGCTGTCTTCATCGTCGCTTGGTGGAACACCCTCACCTGTTTCTTCTGGTGGAAGTTCAGCACCTGGTGCCAAATCGATGTCTTCAGGATTCTTCATGCCGTTGATTGCCTTTAGCAGGCCACCATCAGCATCATCCTCAGGTGGTTCATCATCTAGATTACCTAAATCAATTACGGGATCTAGTACAGGATCTCCTTGAGAATCTGTTCCCAGATCGGTGCTGTCCATGGGTTGAGCCATTGTTTGTGGCCACTCGACGTCAACAATGTCAAAGTTCTGAGCTAGATCATCGATAACCTTTTCTAAATTATCTTCTTTACCCAGCATATCAGCCAGCGTTTGCTCAAACTGGTCAGCTTGAGTCGCATTCACATAAACCTTCGCGACGCTTCCGTCATCCATCTCCATGCCGAAAGTGACAGTATCTACCTCGTCGTTGAGCTCATGCGCTTTATCAAGATAATTTGAGATGTCTGTCTGCGACACTGCTGCTCCATTTGCACCTGGCGCATTCACTTGATTACGTAGTGCTTTGAATTCAACGTCGTTTCGGCCGTTAACTGTGTCATTGACGTCAGTTGCAAACTGACCGCTTGCTACCGCGGCGTCAAATTCAACAAGCTTTAGAAGGCTTTCAGTAACTTGCGCAAAGCGAGGCTTACGCTTGAAATTGCGCTGACGCTTTACGACGACTCGATTACCAAATAGTCTCTTTTCAGGAGCTTGTCCACCGTCAGGACCAGAGATAGCTGCAGCGCCAGTTGCAGGTGGTTGAGCCCCACCTACATCGTCTTCCATCATTTGCTTTTGTTGATCGAACGCATTAAGCGTTTGGTTGATTTGTTTGAAGATTGATTCCTTCACGCTGTCTGCCTCATTAGTATCAAAAAGAGATTGAATAGTACGACCGTACAGCGCTATGATTAGTTCAGGCATGGTACGTGCTTTCAACACCGCGGTGATAATTTTGTTGATGTCGACCTTCGTCTCAGCGAATGCCGTCAGATTCCTCTTCATGACATCAGGAGAGAATCCGATTTCTTTCCCTGTCTTCAATTTCAATTTATAGGAACCAGAATTTTCCTTGAATTGAACCAGAATATTGTCGATTTCTGCCAGTGATGACTTCAAAATTGCAGCAACCTTGTGACGAATTGCTTCAAAATCAGTCACCTGAATGTTGTCAGCCATGTTTTTGGCTGTCTCAGCCGCGTCAACACCCTTGAATTTGGAGAGGATTTTACGAGCACTAGACGAAAGGGCTAGCTCCTTCATCCCAAAAAGCATGCCTATGCGAATCTTTGCATCACCGAAAACACCACCTCGCGCTTCAACTGGTGCATCTTGATCATCTGTCTTTACCAATCCAGCGATCTGTCCACGGACAGAATTGTTGAATTTGTTGATGGCTGTGAAAACGTCCTTGTCAACAATTTTCACCATCTCGCCGTTGTTAGTATCACGCACAACAACGCCTTCAACCCCCACGTCTTCATCAGGTTGAACTTCACCCTGAAGTGATGGCTTGATCTTTCTTACAAGAGTGCCTAACAGAAACTCTTTAATGGGCAGCTTGAAATTGTCAAGCAGTCTTTGCTTAAGGGTCTCACGCTCTGACTTGACTAGATCGCGTTGAGATTTGTCAATCTTACCCAGCTTGGCTTCAATGACTTCCCTGTTAGTCATGTTAGGCACATTCTCAGCTGGAGCTCCCAGCCAATTTTCCATCTCCTTCAATTTTTCAAGGGCTGGAGATGTGTCAACCGATTTTGTGTCAATTGGTTTGACTTCAGTGAACTGCCAAACTTGAGTAGGTTCGGTGACTTCTAGTTTATTTCCATCAGGAGATGTCACTATCTGTGGTTTGACAGTGACAGACTTCCCATGTAGCGCTTTAGAAAGACGCTCTGCCTTATCTTGATCTGTTCCTTCAACAGCTCTCAAAATGACGATGTAATTCTTGTCCTCTGCTCCATAAGTCACGGTGTTTGGCTGCCTGCCAAAAATGACTTCAATTTCGATCATGTCACCATCTGACAAAATCTTCTCAATCCCATGTTCAGCTTTCTTGAGTGCAAGATGGGCTGCCCGGAATCCGTTGTAGTTTGCAACTAGCGGGTAGTCAGAGATGTTGTAGAAGCGTTTTGCTCGCTTGGATTTACCTTCACGTGAAGTGAAGAGCCCATTTTCATCCACGCCAAACCAGAGATTCGCTCCATCCATCTTTTCGGTAACGACCTTGCTTTTCAGGTCCCTAACAGTCCTGATAAAATCATCGATGGGTAGGTCCTCGATATGGGTAATTCCCTCATTGAGGGTAATCGCAGAGTGGAGTTTCATGCGTCTAGAGATATAGTTGGGAGATCAACGCAGGCATTCCTAATAGGATTAACATGCCAGCAAAGCTTATCAATCACAAGCCATTTACCTTGAATGTTGGACGGAATGTTGACACCACGCTCAACTTTGTGAATGCCTGGAGCATCATAAAATGCGTGTGTTGATTCCAATTCAATTCGAACGACTACACCATCATCACGCATTTGTCTAAGCTCTCGAGTAATGGTGATTTCAAGCGGCCGCCTTATCTCAAATTCACGATATACGCGAATAGAGTTGTAATAAGACAGGTAAGCGTAATGCTTATTGGGATTCAAAACTACATAAGCATTATCAGAGGATTGCAAATTCCAGTAAGCTAGTAGTCCAAACCCGGAAAACATAATAGCCGCAATGATCAGTGTCAGTGCGGTGACTATGTAGGATACGATTTTGAATTTATGTCTCTGAGCCATAGGTTATTTATGGCTCAGAGATGATGGTGCGCTGAGATATAGTACCTATCATGTAGCTGTGATAGGTGCTTCTGAGGACCTCTGGGCACCTCCAGATTATCCTCAGAAGCAATGAGAAGCCTTACTTTGCAGCCTTCTTCTTCTTAACCTTGACCTCTGGAGCAGGCTCAACGACTTGCTCTGCTTCAGCTTTTGCCTGCTCCTCCAGCTCTGTATTGCACATCTGGAGAAGTTCAGTGTCTAGCTGGCGAAGGGCTGCTTCCGTCTTAGTTAGGGCAGCGCGCTCGACGTTGGCTTGATTGCTCCACACTTCTCGCAGCGCAACCATTGAAACAATGCGTGGAGAAAATTGTGACAGCGGGTACGTCTTGTCGTCGATCGTAATCGTCTGGATTTGCGTTTCAGTAGTTTGGTTTTGTTGTTCTGACATTATTTGTCTTCGAAGAGGTTAAGGATATTTGGAGACTGTGGCTTTTGACCAGAAAAAACAGTCTTTCCGGTTGGCATTACTGGAGCTGATTTCTTCAATTCCAGCTTTTCGGGCTGTCGCCCTAATGAAGATACAGTCAAGGAGATTGGATCCCACGCAAGCAAGATCTTCTTCCCTACACCATTGGAGTTACGAGCTTTCAGAATTGAGTAGTAGATTTCACCAGCCGACTTCATCAGATCAGATTGCTGAATACCAATTGTCCAATCTGATGTGTTGATCTTTGAAATACCACCCTGAATGTGCGCTTGAGTGAGTTGCTCGGCTTCGATAGCTCCGCGTCCAAGCTGTGCGGCACTGATCATGATTGCGTCATAGTCAAAGCCCAAGCTACGGATTTCTTCAGTGACGTATTTATCCTTCAAGAACAGGTTGTCGACCTGAACATTTGATGTGGAACCAGTAATGTCAATGTAGTCGATGCAGATAAAGTCTGGCCTAAATCCTGTAGATTGCTCAAGTTGCTGAAGATACGACTTGAAGTGGTTGATGTTTGACCGACCTTCAGGAAATCGTTTGATTCTGAACTGGCCCATCTTAGTGCCAGCTTTCTGAATCGCAAGGCTGACCTTATTCAGTTCCTTGAACAAGTCGCCCTGTGCAACTCGAGAAATCATTGAGTCTAGTCGCTTGCTAACAACTCCTTCTGCCATTTCAAGAGTGAAATACACTCCATTTAATCCCTGCTTTAGCAGGTTATGGCACAAGTTAAGCATGTTCATCGACTTGCCACCGCCTGAGTTAGCGAGGAAAGTGATGAGCTCCTGTCTAGCCAAACCACCGCCAAGCAAATCATCCAGCTCGGCAATGCCAGTAGAGACGCGTGCTTGATTTTCTAGAGTGGTTTTGAGTCGTGATTCTGGGTCTGCAAAATAGTCAATACCCAGATCCTTCTGCAAACCAACCGTCGTGGCGCTTTTCAGAAGACCAATAAGTCCAGCAACATCTCCCTTTTGGAGGAATTCTGGACCCTTTTGAACGGCTTCAACAGCCGCTCGTTCTTGACAGAACTTTTCTAGTTCAGTAGAAATGAATTGAACTTCAGCTCTACTGACTTGTTCAATTTCATCAAGAATAACACCAGTCTCTGCCCTGATGATATTGGTTTTGGGAACATCCTTGTACTTGCCAAAATAGTCAAGAATGAACTTGACTGGTTTGCGGAGAGCTGGGTCAAAGTACGAAGGTTGAATCATGCCCGCGGTAAGCGACATGAGGTCTCGGTTAGCGGAGAGACAGCCGACTAATAGTTTTTGTTTTTCTAAATCCATTGCATATTTAATGTGCCTTTCATCGTGCTTTATTCATCAAGATCAATCAGCGAATTTAGCCACGTGCGACTAAATTCCCTATGGGTACGTGTACACCTGTAAAAGTCTTCTTTGTTGGCTTGGTATGTTGTGAATTCCGTGACGGCGCTGCTGTAGGTGTAAGGATCAAAACAGAATGCAACATAAGCCTTATTCTCCGAAATCAGAAATACTTTTGATCCTGGACTATGAAGATACGCCTCGCCGTCTCCGAGACGCGTTACGCCAAGATCAAAAACAATAACATGTCGACTCATAATCGATATTTCATCATATAGATGCGGACAGAATGTTTCATCTGCTCGATGAAGCGAACATAGGCGATTGTTGCCCGTCTATATGCTTCATCCTTCACCATCATTCTTGATCCCATTACTGCGACACGGTTTGCCACGGCACTCCTCGCAAATCCATTCGGGTTGCGGGTCGCCCGCCTGTCGCTTGATCCGCTCGACGGTTAGTCCTCGTTTAATCCAGTCACTGACCGATTTGGCTGTCTGCTTCTCTTCGCCTGGATCGTCCCATGCCGCAGCCGAGACACGCCCACACGGGCGCTTGGCAAGGTACATGAAGCCTAGTTGTTCGCTCATTTCTTAGTCCTCGCATCGCAGAATTCAGCCAACCTAATTGCAATATTGTTTGCTTCCTTCCACGTGATGCTGAATTCAGGTCCTAACCATGAGAGCTTTTCAGCAAGATCGTGGAAATACATAGCAGCAATCGCCAACTCGGTATCTCCAATGATGTCACCATGTCTGAATTTGCCGTAGACTTCCTTTGCAATTTGTCCTGCTAGCTTCATCTTCTTTCCTATTCAATGACAATTCAATCCAATTGAGACAAGCGCTGCAGCCTCGCTCGTCGGAATGCTCTTCATGAGCTGAACACAAGTCCATGTTTTCCCGAATCGCTGCACGGATTCATTCAAATCAAATGCTCCCTCTGGCGCAAACGCAATCTCCCATCCAGCGGCGAGCACCATCTCCGCCAACTTGCGACCATTTTTATCCTTGTCAATGACAAAGATAATCCTTCGCCTAGAGTTACGAAGTAGTTCGAGCTTAGCAGCAGTCAATTTGCTACCCACTAACGCAACACCGTCCACCATCATTGCGTCGAATACGCCTTCACAGACAAAAAGCGGAGCAGGAGAATGGACCCACAGAGAATCCATGTTGAACATCACTGCCTCACGACTCACTGGTGCATTGTCATAGCGCGAGTCAGATCCATCTACGCACCGCGCCTGCCAGTAAATTTGTTGGCCATTGCGATAGAATGGAATGATAACCTTATTTTTGAATCTTTCTTCTGTAGAAAACCAGAACGTGTACTTGTCAAGGTCAACGCAACGTCTAACCAGATAATCTACAATCTTACCTTGTAATTCTAAACAGTCCATTGTGGTTCCCAATCTAATAGAATTAGGAGGAAGCTTCACTGGAGGAGTGTTAGTGTTGACCTTTGTCAGCGCATCGAGCGTGATTTTGGTCGTCTCTTCCTTCTTATTGAAGAAAGAGCTGTTGACAACGAGCGAGATGTCACTATCATCGATGCCCAGTCCAGTAAGGACTCGACGCATCGTTTTGGAAATTCTGTCTCCGCCCTCTTCAAAGACCGCTGCAGTTGAGCAATGAAAACAATTGAAGACGACGTTATTGTTGTCGAACTTCAGGCCGCCCCGTGGCTTGTGGTCATTACACAGCGGGCACTTGAAGTTGTGGAAACCGCGTGTGTCAGCGTTTCCGAGTGGGAGCTTCTCTCGAATCAGCTCCTCTAGCTTTTGCTGTTTGAACATGAAGGGACTTTGTTCTTCTAATTAATGCCACTTCAACCTCCTTTGCATTCAGGCAAGGCTCACCAGAATAGTAGCACCCAAGCCTCTTGCCACGTAGAGGCGTATAGCAATGCCATCCCCACCATAGTGAATTGCCACGTAATGAGGATGACACCTAGACTAACTTTGACAAACCATTTACTGGCTTGCCAGATTGACTTCACCACCGTCACCCACATGAATCCTGACGAACCAAAAAACAGGATTGTGAGGATAAAATCAAGAGCTGTGCTGACGGTGGTGTAGGTGGTCACAGTTGTCTTAATGAGTCAATGTGCTTAGCAACACTGACAGAATAGCGGAACGTTTCAGGATTTTTCTTCTTAGCTCCACCAGTACCTTGATTGTACGCTAGAGCTATTTGCTTTATTGTATTAAATCCGGAGCGCGCTATAATCAACAAATACTTTGACCCAACTGCAATATTGAACGCATCGTCATGAATTAGACGAGCGACTAGCTGCGATTTATCCACATGGAACTTAGCTAGAAGTTCAGGGAATTCTCTTAGCACCTGACGTGCTGCAGCCATTCTGATTTGCATGACCCCATAACACTTGTTTTTTGCTTCCCTGTAAGTGGGGTCCATGCCTGCACGGGTCTCCTGAAGGAGAATTCCCTGCAGTAATTCAGGGTGTTTATGACCGTCCTGCTTTGCTGTGGTCTCCGCCAACGTAAGAATTTGTTTTTGGCGGGTTGTTAAAAAATTCGGAAGAGGTTTAATTTCTTCCGTCGAAGTCGTCGCTTGTGCGACTGTTGTTGGTTGAAGTTCGACTTCTGCCGATACCTCTTGGGCGTGAGCGAAGCCGATCACTAGTGCCACAAATGCGGCGATGATATGTCTCATTGGTGTTTTTCCTTTCCAGTTGTTAAGACATGGGTTAAGGGTTGGAAGCGTTGTTGGCAGTCCTCCTATGGTTAAGTTAAATTAAAATCATTTGCTGGTTGGAAGCACCGAAAGTGCGCGTTTCAACCTGTTGATTAGCTCATGCGCCTGTGAGTCCGTCAGGCACACGTCCATGTCGGCGTTTTGCAGCAGAACACAGGGCGTCTCCTCGTCTTCACAAAAAGCTGTCACATCGAAGGGCAGCTTAGGGTCGAACCAGCGCTTGCGTTTCATCGTGCGCCGCTGCCCGGTAGCAAGCCGCTTGCTACCCACGGCGCTGTTCCATTCTAGCCAGCAGCAAATCGTAGCGAGCTTGTTGGATTAGCAGCTCTTCAGCGCTGATACCAAGATGACGCTCAATGGCGATTGCCATGTTAGGCGTAATCGCATAATGTCCATTCAACGTTCTTGACAAACTTGGACGACATACACCAAGTAGTCTAGCGGCGGAAGTAACATCCAAATCACGACGTGCGAGTTCATCTCGCACTCTCTCACATGGCGGTCTAATCAAGATTCAGATTCCCATGTCTTGATCATTTCTGCAGACTCTTCTTCAGACATCTTGCATTCTTCTGTGTAGTAGCGCATCGATAGTCCGACCTTACCGCCACTTTTGAATATCTCCATGCGCCTGTTCACTTCTCCACGTGTAAGTGGAGTTGGAACGCAGTGGATTAAACTACAGTACCCCCGAGCTGGCAAACCAGTAAACCCATGTCGAGTCAAACTTTCATATGCAAGTTCATCCTTTTCAGGGATTGTATAGAGCACCCTTGCTACATCACATCCGCATGTTTCGAACAATTTGCCAGGTTTCAACTGCCGTAGCAAATTTCGGTAGTAGCGGTTCCATTCTCTATCCGTTTTGCGCTTTCGAGGGAGATGGCGACTTTTTTGTCGTTGGCGAATTTTCATCGTTTTCCTAAGATGCCAGAAGAGCTTCAGTGATCTTCACAGCAAAGGTGTTGACATCTGCTGAGTAGGGCAGAATGCTTCGTGCTGCTATTGTCTTATCTGATACTGGAAGCCGAGCAACGTTCCCAGCGGTGATCAATTCTAGCGGGCGACTAGTGATTGATCCCCAGGTGATCCCAATGATTGGGATATCGTTCTCTCTAGCATCCTCAGCAACGAGGTACGTTGCTCCTGTCCTGAGACTCTTGAACGGAGAATCAGTTCCATATTTATCAACAACTGAGTCCAAATCAGCTTGGGCTTTCTTTGCGAGCTCAACCAAATCTACACCCTTGTATATCACGCTCGACACATTGGCCATGCCTGTCTTGAATTGCCGCTCACCATTCTGAATCAGCGCTGTAAAGGCTGGATTGTCCTCACCATCAGTGAGCAAAATCACTGACCGCTTTTCATTTGGCTGACGTGGTCTCTTGTAAGCAAGATCAACTGCAAAGTTGGTTGCTTCGAAGATGTTGGTGCCCACCATCGACACATACACCTTGCTCAGGAAGTCAATGTCAAATAGATCGCTAAACCACTCCATCGTCAAGCGCAAAGCCTGCTTAGAAGCAGTAACATCCTTGTGCATGACCGCATTCGCGAAAAGCAAAAACAGTCTGAACATCGCCTCATCCTGGTTGTCAGTCTTGCTGTTCAGAACTCGGGTGAATGCTGACCCAGTCAGCAGCATGTTTTCCCTAAGATGATCCTTCACATGGGAGAGGTGAGGGTTTCTAACCATTGAGTCGTTAGTCGTATACAACCACATATCGACTTCAACGTTGGCGAGTCTTGCGAAATGATACAGCTCGCACACTCGATGGTACAACTCCATTGAGGATGGTCCCATCGATTTTGACCAGTCAATCATCAACACGTACGAATGATTGATCTTGTTTCGAGATATGGCCCGACGCTTGAACACATCATCGTACACCTTGTAAAATGGCGCACGATTGGTGTCAAGAACACCAGCTTTTTGGTACTGAGTGATTGCCAATGCTTGAGCATTGGCTCTAGTCAAAAATTGCTGAAAGAGCATCTGTCCAATGCTCAGAGATTTGTCAAATTTGCTGGCGAAGGTGCCATAGATCCCACGTCCAGTGCTTGATTTCTGGATATGGTGTACAAATTTGGCAAACGTCCAGCCTTTCAACTTCGCTTTGATTTCAGGATTGAATATGTCTTTCACATCTGACACGTACTTTGTTTCATCAGGTGTCGCAACGTAGAGCGTATCACCTATTTCAGCGAAGTTGACGGCCCGTTCCATGTAGTACTTGTTCGTACCAAGGATACGGGCAGCATTATCAGATATGAAGGTCTCTATGGACGGACCTTCATCCTCTTCTTCTGTCTTGCGAGCGATCGTGTCTCCAAGAAGCAGAGGGGCTTCTTTCCGCTCTGTGTGAAGGCGAACCGCTCCAGCCTGATCGACATCCGTCTTTTCAGCTGGAGCCCTAGCGGGTTCATCCTCACTAGTCTGATCGTTGTCCACATCAAGTTCTCTCCATCCTGGGAGTTTTTCTAATTCTTCAAGGATCGCGTTGGCGAGACGCGCACGATCCATAGATGTTGGCCCACCACCGGAGCGGGCCTCCTCTAAAAGGTCGAGGAGAGGTTGTGGAAGATCGTGTTCGTACTCAAACCGCTCGTTCCATTTGCTGCCCAGAACGTTTAAATGCAGGGCGCTGATTGTGTCAAGGACAGGATTACCAGTGTAATAGATCTCTTCCTTATCAGCTTCATAGAGGATTCGAAGATGCTTCATCGCACCCGGCCACCGAGCAATAGCTCTGCGCTCTACCCAACCATCCTCAATGATGTTCCAAAGATACACGCTCCGGACAGTTCGCTTGAACTCATCGAATTTTTCCATATCGATGGTAAGCAGTCCGCCTGTCCGCTTAGAGAAGTTCTCAGTCTCCACAAAGTGCGCAACTTCGTGGATGATTTTGCCCATTATCCGATTCTCTTCACCCTTCCTTATGGGCGCAATGTCAAGGACGCGGCGGACTGCGTCCATTTCGGCAACACTGCTTAAATTTGGAACATTCCACCTGACGGTGATATCCTCAGCAGCTAGCAGGCGAGCTAGCTGGGTATAGATCGAAAAAATCCGGGTGTCGTCAAAAATATCAGACATTTCGACGTGGGCGAATGATTAAATCCCAAAGCTCTATAAGAGCTTGCGAGACGTGGTCATCCATCAAATTGGTTGCGTCAGCTATGACTTGCTTCGCTGCAGCTGATTTGGGTTCGGTGACTCCATCTGCGACCATGAGGGTGGCGATGTTGATCATCTTGCGAGGACTTAGGCCTTCACCAACAGCCGAATTTGCAACTGCATTGCAAATCTCCTCATACCATCTGCACAGCGTATCTAGAATGGTCTCAGGAGTGTCAGGAACTTCCGACATCAGAATGTCAAGAAGTTCAGCGGGTGTGGGCTGCTCGTAGTGGATCGATGTTGCGAATCGATCCAAAAATGCCCTGTTAAGGGGCCCAGTACCAATGTATCGCCCGCTTAAGTCGCCTCTGCCTTTTGTGTTGGCCGTTGCGATGACCATAAAACCCTTGCGCGGCCTCGCCAACTTCTTGATCTTTTTGATCAAGTATGGCCGTGCCTCCAGAATGGGGTGCAAGTCGGTGAGAAGCTGTGGGTCAGCAGAATCGACCTCATCCATCAAAAGTATCGCGCCGCGCTCGAATGCCTCCAGCGCAGGCCCCTTCTCGAAATGCATATTTCCATCGACGATTCGGAATCCACCGAAGATATCGTCAATATCTGTATAACGAGAGAGGTTGACGCGAATGACTGGGCGATGCTGCTTGCGACCGATGTGGAGAGGAGCCGTCGATTTTCCGACGCCAGTCTCTCCAAAGATGAAGAGATTGATGGGGTACTTGGGGTTCATCCGCCGCTCTACTAATCTGTATGAGCGTGTCGGTACGAACTTGTCCAAAGAAGGATCCTGCGTAGCGTCTAACATGAGCGCCTCCATGGGGGCCTCATCGTCAGTGATCAGGTGGATGTGATCACTTGCCTTTGCTACAGGAGCTGCAGTAAATCCGAGTGTCTCTCCAGTGAGATGCTTCAGAAGCTTGACCCTATCAAAGATGATAGGATTCTTTTTAATATAAACGTCACTTGCTACGCCTTTGAGCAGCGTGTGGACAGAAACTGCGGAAACTTCAGCCGTTAATTTACGGGTTATTTCTTCTCGCGACACTGCGTCGGTGCTGATTCTCTCGAGCAGAGCGACGGCAAGCTCTCGTGCTTTTTGCATCATACTCTTTTCAACATCCTTGTGCACGAGCAATTTCCTTAAATTACTCTTTGATATACATCATTATAACTTTTTAATACGAATCATAAAACTCACATTTTCTGAAGAATTTAAAATTCTCCTCCAGAAACGAAAAAGAGCCCTTTTGGGGCTCTTTTCAAAGTGTTTCACCTGCTTAAAGCACGTCAAACCGCTTGGTAGTGGGATCAAGCTGCGCTTCAGCTGGGTTGACAAAGTCATTTCCGATCATTTCATCGCGCACATTGCTGTCAATGGTTTCCAAGCCACCAGAAGCAGCGCGGGCACCCTTTGGACGCTTAACACGGACGTTATTCACGTGGAAGAAATCGAGCGCGTTCATACCATTGCTAAGCTTGTGTTGGGACAGAAGTTCCCAGCCTTCGTACAGCTTCGCGTGTTGTGAGGTAACGATTTTCTTCAGGCGGGCCTTGTCGATCTGGTGCAGAGGATCAATGTCGATATAGAAAATCGAACCGTCCTTATTCTTCTTAACAAGGAAAATCTCGCGAAGAAGACCACTGTCGTCGATGTCACAGTGGAAAATGTGCGGGAGGCGTGTTTCCCGCAGCTCAATGGTCTCGGCTACTGCCATGATAGTCTCCTATATGTGGGGATAACGTGCTCACGTTTTGTAAACCCCGTGGTTTTGACCACGTATTTATAGGAGAATCCGGGCAGTTCTCAGGACATGGCTTTATTATCTTTTAATGCACATCAGCATGACATCGACATCGTCTATGCTGGCCTGAAGTTTGTCTGCGTCCTCATGCGTCATCACTTCGCTCCAGGATTGCTCCAGCAGTTCCTTGATCTGCTTTAGGGCGCGCTCCATTGAGATACCGCTGTATGGTTTAGGCGGAACGAGAACGGCAGGAATTGACTCGGATGTCATCAGAATGCAGTCTTCAATGCGTAGGCAAGTTCCGCCACATCGGCCTGGTAGAATCCAGAGCAGTTGATGCAATTGTATTCAACAATTTTGATGTCACCATCATCTGTCAGGCAGACATCCATCACGAATGCAACGGGATCAGGCTTATACAGAGGGATTAGAAAAGATTCAGCTTCGCGAATGACATAACCTGGAACACGTACGTCATGCTCAATCTTACCATGCCGCTTGTATTGTGAACTAGCAACGACCATTCCATTCACGACGAACAGTCGCCACTCATAGAGGATCTTCTTGATGGGCGCAATGATGATCCTGTCATATTCACTGATGGCACCATCCCAGCCGGTCTTGTCGAGTTCCTCACGAAGCGTAGTGTAAGGTTCAATCACCACACCAGCAAACAGTTTCAAATCACTGCCTGGTTTTATGAAGATTGGATCCTTGCTCCACCATCCAAGTCCGGTCCTTACATCGGCAATCGTTGCATCTCCATTCAACAGGTGCGGCCGGAGACCACTATTGAGCATGTAGAAAGACTGGTCAAAGCCATCAGCATCGTAGAAGACCTGGACATTCTCCTTGATTTTGTTGGCTTCATGCTCCCCAACTTCTGGGAATATCTCCTGTGGAGATAGCTTTGCATTGGTAACAATGCGCAGCGCCTTGGTGCTCCCACTCAAAAACATCTTGCCGCGTGGGAATTTGTCTGCACCTGCAATGACGTTCTTGTTGGGAAGTATGCCGAAATCTGTCCATTTGATTCCAACACTATCTAGTCCATCAAGCAAACGCCGGACATCTTCATCTGAACGACGAAGATTAGTTGATTGAACGATCCAGTAGTCGATCATGCACCTTTTCCATCCCTTGTGAGGGGAGTCTTTTGCTCCCTCTCTCACCACTTGCTCTTAACTGCTGCTTTTACTTCTTCTTGTTTTCGCGCTTAATCGCAGTGAGTGCGGCCGGATGCACAGGCCAGTCGATACGCTCGACTGCGAGCGGGTCAACATCGCGCCACTTGGGGTGCCCAGTAGTCTGCAGCTTCTCCACGTTGCGCGTGATGCAGCCAACGAGTTCGCCGATTTCCTTCTGGTACTGATTCTTGAAAGCATAGGTGACAAGGAGGTTGTCAACCTTGTATGTTTTCACCGGGGACTTGAGGAAGGGATAGTCCTTGTCCGGAAAAATCATCGTCGATGTGTAGAGCTTGTACGCATCCAGTTTAGGATGGCTGACATTGACGAGTTTGATTCCTGTCGCACCCTTCAACATGTCGATTGGACGGCCAGCAACAACGATTTGCGCATCAGCTTTGCCAGCCTTCACCGCGTCGAATCCCTGTTGTTGATTGAGATCACCATGCACAGCGTGCCACTTGATTCCAGTAAGACGCTGAATCATTTGGGCGGTGACCCAATTGCCAGAACTTTCCGCGCCCTCGATCACATTGCGACCGGACAGATCGGACAGATTGTTGATGTTCGAACCATCTTTGGTGATGATGTGGAACTCGGTGCTGAAGAAGGGGAACACCATGAGCACCTTGCTCATCATGGCAGGGTCAACAATCTGTTGATAGGCAGCAGCGTCAGCTTGCGTGATGCCGTATTGCACGCTCGAGTCGCTGTGAACACGGAACAGATTTTCGATCGACCCGCCAGACGAGACGTTCTTGATCGGCGATGTGGGCGTGGAACACGTCTTCACGATGTCTTGCGTCATCGCATAATTGGTGCCACTTGGATTTCCGGACGCGATGCCGACCTGCGTGGCATGGGCGATCCCTGCGACAAGCGCAGCAATGATAATGAGGGACTTTTTCATTTCTTGCCTTTATTAATCAGCGCGTCAAACGCATCATTGGAAGGAGAGGTCGGAGCATTAGCTGCAGGCTCGGGAACAGGAGCAGGTGTCGGTTGGGTTTCCTGGCGAGGTGATTCAGCCGGAGCTGGCTTTGCCATCGGAATTTCTTCAGCAATAGCGGGAGTGGAAACAACTTCCTGTTTCTTCACATCCAGCAAACCAGAGAACCAAATTGCTGCTCCTGCTGCAGCAGTAACCATCACGATCAGGATCTTTACACCAGTGGGTTTGAGTGCCATTTGTTAGGCTCCTTGTTGCATCAAATTGTTGAGTTGATTGTATACAGAATCGTGTAGCATAAAAACTCTCAACAAGCCGTTACTCAATGAAATAATGAGGAACAAAGTGACCCATGTTGTCAGTGATAAGGCTTTTCGATTCTCGGATACCCATTCCTCCAGCTGCGCCACCAATGACCCAAGAGCCAATCAGCGGATAGCGATCATCCATTTTTGGAATTTCGACGAGCTGTTGGTAGATGTGGCCCTCACCGCCATAGTCTTGATCAGCGCCCGAGTTTGTCAAGATGCCATTTCTATACACTTCAATGTTGGCCCCTTCACGAGAGAAGAGCGGCTTCTTCACAAAATTCTGCATGCCATGATTGGGAGTGAAGTAGGCTGGCAGAAGATTGGGGTGATTTGGGAACATGTCCCACAGAATGGGAAGAATGCCCTTATTGGAAAGGACAGATTTCCATAGTGGCTCAATGAATTTTGTATGCGACGTCAAGATGGTGGTTTGAAAATCTTCGCGCATCATCCATTCCCATGGATACAGCTTGAACACCGTATCAATGTAGCAGTTATCTTGATCAAGAAGCTGCCCATCGGCAGTCTTCGCGATATCTTCAAGATAGACGTGCTTCACATCATATCCAGCCTGGATCGCAGTCTCCATGAGATAGTACGTGCAGACCCAATCCTCCTCTACGTCGTTTAGAGAAGCAAAGTGGATCATTGACCGTGAACCCAACCGTTCCCATTCTTGAACAAGTCGCTCATGAATGCTGTTAAACTGGTCATACGTGGGGTGCACGTCCTTCAACCAATACCACTGAGCTACTGCGGCCTCAAGCAGCGATGTTGGTGTGTCAGCGTTGTACTCCAGCATCTTGGGCGGGTTGAAGCCGTCATACACTAGGTCAAATCTCCCGTATAGGGAGAAGTCGCCGTGCTTGTATGAATTGGCAACGGCATCCCAAAACTTCTCAGGAATGTTCAGCTTCTTGAGAAAATAGTCATTGCCAACAACCTTCTCGACGACTTGCATGCACATTTCATGCAAGTCATTTGTTGCGGTTTCAATCTCTTCGATTTGCTCAAGACGGAAGGCGTATGAAGCATCCTCAATCCACCAGTTATCCCAGTCGTGATATGAGAAACCGATCTCTTCTAGCTTCTCTTTCCTATCAACTCGTGGGATAGATTTAACACGCAACATCAAGAGCCTCCAGATGCATGGGCACTAGCAGAAGAACCGAATCCACCACGAGCAGACGCAAATCCAGATCCAGCTCGGGCAGCGAAACTAGATCTAGCAGCGCTTACGCCAGGAAGACTGTGCGCAGACGAAGGGACTAATCCAACTGAACGAACCGCGCCAATTGCTGTAGTTTGGGTTCCACGAGCAAGATAAGAGTCAGTATGCAGCTTAGACGTGTTGTCAGGATAAACTGCAACAGGGGTTCCGCCAGACCAGATGTAGCGGGGACCTACGTATCCGCCACCCCCTGATTTAGGAGCACAATCCTTAGCGTCCTTGCCCCAATCTTTTTGACAGTCTGCCTGACTCCTGTATTGGTTTTGGTGGTATTCAACACGATCATCACTACCACATGCCGAAACGATCGTGCCCAGCATCACCAACGTGATGATTTTTGAGCTCTTCATTTTTAGTATTCTTTGGATGGATGGAGCTTAAGCTCCATCTAATTTAGCCGAAATATTTGCTGCTGTAGTCAGATGACGGGAGAACGTGCAAGACTGGTGCATCCACCGTCCTTGGCGTCAATTGTTGCATCTGCGGACTGCGGCCAATAAGCATCTTCTCCTTCTGTTCCAGTTCGGCGATTTGGGCGAGCGCTTTTTCTTCCCACATGCCATTCTGTAGATCAACACCATTTAGGATGCTTTCAGTGCTGCTCATGAAGTCATCAACGAGACCCATGGTCGCACGGCTGTCTTCGATCACGAACTCAACTGCCCTGTCATAGAGTTCCTGGTCAGGATCAGTGCCTGAAAGAATTGCCTTGGCTGCAGAGATGGCACCCTTTGTCTTCTTCGAGATTTCAAATTCTTGCTTCAGCGCCTTCTTCTGATTTTCCATGTCACGAATTTTGAAGTCACAGACTTGTTCGACACGTTGAAGGCGTTCACCAAGCAGAGTAACTTGGCCTAGTGAAGCGGTGTGGCGGCTGTTCAATTCTTCCAATCGACCAGCTTGGCGAGCAGCAAGAGTGACCTCCATCTCCATGCCGCGTTTTGCAGCAGCGTCAACCCTAGCCAGTGCATCTCTTCGCTCATGGTCATTCTGCTTGATGGTTTCTTCAAGCACCCGCTGTTGTTTGCGAATTTCAGTCTTCTTTTCACTGAACTCTTGCTTCTTCACCTTCATCTTGGCAATGAATTCCTCCATGATTTCGATGGGGTAGATCGAAGTGAAGGTACCTGCCAATCTGCGCACGCTCGCTTTGAACCAATAACCAACGAGGCGAGGCAGTTTAGTGCAGAAGAGCACCCACAAAAATGCTCCCAAGCCTGTGGCGAGGAATGTCAGCATCCACAGTTTGCCCAGCGCTGTAACGCCTAGCGTGAAGATATCGACAAGGACAGGCAGAAAGATTTTGAGGAGTGCCAGGCCGCCAATTATGAACAGCCCGATGACCGCGTATCCCCAACTTCCTTCCTTACGATCCCAGAAGGAGCGAAGTGTTTGTTGATCATTCATTTGAAGCTCTCCTTAAGCGAGCGTCGAAGACAGAGATGCCTTCTTGTTGTTGAGAGTTGTGATGACGGAATCAGCAGCAGTTTGGAAGCGAATGACCTTGGACTGAATGTCAGCTTCAGCTTCTTCTGCCTCGTGCACTTTCTGTGCAGCCTGTCCAGCTCGCTCTTGAATTTTGGTTCGCATAGAGAGAATTTGCTCTTCCAACTGCTTGATTTGAATTTCGTCTGCCTTGTTGGCATCAAGCATGGCACTTGCTTCAGTTCGAAGAGTGCCCGCCTTCTTCGCTACAGCTTGCTGCGCGGTAGTTTTGAAGACAGCCTTCTCACTTTCGATGTCTCGAATGTGCAAATCGATGTGGGAGATAATTGATGAAGCCGCAATTCCGTTCTTCTGCAGCATTGCAAAAGCAGCCTTGGTGCGAGTAACCTCATCAGAAATGACGCTGACTAAGGTCGCGGCATTTTCCTCGAGCGCGTTGAATGGACTGCCAGACCGTCGTTGCACGATCCTCTTGACATCAGCAATCATACCCTCATCGAGGGTAGATACTGGCGTCTGAACTGGAGGTGCTTGCACTGCTGGTGCAGGATTTACGGCCGGTGCTGGAGCAACGTTCGCTGATTGATTGGAATCATCCTTCCAATCATAGATGTTCTGACGAAACCAATTCATTGCAACACTTATTTGAGGCTCACTTGAATGTGGTGAGCCATGCACTATCAAATTATAGTCAGAATTATTTCATTCAAAAACTAACACAATCAGGTTACGCTCACACATTTCTCAACCAACTCCTGCGTTTGGTATTTGACGAGAGCATCCCTATCATCATAGAGATTTTTAATCTCAGCCAAAATTTCTTTCTGTATGTCCCATATCTCTAGAGCCAGTTGAGCGCTTCCTTTAGCTTGATAGATGACTTGCTTGAACATCAAGTCATCAATTTTTTTAAGCAGTTCGTCGTGCGTCATTAGAAGATAATTTTGGTCTTAGTAGGTGTGGGGGCGTACTTGCGTCCAGAGAACATGTCAACAAAGTTTGTAGACGACTCTGCGATCTGCTTCAGACCGAATTTTCCGCAGAACTTTGTGAAGTGGAAGTGAGAGAACTTGCCATGATGTTCCAATTCATAATCAAGCGTCTCCTTAATCAGCTGCCTAATGTCAGCTGGCTGCATGTCCAAATCCATAAGCAGTTGATTCTCTTCAAAGAGTTCACCAACCTTGTAGGTGGTCACTTCGCCAGTCTCTGGATCGGTGAATGTCCACTGCTCATTCATAAGCTGGGTTAAGGCGTAATCATCCTTTAGCGCAGCCTCCAGTTTGGTCTTACGAACTCGCGGATAGGCAGACATGACATTGTCGCCTGAATCCCCACGAAAACATTTCTCAAACATGAAAAAGAGCGGGTCATCACATACACGCTCCTTCCCATCAGCAGGATCAATGAGCTTGAAGTTCTTGTACTTTTTCAGTTGAACAAAGTCTCTGTCACCAGAGACACCAATCACCTCATCACCAGCTTCACTGAATCTCTGCACATAACCAGCAAATAAGTCGTCACCTTCCAGCTTAGGATGAGAGAGGCAGATAAGACTGGTGTGCGCCCTAGCCAGTTCCTCAAAGGACTTGATGAGCTCAAAAAACGGAATCATCGAGTCGTCCTTCACCCGATTTGCCTTATACACTTTGCCCGATTTACAGGCAGCAGAACGAGTATACTCCTTCCGCCAATTCTGTCCACCCTCAAACGTTACAGCAACTTGATCAGGGCGATGTTGCCTGTAGAAGCGATTGATGACATTCAAGGACATGTGCATGGCAAGCCCAGCCTTTTCCTCAGGGGAACCGGTGTTATATTTGCCATTCGCTGCTGAAACACGGAACAATAAGTTAGCCGTGTCAATAATCATTCGCTTCATTATTTCACCAGATTGTTGGCCTCGCTAGAGAGGCGAGGCGTTGCTTCTGGGTTCACCACGTTTTCAGTGATGAGGTTTTCAGGAAGAACCCGAGTAGAGAGGAAGAAGGTCTGCACTAATTCCTCGTCAGTGTCCCCTGTAAAACCATGACGAAGCAGATTGTCAACAAACGCCTTGTTCCAGCGAATGTTGAATTCCATCCGACCACTACGATCAGGCCCCGCAGTTTCAAACACTGCCCAGGGTTTATTTGATTTCTTGGCGACCCACTCACGCGCCTTCATGAGAATGCTCATTTTATTTCCCTGTAATTTTAAGAAGGTTAGTGAGCGCTGGAATTAGCTTTGCTGCCAATTCTTCGCGGGCGCGATTTCCCAGAAGTGCTTCCAACATTTCATCAGCAATGTTGATAGCCAAGCTATTCTTGTCGTCCTTCCAATACTCGACGGCGTCCAGCTTCAAAGTCTTGCGAACGCCCTTGCCATTACCAAGAGAGCCCACGACGTCGATCTCAGATCCAATCACGGTCACTTCAAACTTGATCTTCCACTGATTGCATTCAGCAAGAAGTGCTTCATATTTTTCATGAAGAAGTTTGTAGCGAGCTTCGGCTCCTACTGCTTCTGACGCGTTGTTGGGGTTAATTCTATCCGTCATTTTAATCCTCCGAGTTGATCTGTGCAAAAATAGACATTTCGCAATCGTCGACCATCATTTTGATTGTGCCACCTGCTCCGATGGAGAATGCTAGTTCTTCAGCACCGCTTGGGGTTGCTGCTCGAGCAATCGTCGTGAGCATGTCTGTTGGAATATAGTGAACAGCTGACTCAAAGTTGTCGCTCAAAATTTCCAGAGGCGCATCGACAGAAATACTAAACCTATCAGTGGTAGCCTCGTCAGCTGCTTCAAAAACAACTTCACCATCATCCTTGAGAATGATGCAGATTTGCTTTGCACCCATGCTCTTCACTGCCTGCACGATCACATTCCACTGCGCAAGCTTAATGGTGCAAATGCCAACAGTCTCGTCATCAATCTCCTTAGGAGCCTTGATCATGCTGGAAGCTGATGCACGATACGACATCTTGGTTTTTCCAGCACTGAAGTCCAGCTGGCTGATTTCACCACGCTCGTGCTCCTTCGCATCAAGAACCAAATCCTTCAAATTAAGGAGAAGGTTCAAACGATTCTTGAAAGTACCAACGCGAGTGATGCCCAACTTCTGACCAAAATTGGGAGCCTTTTGAGTGATGAGTGCGCAAGAACGATCTGGATTCAGACCACTTGCAAGACCGTCTTGTTGAAAGACTAGACCTTCGATGCCTGCAAGATTCGCAATTGATACGATTTCTGCAAGACGTGTGATGTCGTTCCCTGTAACTTTCATGTGTTATTTTTGTTATTCTTCTATTATATCGAGATCCGAGATCTGGAAAAACTCTCTTCAGAACTTGATGAGTTTGGCAAGGTGAACTGATTGCAACGTTGGTACCTCCTCATTCAGTGCTCGAAAGACTCCCGAAAGTTTGTTCTCAAACATCTTCTCTTCAGTCAATTTGATGTCAACTTGGAAGTTGTCGTTGAACCATGCTGGGAATTTCAGCAAATCGGCTGGCAGCGCGATGGATTTGTAGTCAAATTGGTTAGGCTTGAGGTAATAGATTAGAACCTTATCACCACTCCTAATCATCTTAGCACCCTTGTCAAAGATGTTCAACAACTCATTGTAGTTGATGGAGGCTCTTACGTGACCAGGGATATTAGGCTTCTTCATCATTGCTTGAACTTTAGCTGAAGCCTTGTTGTATGCAATGAACTCCCCATATTTTTCTTCCAAATTGTTTACCTGCTTAGACACACCAAGCAAGAAGACATTCTTCGGATCCTTCAAGATGACTCGTCGTTGGGTATTCACGAACTTGCAAACATCATCATAGGACTTACCATCCAAAATCATGTCCACTGTTTCCTTCAGGAATTTCTGGATGATCTTTGGAGTGTCAGCCTTCTTAATCTCTGATCCCTGAGACTTCATCTTGTCAACAGCCGTTCCCTCAAGATCAACAACCTTGATCATGTACTTCTTCTTCGCTTGGAACAGACCACGTCTGCCAACTACTTCTCGACCAGCCTTGATCAGTTGGTCAAATTCTGGCTGGCAGTTGAAGGCAGTTCGCATGAAGTTGGGGAAGCTGTCATTCACAATTGTTGCAGCTGCATCTGCAATCTCGATCGCCTCTTCCCTGGTTGTTGCGCCATTACAGACATAATAACAGGAGTCAGTGTCACCATAGATGATGGTCGGATTGTCGGTGGCGTACAACGCAATCTGTTCTGTACCACGTTGCTGATTAAAGTTGCAGAAAATATCCCACGCTTGATCAGACATGTACATGTTGAAGTCACCAGAATCCTTGTCAGCATATCGCTTGACAAGATTCGTCTTGACTCCAGTCAGCGCTTCACCAATAGTTTCCATCATGTGCTGAGTGATCTTACGGCCACTTGCAGTCACTGATGCACCCATTCGCGGATCACCGAATCGGAACGCCTGATTTAACAAAGCCCCGTACAAGCTGTTCATGGCGATCTTCTTTGTGAGCTGGAGAAGATCGTATTGTTCTTCCTGCTTCTCAGCAGCTTTGATTTTTTCAAATTCATCACGATGATAGAGTTTAGTTCCATCTATCACATAATCGCCTGACGATATTAGCGCGTCAAGTTGTTCTTTGTTTGCAATTATCATAGATTTGGAATCCCATCTTCGTCATTAAAGATAGATTTAGTATCTTCCTTTTCTGATTTTTCAACCTCTTTCACAAGGTGCGAAATATCAATGCCCAGAGATTGGCGCAAGGATTTAACTTCCTTGCCCCACTTCTTCTTCTCTGCCTGGAGACGCTTACGCTCAGTGTACCAATATCCCAGAATATCAGGGATAACGCCACGGCCTCTTGACTGATCGAAGACAGTTCCATACGCAGAAACTGCCCACTTATTTTCCTTCAGTTCATCTGACCATTCAGCAGCCGTCTTGATGACCTGCTCACCAGATTCCAAAATGAGCGTGATGCGCTCATCTGTTCTGTTCTTGATTTGCATCCAGTCATGTTCTTCAATGTAATTGCTGAACTGACCAATGATGGTTTCTGGTGAGATGTTAAGCGAGCGGATGACGTTAGGATAAAGCGAGTTGATGTCAACAGATCCAACCCATTCGTGCAATCCAATGCGTGGAGACAAGACAACTGCGCCCTCTACCTTGTCATGCTCTGAAATAACTTTGTCATGGACTACCTTAGAAAGTTTGTGGTGGGCGTGATTCGTAATACCTGTTTCCACGTATGCCACAGTCCCAAGAATGGCTGAGAACACGACGGTATTTTCGTGCGCCATCTGATTGCATAGCTGAATGAACTTGAATTTCTCATCTAACAACTTCAAGATTTCGACATCTCGAATGTTGTACAGAAGGAACATGCGGAAGTCATTCTTGTACAGTTCTTCCAGAGTACCTTCATATTCAAGCTTTGGTACATCAAGCTCTTCGAACGCGATGTTCGCGAGTGAATAACTGGATCGACCTTCGAATGTGAACTTCTCAAACAATCGAAGATAGTCAAGGTGTGAACGACCAAAGAACTTGTAGATTGGTTCCTCTGAACCAAATCTGTTTACCATTTCCTTCTTAGGCGGACGTGCGCCAGGCAGTTCAAGCGACTTCAATGCCTGTTCGCCCATCGTCATGCGAATACGCTCACACACGTAGGGCACGTCAAAGAACTCACTAAACCAACCTGAGATGATGTCCGCATCTTGAATTGAATCAAGAAGCCCCTCAAGCAGTTCTAGCTCATTGTCGCACAGATAAATTTCTGGTTCAACATCGAACTTGAACTCATCCTTCATTTCCTTCGCTGTGGGAAGAACAAAAGTGTTCTTGTCAACTCCAGGCGGAGGAACAGCAAGCGTGATAAAGCGCTTAGACCACGATTGATAAATCGTGACTGCGTTGATGGGAGCATATGGGTTCGTTGGAGAAGAGAATCCCAAACTCTGCTTGTAGTCGACTTCAATGTCGAATAACGCGAATGTGACAGGCGGAGTTGGCCTGCCATTTGGCGCCACGCTACTATGGCCATAGTGATCCATCAACACTCTGTTGACAGGCCTAATATCAGACTCCCACTTGCGCGGGTATTGCCTAATCGCCGAATCATATTCTTCTTGAGTGTCAAAGCTAAGCTTGGTAACACGCTCGCCTGTCAAAGTGGTGTGCTCACCATTCTCATCAGGCACATAGAAGTAGAGTGGGAAATTCCAGAGGGTGGTGAATCGTTCACCAGTGTCGCAGTCCCGTTCGGTGACAACGACTTTCTGCTGCCTGTAGTCCATCCAGGCAGCAACATAGTTGCTGTTTCTCATTATTTGGATTATTGTGTTGCGCTATATTTACGCAACTCGGGACGCACTGCGCTCAACGCAGGTCTACTTAATCACTGTCTAGCAATGATTGCATCCAGCGCATGTGCCATTCTGCAGCTGGTAAACTAACCGCGTCAAAGATTGCGGATTCAAGTGTGAAGATAAGGGGGCCTCTACCCTCCAAATTGAAGTCAGTGTGGCCACACAATCTTCTAATCAAATAGCCCTTCTCGCCTGTCTTGATTGATCTTTTGCCAATGAATTCATTCCCATTAGGATCTGCAAAGCATTCCGCCTGCAAATCACAGGTAAAGATGACAATGGTTGGCTTAGGAATCATGTTCCTGAAGATAATCAATTTGACGAGTAGACCAATACCGACTACGATCCTTCTCGAACTCTCTGCCAATCGTTAAATGCAGATTGTGGAAATTGTAAAGGCCCAACTCACGTCTAATCTCATAACATCTATCACTAACAACTGGGAGAACCCAGAAGTGGTGGGCTTTGTAGATGCGTGGGCTTAATTCGACAGTGAGCTTATGCCCCTCGTACTTTTCCCATGCCTTTGTTTTTGGTGGCCTCTCATCCCCACGAACAATCGTGACATGATTGCCAAACATAGGTGCTTGTAGATCAAGATGATAGCGACGTTTTACCAACCATCGATAGAACGCAGTCAGATCATCATACGGGAACTGAACGATAACAGGCCTAGCCTTGAATGATTTTCTAAAATCATTCCCGCGATTAGGCGCGTATCTGATAATTCCCGTCACCTTATGCACTCCATGCTCCCTTAAATTATACCATACGCAGGCTGCTGAGAAATAACATCATTCTCAGAAAGCATTTGCCTGAGATGATTGACTTGTATCCAAACGATGGGATCTTTTGGCGACTTCAGAAGAAAATATCCCAATCGCCGAAGATCCTCACTAGTGATTTGAACTGATGCACTCTCATCCAGCGCATTGTCACAAAGATCAAGAAGTTCCTGATTCGTCATCATCCACCAATGAAACAAGTTTTGTTAAGTCTACACCAAGTTCATGTAGTTCGCTAGCAATTGAAATCATGGCGTTATAGATCGCAGATTCAAAAATGCCATGATCAAATTCCTGTGCAGCAAATTTTGCGATTTTTGCGCGCTCAAGCCGAATCGCTAATTGAGCGATTCTAGTTTCAACATCTACATTAATCGATCTTGCTGCATGCGGCACTGTGATAGGAATCCCAGTCTCACTCAGCCGACCTATGATTTTGTGAAGAACGTCCGCGTCTACGCAATATTTGGAAATATGCCCAGCTTTGTCTATGAATTCAGTGCTGCTCTCCACCATGACTTGAACATCGTTAGCTATGTTTTGCAGCACTGTTTTCATTTAGGCACCAATACGTTGATTTAGCAAGGCCTCAAGCAGGAGTTCCCACTTTTCAGCTTCTTCTTTCTGTTGTTCAAAGTTGTTGTTGTAGTAGAGTCCTACCAGCTTACCAAAAACTTTGGGGTCAATATTCAATTCTTCTCGAGCGCTTTCACGAAGAGTTTTGATGGATTCATTTTCCATCAAAATCTTTTGTTTGCAGTTCACTGCTTCATCGATGTAGTTCTGCAGTTTAGCATTCATTGACGGATTCTGAAGAATCTGAACTACAGGTGTAAATTCCTTGCTCTTCTTACCTTGAACAGTTAGTTCGCGTGCCATTGTGTGTTTCTCCTCTTGATGTTATATTACGCACAACCACATATGTGATTGTACTTTCTTCAACTACCGAAATAAACTTAGATGAATATGGGCTGATTTGCAGGTGCAGATCTTAGATCAACACCATGGGTGTGCTCTACTGAAACAGTTGCACACACTTCCCATTTGATTAGATTGTCATCTCGCAACACCTTAGCATCAGCGAGAAACATCTTCAGTACATCCTGTTCATGCCAACCTGATCTATCGTCGTTCTTCGACGCGAGGTCATCATGAATTGGATTGATCTTGGATGCTATCACGTACTTTCTATCTGACGCTTGTTGCAGCAGATTAGAAAGATTTCCAAGAAGATCCATGCAATCCTGTGCGCATGGTTGGTAGTCGTCAAAGGCATGGGACATGATGACGACTTCACCCAGATTTTTGAATTTGCTTGCGAAGGGCTCTGCGCTGAAGACCTTGCAACCTTTACCTAACTTGACCTCGTATTTGTACCCAACCTTAGTGAGTGAGTTGTCTGTGTTCGGTAAGTTTTCCATACTGTCGCTCAGCTTCTTCCTGCTGGTCTTTTTGTTTTTCCAAGATATAAACGTGCGGATCTACGCCGACTTTGAGCTGAAGATCAAAGTTCTCACCTTGAATATTCATTCGATATGCGATGAAATCGCCAATATCGTCAAATCGCTTTGTGATGATTGCGCTAGAGAAAGTTGGGTCCTTTTCCGCAAGCATAAGGGCTTGGGCTTGAACTCTTTCTTCTTCCTCAAGAGTCTCGTCAGAGACTTCCAAAGCGTCAAGCATTGGGTAGAAGTCAGGATTAAACTGCTTCGTACATTTGCTTGTTGATTCTTCTATTTTAACTTGAGGATTTTGCAGTAAAAACTCGACGACACTTTCAGCAGCAGCCATGGCCTCAACATCAGAACCAAAATCACCTGAGGCAATGTGAATCGATTTTATGTTGAAGCGCTGACCAACAATTTGTTCAAATGAAGCGATTTCACCCTTTAGCTCAAGAAGATAAAAACTAGGGAGAATCTTGTCTGCAATCATGTAGGACCGATGATCTTTTTAGTTTGTTTTCTGACAGTTGATTCGTCTCTTTGAATCAATGAAGACGCACCAGCTGGTGCCTCGTCTGCTTCAATAAGACCCGTTGCCGGGACTTGAAGTAATGGAAAAACCTCTTTCACAAGATCTGCAGGAACAGTCATGTGGTTGGTGTCCCGCGCTACGTATAGCGAGAAGTCCGTGATGTCAGCACAATCAACTGCAAAGGTGTAATATCTGTCTGGAGCTTCGTAAGGAGGTGCAGCCAAACAGAAGAAACAATCACCATCAAAGTTGATGTTAGAGAACTGCATTTTGCCTGAACCCAAGTTGACAAGATCAACTGAGTAGAGGATAAATTTGCTCTTGATTCCTGCACCCCAGCGCTGCACATAATCGACATTCATCCACGATCCTCTGGCAACAGAAAGGATCTTGCTGCTGTTTCTTGTAAAGATCAGACTTACAGCCGTATAGACTGGGGCTAGATATACGATGACGTCAACGATAGAATTGGACGGGAGAGCTTCAGGAAATGTGAGTGTGTCCTGGGTAAGTACTACGTCAGTGTTAATAACGCCATTTACGCGGACATAAACTTGGCCTTGTTCTACGTTGGATGTAGAGAAGCGAAGATTGCGACCATTCACATCCTTACCAGAAATGACGCTTAGAGCGGACGTAAGCCTAAACGTGTATTGGTTGAATGGAACAGCACCCTCCTTACGTTGCAGGAGGTTCATCGTGATGGTCTCTGGCATGACACCACCAGAATCAGCAACAGCCAAGCTGATCGCTCCTTCATTTGAGGTAGCGATCGACACGTCATCTTCAACAACTTCTGCTGCTGGTGACGTGATGCGTTGCCCTCTAGCGTACCAATCCTCGAGTCCCGCAACAGGAGAGGTTGGTGTTAGAACGCTAGTCTGACCAGTGTTGATAAGTCGGCCACCACAACCCTTGGTAATGGTGCACAGGTTAGGCGCAGCCCTCTTGCTGTCCTGCTCAATATCTTTAGTTCGTCTGCAGACGCTGCACGTGTAGGTGATATACATCAGTAAGTCCTGGTTTTATCATATTTATTCTTCAGGACCGAACGTGTCAGTATGAATATCCAAGATTGATTTTATTGCCGCATGGAGGACACTGAAGAATACGGTATGTGTCACTGCCACCGCCATAATCACGATGAGTTTCCGTATGCGTATCGGCTAGAGTGTATTCTAATTCTGCGCCGCAGTTCTTGCAGACAACTCTTTTAACAGCGCTAGGGTGCTGTTGCCCTACAACTTTGATTGCCATTTGTGAGCTTTAAGAATTGTGAAATGAATTCATGAATTCAAGGATGTTTATTACCCGTACATTATCCCAGGCTTTGGTCTTGTACTCGTTAGCGGCCGCTATAGCTTCAGGCTCTGTCAGGTACATACCCTTGACATTGTCTAACTCGCCTTCAGGATAGTAATTTTCCCACACTAACACCCACCAAATTTTCATTTTTCACCTGACTGGTTGTACAAGTCCAACGCGATTGAGATCAGAAACGCTAATGATAACATCGAACGACTACCGTCATTGGATCTCAAAGAGTTCACTTGGATCAACCCACTTCTTCCAACCACCACCAGCATCCACGAACTCAAGCGGTGTAATTTCCACCTTCTTGAATTCCTTTGGAACACTGGAACCAGGTGTTTGGATTTTCCTTACAGCTGTTCTTCCTGTGAGGACGACTTCTGTGCCGTCATGGACGTAGGTTGTTCTTTCCGACATTCTTCTAATACCTTTTTCAAAGTGGCAAGAAATTCCAGTTCAGCTTTGATTGCAGTCTCACGACCCAAAATATCACCTTCAATGAGATTGACGTCTGTTTTATGTGGACTGCGACCTTGCGCTGCACAGACCCTTAGGTAGTCGTCAACGGCGTTTTTGAATTGCGCGTCGAGCGACTTGGAGGGGTCAAATTCATCACTGCTCTGGATGTTTGCTCGATATGTAAGAGGCGGCGCCTTCATATCTGGAGCTACAAAGAGAATTTCTCCGTGAAAGTGATTTACGTCACCGACGGCATGAGCAAAGCTAAATTCAGCCGAACCGAAATAGCCTTTGTATGGTCCAAGAATATTCATAGCTTTATTATACCTCGAGGATCAACTTCATAAACTATCTTCAAAATGACGTCGCCATGGCATGGAAGTGGAGAGCAAAAACAAATGAGATTTTTGCCATACAGTTCGCGCCTTGCAGCTTCTACAAGTTCAGGCTGCTTGCGAAACCATTCCTCGAATTTCAAAATGACTTCCTCTCGCGTTCCATCCCTACCAATAATGAAAGGATTTCCCCACTTGGAAGGGCGTCCGATGAAGACGCCCTTCTGTTTGGTTCCCTTCTTGAGTACTTTAGGCACTGAATACCCAGAGAGGGTATGTAAACAAGAACATCCAAAATAGCACTGGCATGATTAATCTCCTAACATTTTATAGTTCGCCCATTCCAATTTGCACAAGCTGGCGAATCGCTTGACACGTTTGCAATGTCTGCATTGCATCTTGCAGTGCGTTGTGCTCACCCCGCTCTTCAAAACCGAGGCTGTCAAAGAGCAGGTCAGACTTAAACAGGCCAAGCGTAATAAATCCCAGCGCTGACGTATCAAGCATCACATGGTGAACTTGACACCAGCCCTCCATCTGTGGTTGAGTTCTTTCAACAGAGAACTCGATATTGATGTTGTTGAGCAGTTGGTTAGTAAAGCGGCGATCGAATTCAGGGTTGTGCCCCAGAAACATTACCTTGCCGGTACCAAAATACTTGAAGATCATTTCAAGCAAATCAGCTGCAGCCTGTTCGGCACTCACACCATTCTCGATCGTGTGCTCCTTACTCATGCCATGGATTTTCTGAGCATCATCAGACCACTTCCATTTCGTCTCATCAAACTGAATTACCCTGTACATTTCTTCAACAGGTTCAAAAGTTTTCGTGTTGAAGACGATTGCACCGAAGGAAAGACCTTGATAGATTTTGCTAGAATCTTCGCCAAATGCAGCACCACTAGTTTCCCAATCAAGACATAGGCCAAACTGCGGTGTCGATTGTTTAGTTTTCATTTTCTCTTTCTCTCAATTCTACTTCTATCTGATAATCAGTCCAATCTTGCCAAACTCTGAAGGGCGCTTCTTGTGCAGGCGCAAATATCTTCCCCAGTTCCTTGAAGATCTTCTCCTCTTCCTTCGTTGCTTGCCTACCAACAAATTTGGTTTTACGAACCCCTGGAGCGAGCCAACCATACTTGTCATCAAGTTCCTTGAAGCGCTTATCACTCATCCTTGAACGGGTCATGATAGTCTGGGTCTATGTACATTTAGCTTTTTCGATGTTGTACTGCGTGATAATCTCAGCAACGCGATCTTCTGGAGTTAGCGAATTGAGCACTAGTGTGGGAAGATTCCCATAGAGAAAGTTCTTGATGTGTCTATCGTGAGTGGTACGATCCTCTCCATCAGCACGACGAGCTTCAGCTACAAATGGGATTTCCTCGCGAATTGGGAAATAAATGTAGTGAGAATATTTTGATGCCAAATTTCGGCATTGCCCGCGAAACGTATCATAACGATATCTATTCTCTGGACCAATGTAATCCAATTTAAACAGCCATAGGAGCGTGTAGGCCGCGACATCTGCTGGCGTTCTATCTACAATGGTGTGTACGCCAGATTGATTGATTTGAGTATCACGGTCATACATCGCAGAAAGGATAGCATCCTGCAATTTCCACACGTTCTCAACTGACTCTTTCACTGGAGCCAAGCTATCCCATCCTAGCATTTTCTGTGCGGTTCTGGAAAGCTGCGCGTCATTGACGGGAATGCCTGCATTCTTCAGTCCTTGAATGACGGTGCTTTTACCAGTGCCATGCGTACCGCACAGCCCGATCACATAGTTAGTCATCCTGTTCCTCTGCGCACGCGCGAATTGCTTCTGCCAATTGCAAAGCCAATTCCTTCGGCATTGTGATGCTGAATTTTCCCCAGAAAGATTCAGCATCTGCACCACGTGGTTCAACTGTCACATAACCTGGACAGTCAGCGGATGGCGCTACTGTAAGTGGGTCATAATCTTGAGACCACACGACGCGAATAACATCAATACCTGCAGTTTTCATTATCAAATTCCTTTACGTACATATTTACAAAGCACAGGATTGACTCTTTCAGTGCGTCTTGATCAATTTCAACATACTCACTTCGATCATAATAACCTGACACAATGCTTGTCCAATCATTTTTGTCAACACATAGCTGTTTTGCCAAGTATTTGGCAAAATGTTCAGCATCAACCATTCTTGGTACCCCAATCTAAATCTAGATCCTTACCATATTCCTCCACAATCTCGATATCAAAATCGACAGGTGGCAGTGTATTGATGTCATAATCGCCAATATTGTAGGAGAGACTGATGTGTGGGGTGTACTCAAGGAAATCGTATTCTGCCTGTAGCTCGCCCATCAAGTTCATGTGTCTAGCAACTAGATCAGGACAGAATAATTTAAGGACTAAACAGCGAGTAGGTTCACCCTTCGTGGGTCTAGTCATGAACACGTCCCATTCTGCTGGTTTTGCAATGATGGGCTTGTCTAGCATACCAAGCGGTTCATAGTCAGGACAATACTTGCGGCTGTATAGAAGCGTGGTGTGCAGCTTTGACACTGATAATGGCCGTGGGATTCTATTATCAGCAATGTACGTTCTGATGTTGTGCTTTGTCTGCTCAGAGAAACGCACACCAGCATACGTGCCCTTCTTGGTTTCTTGTAATTCTGTCAATTTCATTTCAGGAAAAAGCGGCGTGCCGCGTTGATGTAGAAGAAGAATTCGCCAGGCTTGAATTGAGAGCTATTCAACAATCCAGCATGATGAAGATCACTGAACAACACGACGCCTTCAAATCTGAATTCATCAGGTGGAAGCTGCTCAAAGATGATGTAGAGAACGTCTTTCCCATTAGCATGTTCATTTTTGGCAAATCTGAATTCATCAGGGGAAATAGTGATAGTCGACATTCCTCTACTGCTCTTTACATCCTGATGTAGGATGTTGTCAAGCGGGATTGCCAAATCAAATTTATCGAATACCGCACCAGCGTGTCCCAACACTCTCTTCACGGCAGCGTCAATTGCAAAACCGTAAAGTTGGGCATCTGATTTCTTCTTCAATGTGCCATTCTCGATTCGCAATCTAACTGTGTCCCAATCAGATTCTAGGAGCTTAATCCTTTCATTCTGATCAAAGTTCACGCTTTCTCTCGATCATATAAACATCCTGCACAGCGAGTAGTCCATCGCGTGATGGATGCGGGTCATGCCACATTTTGCCATCCTTGTAAAGTACAGCATGTCCGTTCTTAACGTATGTGCGAGGACTTGGCCCACCAACAATGTAAAAGCCATCTACGCCTGGAGATCGCTTATACACATCTTCCCATGTCTTCGCAGGATGTTCTCTGAACGGAAGCATGTAGATCATTCCATAGTAGTCATAACCATGGTTATTGATGAACCTAAGAAATGGGTTGAACCAATCAGTGCCCATCTCTGCGAAATTTGGAATCCCATCAATGGGGATGTCAAAGAGCATGGCGAGACAAGCTGAAAAGCAGTTGCCATTCACCGTCCCATCCTCAGACGAAAACTGAGTTTGATCAACCTTCTTTTTGTCCATCATTCGCCAAACTCCTTCTTCAGCGCCTCATACTGCCGACGCCTCTCTGCTTTATGCGTGTTTTCACGAGCTTCGCGTGAACGCTCTTCTTCATCAGTTTCAGGCCGTTGCCACGTGACTTGTAGAACGGGGCGTTCATGATCAGAATACATCGACACGTCCTTTTCCAACGAGATGTATGCTGTCTTGATATACTGGTTTGGCACAGTGCTTTCTACCCACTCACGGACAGACTTGATAAAATCATCAAGTGTCCCGCATACATCAGAATTATTGGCCAGCTGAGTGACTTGATATTTCATCTTTAATCCTTTGCTTTAAGCAGGAACTTATTTGAGATCGCCTTGAAACTAAATTGTCCGTCATGACGCTTGAAAACCAGTCCTTCGCGAACATCATGCTTTAGCGATTTGCCCTCTGCATATGCTAGCAGTTCTTCAACATTCGTGATACCAAGCTCACGCAGGCTGGCACTTTCATGGAGGATCGGCACGTGTTGCACAAGGTGCGAACGATCTGCGAGATGACCATCGGCAATCAACTCAAACAGGAATTCTGATCGCTCAGACGGCGTCAGATATTTGCCATTGGCAATGTCAAAGATATCAAAGATGAAGAACCCAGCGGCTTTAAGCTGTTCGCGATTACCTTGAATTCCAGGACCCATGAGTTCACCCTGAATAGCAAACGTGGGGTGAAGAGCAACAACATTCAGCAGTCCACCTTCCTTTGCCACCTTCACGAGAGTGTTGCCTTCATTTTCAATGGCGTGCACGTCCAAGTCAAGGTTCCGCGAACAAACACCGCCAATACCATCAACGTCATGGTAGACTGTCATAGAAGAACCGTCCAACTTGACGCTGACTTCGTACTTTGCGTCTAGGTCTGCAAAGATTTCACCAGCCAGGTTCTGGCAACGCTCTTGATCCGTCTTCTTGATGAAAGATGGGAACAAACCCTTCGTCATACCAGCAAGTTCAGCCGGAACAGGTGGTTCGTACTTCACAACACCCAGTAGCTCAGACCAGTCCGTGTCGCGGAACTTCGCATAATCCTTGCTTGTCACGCGATCGTGATTGAAGTTCAGCGCGCTGATAATCTGTGGGAACTCACGCAGCGGAATGCAGAAGCCCTGACTGACTTGACCACGCAGCTTAATAGTACGCAGCACGTGGCCCTTCTTGCCTTCAAATTCACGTGAGCTTCGATCAACCAGGTCTTGCCACAGAGGATTGCCATCAGGCAAGAAGGAGTCAATTTCGAAATAGACGCAGGGGTCATTCACCTGGAAGTTGCCTTTCTGCGAGACAACTTTCCATCCTTCAACAGTCAGGCACTCAATGCTGTCAGCTCCCTCGATGGGATTCACTTCGCTTACAGTGCGGATAGTTACCAGTTTTCTTGTCATTATTTTTCTACCTTCATTAACGAACCCACAGTATCTAGACCGAAGTTCTCCTTAAACATGTTATGAGTGAAGTAGTGGAGATAACGAGGCTCCTTATTATTCACCCGAGCCATCACCAATCCACTCATAGGGTCACCCTTGACAACTGCTGCGGCGTGTCGTGGTTCAAGGTGCTTAATTGCTTGATATTTCTCTTCTACTTCTGCAATGAGACCGCCGAAAACGCGAGCATACTTTGCTTCAATATCCAAAATTGGTTGGATGTCCAAACCGTCAGATACAAACATGGATTTCACATCATCAAGCTGCTCATTCATGATCAGTTCAACAATGTCTCGCTCTCTCCAATACGTCATGACACGATGGCGCCGCATGTACCAATCAGTCTTGATTTTGACCATCTCGCCATTCTTGAACTGGACTATCCAGCCTTCAATACCTTCACGAGTTTTTGCAGCCTCAATCATTTGTTCGAATGAGCTAAACTCATTCACTTCATCAACCAGATGAACACCATAAAGTGCAGCTAGTTCACGCAGCTGTTCACGAGAGATGTATTCGCCCGTGTAGTTCTTTCGAACATGCAGGACGCGCAGCTCATCGTGCGGATAACCTAGAACAATGCGGTTATTTGGTGACGTGAATTCATAGATGACAGTATTGCCAGCTCCGATCATGATTTCGGAGAAGACACGAAGCTTCCAATTATCCGGTGCATAGAGTAGCTCATATGCGCGCACTGCCATGTCCGAGTCAAATACTTTCTTTGACTTTAAGCCGAGATCAAACTTGAACTGCCTATCGCTGACAGTGTGGATCATGGATCCATCACGCTTGTCCATCACACATTGTACGTCTTCCCATTTCAACTTGTCTAGTTGAGTTTCGAGACGTTCATTCACGTTGAAGAATTTGTGTAGCGGTCTGCCTACAACTTCACCGTGCATTTTGCTGAATGTGATTCCGCGACATTCACGAAGCCAGTCGTCAGAGTAGGTGTCGCCTGTCGCCACGCCCTTCATGACGGAAAAACACACCAAACCTGGTGCGATTTCTTCTTCTACAATTTCGGGCTTGTTGCTAACGCGGAGGCGAAAGTGTTCTAGGGCCGTTAGGCCCTGGATGTGCAGCATGGGAATGTCTCCTCATTATCCCGCTTTTCTTCTTAGGTCGTGCGGGTGTTATTCGACTATTATACTGTGAGGAGACACCCACGAAAACTTAAACCTGGATGTTAAATTCTTAGAGCAGTTATTCCTCGCTCGCTCACTCCCTCTGAACGACCGTCGCCCATTCCACTTGCAACAAGGGTGTACGTGAAAGTTCCTGCGCCAGGAACGTCAATAACATTCCAAGGGCCGCCAAATGGTGCGATGAAGCCAGCTACATCCCAGCTCTTAAGTTCAACACCATCTCTAAGCAGCGAAAGACTGTATCCACCTGGATCACCTGGAATCGTGGTGTCACCGCTTACCATATCAGGCTTTGCATTATCTGCCAGCGTAATGGTTAGAATGATCAAGAGGTTTTGCCCAGCAGTTGCAGTTACTGCAAGTGTCTGAACAGTCACTGATGATGATAACGTAAGGTCAACAGATCCAGAAGTGTAAACATGGGTTGCGCTGACCGTCGTTCCGCTGCTACCTGAACCAATAGGCGCGAATTGACTAGTAGCCCACGTTTCGGTTGCATATCCCTGCGATGTAACCCACGATTGAGTTGCATAACCTGATAGGTTTTCAGCTGTCAAGAAGCCCTGTGACGACAGGTTAGATGTCGTGACATATCCCTGTGATGTTAGATAGTCCGTGGTTACCAATCCTCTCCATGCACCACCAGTACGGAGGTTAAGCGTGGTGCCATCAAAGTAAACGTGACCATTAGAAATTGGTGTCGGTGTAGCCGTGGAGCTAATGACAATACCGCCTGCACTGACAGTAGGGGTCGTCAGTGTTGGCGCCGTGAGAGTCTTATTCGTAAGCGTCTGTGTTCCAGCTAACGTGACAAAGGAATCCCACGCAACACCGTTCCATACCTTAAGCGCATCATTTACAGTGTCATACCAAATTGTTCCTTCTGCAGGACTAGTTGGTGCTGTCGCAGATGGTGTTACTCCAGTATGATTCCAAGTACCGCCAAAATAAACAAACAGAGTGTTATTCTGCGAATTAAACCAAATTTGACCAATAGTTGGATTGACTGGTGGTGTTGGTGACGCAAAATGTTCAAGAAGCTTGAGCAAGTTTTCTTGCATCC